TTGTGTAGGGTGATGGCAGGCAGGGCGGGATAATCTCACATACATACATAAAAAGACACAAACCTAAATACATACATAAAAAGACACAAACCTAAATACATAATCTCACATACATACATACAAACCTAAATACATAACATATACAAAAGTCCTTTACAAAAGATAATCACATATACCCACAAATCACATTTTACACCTACCTACCTAACATTTTCATATTTACATTCTTTTGATTTCCTTCTTTTTCTATTCGTTATAACTTTTTGTTATATGTTTTTCGGCATACTCTTTACCTTCTTTTCTTCTATTTTTCATAGAATTTTGAGCAATTTGTTGATAATCACTTATTTGTGTAGTTGATTATTTAGATTCATTCTAAATAAGGTTTTATTTATTGGTATTGGGTTATAACTATTTGTTTTAAAATTGAGGTTCCGCCCGCGCCGGTGCGCTTTCGCTCTGCCTCAATTTTAATATAAGTAACAAACAAAATAAAGAAAAATCATCAAATTAACCTTTCTTAACTATAAAACCTTTGGTATGTAACATTAAAGTGTTACATTTGTATCAAAGAAAAGAACTAATAATAACAACTAATTAAATTAACAAGCATTATGAAAGCAAAAGGAATTAGTACAAAGCAAGTACAAGAATTTATTAACAACGAAGAAGAAAGATTTAACGATCAGCCGGCAATAACGGATAACGGCGATAGCAAAGCAACTTCTATTTCCTACGAAGGCAAAACAATCAAAATTAATGGGATAAAAAATACCCGGAAAATCATAACCACTATATAATAACAGTGAGCTATGAAGGCAAAAAATTATCTTTTGATTGGTTCGATAGTTTTCGAAATTTCCGTTGTGGCGTTACTGACAAAGATAGAAAGGAAATAATAGAAATTTTTTATTCGTTTTTACTGGACATTCTTTGCAAAAACGAATTTTGCCAGCAAGAAGCAAACAAAGGAAATAAAAGAGCAATAGAACTATTGTCAAATTTGCAAATACAATGAAACGCGTATATAAATGGGTAATTGATGGGCTGGAGTTCTCCAGCCTTCAAAAAGCAAAGCAATTTTGTAGGGAAAACAAAACAGGTGCAACGGGTATTTATGGAGCCGATAGGAACGGAAATAATGTAACTTTTACACCTATTGAAAATACAAAGCGCGGTGTCTCTTTTGGAAAGTCCTATAAAATAAATGTAAATAATACACTTTAATAAACAGTTAAACAATAAAGTTATGAAACTGAAAGCAATACAAATAATATTAGAAGGTTTGAAAGTAGTATTTATTTCTTTCGTTATCGCTCTTATTATTCTATTTGTCGACGAAAAGAATTTTTTGCATGTTATCTTATCAGTTCCTATTGTTTTAATTTTACTTTATATTTTGGTTGAAAAATCATTTATAAGTAACAAACAAAATAAAGAAAAATCATCAAATTAACCTTTCTTAACTATAAAACCTTTGGTATGTAACATTAAAGTGTTACATTTGTATCAAAGAAAAGAACTAATAATAACATAAACAAATAAAGATCATGAGAACAAAAGAACAAATTTTTGAATTTATTGCTACAGAACTGAAAAACAACAATAGTATTGTTGTAGCAACTTTGGGAAATGGAGGTTGTGGTTTAACCCTATTACAGGGTGATTGTGCAGAATTTATTGAGGAGCTTAAGACCTATTCTTTTGACGGAAAAATGAAAGGCTGCTTGGATATAGTCGAAAGCGAATATGTAGAAGCAACAAGCGAAATATATCAGTTTTCCGGGAACGACGGGTACAAAGTACAAATTTTAACTTATTAATAAAGCAACTAACTAAACTAATTAAACAAGGTGCGCAAACCTTGACAAAACGCAATAAAGCTATGACAACTACAGTAAATAACAACGAAAACAAGGTAACTGTAAATCGTATTGGTTTCTCTGGATTATTTTCTAAGTTCTTTAAAGAGGACACACAAGTATATGATTATCTTTTTGAAGGCGGTAAATGTTATTCCTTTGCCTACTATATTGGGTTAAATGATGATTGAATCAACGAACTTGTGTGCAGTAATACTTTACCGGAAGGAATAGAGGTAACGAACCTGGACAAAGGTAGGGAGTAATAACCCTACCTATTTTATCAATCAATCCATAAAGCATAAACAATTTATTAACAATAATATAAACTAATAGGAGATAATAAAATGAAAGCAACTAATAACAGTACAAATACTTTATTCATGGAAATTTTTTTAGAATTGTTGGAAATCGCAAAAGCATACTTCCAGGAACTTTTTAAAAACGAAAAACCTGGTGTATATACATTGAAAGACGTTTACGCCTATATCGCAAACTGCGAAAGCCTTGAAACAAAGCAAGGGAAAGCAGAAAGACTAACAGAGAAAGAAAAAGAACAAGCGACAAAATACTACACAAAAAGTCCTTATTATTCAAATATTGATTCTTTTTTTATAAATAGCGTGTCTTATGTATGTAAGGTGTCTAATAATATTGTCTCTATTGAAAAAGGCAATTTTAAATGCAGTTTTGATATAGTCAAAGTGTTTGAATATTTGGAAAGGTTCAAACAGTTGTCCGGCGCCAAAGAAAAATTAGAATTTGTCAAAGAAGGAAATCAGGTACAAGAAAGCGAGGATAATTGTATTTGTTCTTTTGATATTGTATTTAATAAGAAAGACAAAACGTTTCTAACTGTAAAAACCAAAAATTCAAGTCGATATATTGATAACAATATTTTGATAGATATAAATTTAAGCAAAATATATGCTACTGATTCTTTTATCTGCAAAAGTAGAAATGTGAAAATATCCAATTTTTCCGGTGTTTGGGGTAAGTATGTATGTATATCTTTTGATATCTTTAAAAAGTTGGTAGGGAAAGAATGTCATATTATTGTTGGTAGCGACGACAAAGAGGGACAAATAGTCGTAACGATCGTAACGGATAAAGGTGAAATATTTGAGTGTCGTTACAATGATTTTAATAAGAATGTAAATATAGAGGGCGTTTACCCTATTTTATACAAGGAATTAAAATTGACAGTTAAGGACAGCAAACAGTTCACAAAGGACTTAAAAACTATATCTAAAGTTTCGAAATTTGTTTCTTTCGAGATAGAAAAAGGATCAGACCGATTAAGAGTGAATTATATCACAGAATTAGGAATAGGAGACACAGATGGTAAATACGGAGAATTGTTTGTACAATTGTCTGAACCGTCTAATTTTAGTTATAGATCAGATAATAGATTAAGTAAAGTACTTTCTTGTCTGGACGGTTGGAACGGCGAAATATATTTTACAAAAGAATATAGTTATTGTAAACTTTCTTTTGTCTCTGACAACTGTGACAACTGTTTTATGATTGATAACAAAATTAATTATTTTAATTCAATTAGAGATAAGAACGATTATTTCCCGGATAAGTTAACGTCTGTTTATTGTGGAAAAGAAACAAAAGAACCGGACACAGATATTAAGCCTGTAGGAACGTCGGAAAATAAAAATGATACAAACCTACAGGAGAGCAAAGAAAGTGCTGCAAACGTAACGGAAACAAGCGAAAAAGAATATTTTACCGGGTGTTCTTTAGATGGAGTGATAGAATATTTGAATAGCAAAGGTTTGAGTGTCACTATAGACAAAGACAACAATATTTTTTGTGTCTCCAAAGACGGTGACAGTCTTATACGTGAAGTTCGCATTTGGGCTTATACAGAAATTTTAGAGATAAATACAAAAGCAGGCGTTCATATAGAAAAGGATATAAATACAAGCATTCCTTTCTCTGATTTTTTGGAGCAATCTTTGATAAATTTAAAAAGACATGCTCCAAACAAAGTATTTTTCTTTATGGAGAAAGACGGTTATCATTGGGAGCAACCGAACGCGCAAACATTCCACCTATTCAAGAACGGAAAAGAAAAAGTATTTAAAAACGAGTTTGAAGCGTATAACTTTGTCCGAGACAAAGAGAATGAAAGTTACTTTGCTTTTAATGTCTCTGACTATACGGATGATATGATAGAAGTAACCGGACTCGACTTGGAAAGTATCATATCTAAAGTAAAACAGGATAGCCCAAAAGAGTTAAAAGTTATACAGGATATAAAGCTATATGATAAAACCGGAAAAATAGTGTTTACTTATGATAATGGAAGTATAGACACTGTAGTAGAAACAACTTTCAACGGCGACAGTGTGTTGCAAAGTGTATTACAAAAGATAAACGAAAACATGTAACACTATGATCAGGTTAAATAAATTTCTTTCCTTGTTTGCCTCTAAAAAGGCAGGTAAGGAAAGAACAAAAGGAAAGAATAGAATGAAGTATTACACAAAAGACAATGTTAAGTTTGTAACATGGAAATACAATGCCGGCGTGCCGTGCTTCTATTTGAACAAATCTGTAGATATTGTAAAGGTACTTCTATTGAACGATTCAAGAAAATTACAAGGTTTTTTCTGCAAAGGGTATTTTGTGAAGAATATCCTAAAGAAAAACAAAAAGAAATTTTTGCCGGGCAACTTTTATCAGTTCCTTTATAAATTAGTGTATGTCGGCTACAAAATAGAAAACGGAGAAAGACTGAAAATGTATCAGCTTAAAGAGGTTGCATATTTTGAAAGTGTTTAGCCTTTCCAAAGAAAAAGATTTGTATATCTTTGCTATGTGTAGAAAATTTTATGTTTGTTATATTATTAGTTTAGTTATTCAATTGGTATTTAGTAGTTTAATTAGCTTATGTTATTATTTTGTCCTTACCGGTACGCGATGTCTAGGTAAGGACTTTTGTTTTTGTCCTTTCTTTAGTGTAGTTTTGTCACATAATAAAAACAACCATTAAATTTTTGTCAAAATGAAGTTACAAAAGTCTGTAGACAAACCTTCTATAGTTTGCGATAACTGTAGATACAAAATCGAATGTCCTTATGTGGACAAATCAGAATGTTTTGAATATAATAGTGCACAGCTTTCCAAATCTCAAATCGAAGAATTGAACAATGAAGAAGGAGAAACAGCTTACTAATAAAGATTTACCGGCTATTTCCCAAAAGGACTTTGTGGAAATAATAGAACAAGCTCCAGAAGTGATCCAGACCGCTTCCAGTGAGCTAAAAAACGCTTTTGTCGCTTTGGAAACGGCAGAAAGGGCACTATCTGAATCGTCTTACCGTTTCTTTGTCTTTGAAGGTAAGGACGGGGAGGAGATCACGGCCGACTTAAAAAGCTATTCTGCAAAGGGTTTTATCCTTCGTCACGGTGGAAAGGAATCGGACGTAAAGAAAGCACAACGACATAAAGAAATGTATGTTATACCTCTCATAGAAGAAATAAAGAGGTGCAAAGAGGTATTCAACGACATTTACCGAAAAGAAATGCTTTCATCTGTCACGCCGGAAATCATGTCCTATATCGTGAAACTGTTTGGGGAGATGAACGGCGTTGATGATGTCCAGAAAATCCTAAAGGAAGAAAAGAAGATAAAACTTACCCAAAAGGAACTGCAAGCCATCTTCGCCAAAAAGAAAGCGGAAATCGAAAGCAAACGTGCCGTATTTCTTTCTTCATCCAATCAATACAAGGTGGCAACGGAATCCGGACGGCTACAGATCATAAACACTATCATAATAGACCTACAGCACCGGTATCAAAAATACCTTGCAGAAGAAAAGGAAGAAAAGGCATTGATATTCGAGCGGGAAATAAGAAACATGCTCGAACAAGCCCGGAAAGAAGTAAAGGGAAATGAACTAAAGCTGACTGTAGACGGGAAAATAGATATTGTCGCTACCTTGCATGGGCAGGAAAACGTTTCTCGTGTGTTCCGTACACTTCCAATTAATTCTATTATAATAGGTCTTGTCGCTGCAAAATCCGGTCTTGATCCTACTGTATTGGTGCATCAGCTTGCAACAAGTTACTACAAGGACTTCAACGGCTTCAATAAAACAATTCTGGGTAGGGAAAAGATTATGCTTCCTGGCGATCTGATACGTGCAGCCAATTGGGAAGAGCTGGAAAAGCAAAACCAGAAGTTCCTGGACGAAATGACGCCTTATGAAGTACAGGAGGCTACTTACATAGATGATGAAAGAAAAGCCTCTGTAAAGGACAGATTAAAGGCTTTACGACTTAAATAAGAAAGGAAGTGGCATGACGAACAAGGAAAGAAAGATAAATCTCTATATAAAAAGAGTGGAAAGGTTTAATGAGCTTTGTCCCTCCAACGGGTTTCTGTGGGGAAGTACGATTATAAAACCTATCACAAGACGGAATTTGAAAATAGCTCTGTCGGAAGAAAAAGAAGAAAGCATAGACCGGAAGATAAAAGGAGTTGAAAAGTTTATAAAATACTTGGAAGGGGACGCGGGTAGTGATGGAAGGAAAAGAATGCTACCGGAACTGAAAAAGTATCTGGTAAATGTAAAGGACGCGAAAATAAAAATATCCCCATCTATAAAAGTGTTTGTAAATGGGGATATAAGATCGCGTTTGTCTCTTTTGGAAAAGAAAGACGGAAAATGGATTGTATCGGACTACCGGGGAACAGTATTGAAACTGAAAAACCAAGAATCAGCCCTTCAAAGGGAAATCTTGTTCAGATTGAAAGCAAAATATGACCGGTCGATCATATCCAATACAAAAACTATTTTCCGGGCTTATTCTTAACCCAGATACATCTCTCCATGAAGTTCGGGATATTTGGAATCACGCATAATGTTCCGTACCTTTGTCTTTGTCCAAGCAGGAGCAGCATTCTTTACCGGAATGATCATAGGTTTCTTTTTGGGAGTTTCAATATTCTTCTTTTCGTAAGGCATACTATTAGTTTTTAAAGACGAAAGGGCTAAGAACCGATTTTTACAGATTGTGTTCAAAGCCCTTTCTTGATTAACGTAATTTACTAACAACGAGATTGTTAATGTACCTACTCTGTTAAGGATTTTCGGCATCCTCCTTTATTAAAAACTTAGATTTATTTATATAGAGGAATTTAGAATAGATTTTGTTATTTCATGTTTTCACCTCCTTTCTTTTGATAGGTTTGCAACTCGATTAACTATAAACAATTATACAGGTATATATTTCTTACTCAATTGTAATCCAGATGTCTTCTTTTGAAGAAGAAAGTTTAGAATATACTTTTTCAAACGCTTCTTTGATAGAAGTAAGTCTCCCTATTTCTGTGTTAAATCCTACCCCTATACATCCTTCTACATTGTCTGCTGTGGCGGCAGAATGAATCAAAACGCCAGAAAAGCCTTTTATTCCTTCCAGTCTTGGAACTTTCCCTTTACATACATTCATATAAAATTCCTTTTGGCTGAATTTAGGGGAGACCACATTCATAAGAATTTTATATCTGCCGGAAGGAATAGCTGTCTTTCCATATATTTTTTTAGATTTTATTTCTTCTTCCGACATACTTTGTGTCAATCCTCTGTCGGTGTCTTCAATGGTGTTACAAATAAATTCACCATTAATATACAATCTCCCTATTGTATATTTTTCTTTTTTCCATTTTCTATCTACTTTAATCTCCATAATTAATTGATTTTTAAAAAGTTTATAGCAAATTAATCATATCGTCTATCGTCACTTCCTTTAGGTTTACACCGGGATATTCATCTTTGATCAGTTCGTCTATGTATTCTACATCTTCAAACCTTTCTTGTTGGATCAAGAGGTTTCTAAGTCCTATGAGATAATTAATCCTTACGGAATCGATCCTTGAATCTATTGCCATGCAATAGTTTTTCAAGTTCTTAACTCTTAGCCATAGGATAAATACAATCCCCAATAGGAAAACTGCTATTATCCCCAGAATTATAATACAAATTGTTGAAAATTCCATGTTTTTATTGTTTGTAAGCCATTTTTTCTAACTCTACAGTAGTCATGTTCTCCGGGATTGTTTTAAGACGTTTGTAACGTCCTCTTTCAATCCGTTCTATGAATCCTGCTCTGTAAAGATAAGTAATAGTTTTCCTAAGCGTACCGTTAAAGAATAAATTGCATCTCGATATATCGTAAAATTCAAACGGACGATCCATGGAATTAATATGTCTAATAAGCTTTTGAAGCTCTGTTTCTTTCTTTCTGCTCATATCTTGTTGTTTTTGAATTGTACTTGTGAAAAACAGGAAAGCGTATCTTCACAGACCGGCTTTCCCAAAATGAATCTTAACTATTTATGGAAAATATATAAATTATTCTATTTCATTTAGTTTCATATGACTTAAAATATGTACGATTACATCTACTGTCCAGCCGTTTCCAAGCATCCTGCATTGTTGTGTTGCGCTGCATTCCCATTTATACCATTCCGGTATTGTTTGCAATCTTGCACGTTCAACAGGAGTAAGCCTTCTTATTCTGTCTTTTTGATAAACAAGATCATATTTGCCGGTACCACTAAGACATAATGTTTGGGATTTTTGGTTTTCTGTTCTGCAATCTGCACCAAAACCGTTTCCATTGGATTTATTTCTTTCAAGATGTCGTTGTAGCCCTGCCAATGCTTTTTCTGAAAGAAAGCGATTGTCTTCCAAGACTTCTTCCATTACATCCTTTAGGACAAGACCTCTGTCTTTTGGCAAAGGAATACTGCCATCGTTTATATTTGTCCAATAGATACGTTTCCTATTTTGCACAGAGACCAACGCAGAGTTTATGTGAACGCCTTTTGTATTTAAAGCCTTATCGAATACCGATTCCCACCTTTTGCCCATTTCCACATTTTCCAATAGAAACAGGACATTTGGGTTTATCTTCTTTGCTTTTTCCAAAATACGAACAAATTCCCAAAACAGATAAGATTGACCTGTAAACTCAACTCCTTTGCTTTTTAGGTCAAGATATTGCTCCAAAAAAAGGACTTCAATGTTTTCTTTTGTAGAAAGACCTTCTCTTTTACCAATCATAGATAAATTGTAGCAAGGACTTCCACCTAAAATCAAATCTATTTTCTCTAAATCAGCTACCTTTATATTCCTTACATCTCCTAATTGGATTGTATCAGGAAAGTTAAGCTGGGTTTGTTTTATTGCAAACTTGTCTATCTCGCTTGCATAGTATATGTCGGGTTCAATTCTCAATTCTTTTAACGCTATCTGTCCGCAGGACATTCCGTCAAACAAACTAAGTACATTCATAATATCAATCTATCTCTATATATGTTTCTATTTCTGTAAGGGTAACAGATTTAATGACCAGATCATTAATATCTGACAGAAAATCAAAATACAGCTTTGTTCTTTCTATGGCTTCCGTATCGGAATCGGATTTAACCATCAAAACAGCTTTCTGCATTTTTACTTTTCCTTTAGGGGTCGCTTCTGGATAGTAGGAAACGACTTTGAAAAATTTCTCTCCCTCTCCTACTACAGAAATAATGTCTGTTTCCTTGATAGGAGAAATCCTAAAATCTTCATTTGTTTCTTTGCTTCCCCAATCAGTAGTGATCGCTTCTACTTCCGTATAGGTGTAAGCCCTGACAAGAATAGTTCTTTTAACAGGTATTCTTGGCGGTTTAAAACCGTCTGGATTGTCTGTCCAGTAATTTATAGTTGATTCGAAATACATACTGTCATTAGATTAATGATTGTAAAATAATTCCTTTTGTAAAATCGCATTCTTCGCTACCTCTTGGAATGATAACGAAATTCTTAGACGGTGATTCCATCTTAAAATTGTAGGTTATTTCCGGGTCGGGAAGGAAAGATGCTTTTTCTATGTACAGAAACTTTTTGGCTTTCTTTCTCCATGCGGAAAAATCATAGGAGAAAAGCGGTATCCCTTCTGCCGACAACAAAGACATCCAGTTTCCCCACATATCCATTACAAGAAGTCCTGCTGTTGCCTTGAAGCTGTCGCCGGTATTTAAAGTAAAATTCATTACATGGTTGTAACCGTCTTTGATACACTCTGCAAGCTCCCTCCCAAATTCTGAATGATTTTTTAATGTGACTGCAAGAGTGAGATGCCCGGTTTCATATATCTCATCACATCTCATGGCTCTTGCGTCACTGTCTAAAGCAACAAGGACATCTTTTGTGATTCCGTCATTCTTCCCCATCTTCCTTTTTATTAGGGATAAGAAGAACGGATGGTACGCCATTACAGCCTTGGTTCAAAGGTATTTCATTCCATTTGCCTTTTGTAATGGCTTTCACTTTTAAGAATACATCCAAAGGAACACCCAACATTAACGGTTGCGGTTTATAGGAATGATCCTTTCTCCATTTTGCCATTTGAAGCTCGATGTTTGTCTTTACAGCTTCCATAGAAGGTAAATAAGATCCCAGCTCTTCTATTTTGCTTGCATTGAAAAGCGAAATATTCCCATTTTCATGAGGAACAATGATATAAAATTTATTCTTTTTCATCTTCTTAGTTTTTGATGTTGCAAATGTAACATTATACTGTTACATAATCGCTCTTTTATAGTTAAAATACGTAAAATTGTCAGTTTTTCTTTCTTTTGTTTGTTACTTATAAAGGCGATTCTTTTGTATTTATATGGCAATAAACCAGTTCTTCCTTTGCCCTTGTAATAGCAACGAACTTCAAGCAATCCTCTGCATACAAGGCTTTAGGTGTCTTTGCAAACTTGGAAGGAATTAATTCAGGATTTAAAAAGAAAACCCGTTTTGCTTCCAACCCTTTGCTTTTGTGTATGGTAGAAAGAATGATGCCGGTTTTATCGTCAGAGAAAATGTTTTTGATCTTTTGTTTCAAAGCTAAAAAAGAACCAGGGAAACGCTTGTACAGGGTTTCAATGATGGAAACTTTTTCTTTCAACGCTACATAAGAAGCATTGTTGATAATAGCGATTTCGGATAAACCTCTTTTTTTTAATTTAGAGGCTTTGTCCTCCAATAGGAGGTACAGATCATCTAAACAGCTTTGATCATCCATCAGCCGACAAAGGTTTTCCCCGAAGTCCCGTCCCATGATGGATGCTTTCTTTCCCTTTTCCAGTAACATAATAAAAGCAACGACTAAAGGAAAGTTGTTCCTACAAAGAACAAAATCCCCGCTTTCGGCTTCAAAAATATCACCACTTCTTACAACACCTTCTTTTGCTGTAGCAGTACATTCCGTGCCGGGAAACATTTCGTTTGCTTTTTCAACAATTTTCTTTGCACATCTGTAAGTAACAGAAAGTGGGAGGCAAATTGTATTCGGCATTCCTTTTATAGAATTGAATACATCCAAATCGGAACCCATGAAATTATAAATAAGTTGTTTTGAATCCCCTACAGCAACAAACCTTCCTCTTGGTTTGATATATCTTTGTAAAATTTCCTTTTGAAGTGTGAATAAATCCTGTCCTTCATCTGCCATAACAACTTGATACTTAGGAAAGTTCATTTCATCCACAAAATTATATGGAATCCATAACATGTCTGGAAAGTCCATTTTGAAAGATTTGTTGTCTTGTATTTTGGCACAATCTTTTCTCCACCTTTCATTGATTTTATTCAGATCATTTATCATTGAATTTTCATAATCCAAATCATATTCAATACAAAGCGCAGAGACATTTCTTTCGTTGATTTCACAAAGCGACAGCCTAATCTTTTCCCACAATTCTTGTAAGGCAAAATAATATCGCATTTTCTCTTTGTATTCCTTCTTCCTAAAATCAAATAATTCCATACAAAGAGAAAAGCATTTGTTTTCTTCAAGCTGCATTCGGAATCGAAAATTTTTCATTAATGTACGAAGTCCCATTGAATGAAAAGTGTTGCACTCTACTGTAGTAGGTAGTTTTGTTTTTAGCTCTTCTGCAATACTTTTGTTAAAAGCCATAAACAAACAACTTGTACCTTCTTTTGTCCGATTGCATAGCTCTTTGAGTGTATGTGTTTTACCTGAATTATGAGTGATAGTAAAATCTCCTAATAGAAATCTTTCATCTTTGTCAACTTTAAATCCATACCATTTTCCTACGCCTATTTCTTCTATCCAAAATCCTGTCCTTAAAACTGTTTTTATTTGTTTTCTTTCTTTTGCTTTTTTTTCCTCCACCTTTACTGGGATAATATTTGTATTGCCACTAATACTAATGCTATAATATTCCCCCTCAAAGTTTAAAGATTTTATTCTTCCAATCTTTTTACAACAATACGCTGCTAAACCAAGACTTCTACAAAGAAATACTACCAAATCAGATATTTCTTTGTATTTAGTAATTAATTGATAGCAATTATTGTTATCAAGGTATCCGTCTCCATCTAATATGCCGGCAATAAGATTTAGCCTGTTTTTCTGTGAATTTATAAAATATTCTTTTGGTATATTTAAACGCCCCTTTTCTTTGGCAAAATTTTTTAATATTGCTCTAATAGGATTTATTCTACCTTTTCTCAATTTCACGTTTATACCATAGCAGCCTCTTTCTTTTCTTTTATGTACAGATACCTTTTCTCCTTCAAATTTAAAATTTTCAAGATAGTTTATTAATACTGTATCATTTTCATTTATAGAAAAATTAGAAACATCATTTTTATTTTTGCTTCCTTCTGCTATCCACAATCCTACAAAGTAAGGATCAAGTGGCAATTCCTGTTCAGGGAAATCAACTCCAGTCCTTTGTAATTGAAGTTTCATCTTTGCCCCTGTTGTTTTTTCAACAGGTCTCTTCAAGATTTTAGATATAGGATAGTCTACCAAAGGATTTAATTGATTTTCTTCTTTTTTTACCTTATTGTTTCTTGCTATATTTTGATCATAAACAGTCAATAAATGCTGACTATTACAAATCCAACTATCACCTTTAACTGGTTTTATTTTATATAGCTTATCAATACCTGTTGATACCGATAAAACGTTTCTTGGTGTTGAATCTACACCCATCACCTTATCACCTACTCTTATGTCCTGGACAGGTTTGATAGAACCATCGTACATTAATATGGGAGTGTCCTTACCCAAACACCCCGCCGTTGCTTCTATTACTATGTTTTTATTGGTATTCTCGTAAGCATCGAAAATAGCCAATTGATATTTGCTCCATTCCATAATTCTTTTCGTTTGCTTTATTGTTGTTAATCTTCTTTTCTTAGATAATGAAGAAACTCGAATGGTTTTCTTGTTTCTTCCAGATAACGATCGTCTTTATCGTTGGCAAAAGCCTCTTTCTCAAAAGAGATATTTTTATAAGCCTTTTTAAAGCTCCAATAACGTATTGCTCTAAATAGGTATTCTGTTCTATACCAAATAAAGAACGGTATTATCAATAATTCCATCTGTTGTCGCAGGTGTATGCTTTCATGATTGATCGTTCTCTTTCCTATTGGCTTATACTCTCTCTCCTTACAAAAATGAAAGGAAAAACGGTCATTGCCACATATCCCTTGAAAGGGATCAATTTATTGTATATAATTATCCCTTTCATATTCACTAAATTTCTTGTAATCCGCCAAATAATCAGCAATGAAATTCCCGCAAACAATAGGATCATTGTAATCTTTCCCATGTCCCGGAATCCATTTGACCTTTATTCTTAGTTTTGTGTGTTCCAAAACTTCCATGAAGATTTTCTCCCACAAATCCTGATTTTCTACACGCAAGTCCTCTCTTACCCAATCTACAAATCTATACCTCAATTGATCGGACACATACTGACTATCTATATAGAAGGTAACGGTTGCCCTTAAATCCTTTCGAATAGCTCTTAGAGCCATCAGAACAGCTTCCGTTTCCCTTCTGCCTATAGTGGTATGAGAAAACCCCTTTCTTATGTGATATTCTTTGTCTTTCCATTTGATGTAAACGGACGATCCACCCAATCTTTTAGGATGTTTTGCATAGCAACTGCCGTCCGTCCAAACTTCAAGAACCTTTCCTTTTCTTTGCTTTTTCGCCATAACTTTTTAAAATCATCAGACTTGAATCGTCCTCAAAACCCTTATTCAACATATCGGTTACCGATTTCTTGTTTTTCAACATTTCCCATAAATCCTTGTCTATGGTAGAAGATGAAAGCAAGTATTGGATTGTGACCGGATTTTCCTGTCCGCTCCTTTCCAATCTTCCTATTACCTGTACAAGATCGCTTGGACGAGGTGGCAATTCCAAAATAGCCATGTTTGAGCAAACCTTTTGAAGTCCATCCACCCCTGTACCCAGACATCCCATATTGGCAAACAAAAGTCTTTTGGAAGGATCGAAAGAAAAGTCAGACAATACCTTTTCCCTTTTCTTTCCGGTCGTCTCACCTATGACAAGCAGGCTGTTTTTGAAAAGTTTCTGAATGTCTTTCAAAATAGTGGAATGAGAACCGAATACGAGTAATTTGTCATCTTCGTTTGCTTCTAACCATTCTTCTATCCATTTTTTAATTGCTTTCACCTTTCCTTCCAAAGAAAGCTGTTTTAGAAGATTCATCTTTACCAAAAACTCCGCTCTTGCAGCTTTTTCCACCTTTTCTTCATCCTTGAAATGCTTAAAGATAAATTCCAATAAATCTTCTTCCGCAGACTTGTAAGCCTTCTTGTTGGTTATCTCGCATTCCACCATGTTTTCGGTTACAGGCGGAAGCTCTTTTAAAGCATCCCGTTTACTTACATGGAAATAGCAACATTTGATGAGAAGGTCGTTCAGTTCCTTGATATTGGATGCACCTGTCACATCCATTCCAAAAAAAGTTTCTTTCATGTTGCAATATCTTTCAAAGAAATAGTGATGGTAAGGGTCATCCGGCGCAATCTCTTTCAATCTTCCTATAAGTGCAAGTATGTTCAACAGTTCTGACGGACGGTTCATGATAAGCGTACCGGTTAACCCTATGATGGCAGAGGATTTTCCCGTCAACTTTTTGAATGTTTTACTCCGTATGGATTTCCTGTTTTTCAGAAAATGGATTTCATCGGCTATGATAAGAGAGAATGTCTTTTTCTTCATCCCGTCCAGCCTTATTTCGATAGAGGTCTTGCCGTTCTTTTCTGTTCTTCTCCCCAGAATGTCGTAATTGATCACAAGAACATCGGCATCAAAATCTTCTGCCGGTGAAGTAGTGGAAATGACAGATACCCGTCTATTGGGATTTGTTTCTTTCCACTCTCTCAACCAACCGGATTTCACAGAAGCCGGACATACCACCATACAAGGGAAAAGATCAAGCATTTCTGCATAGAAAATGGACGAAGCGGTCTTCCCTGTTCCGACCGAAGAACCGTTTACATGGTTTCCGTGATTGATAGCGTAATAAAGATAGTCCATTTGATAGCTTCTCGGCTTTTTTAAGAGAGAAAGTCCTTCTATCAATAGTTCTATATCCTTTCTTGACAAAAGTTCCTTAAAAGGCTTTATTTCAGCTTTGCAACCTGTACGAACAATAGAAAGAGGATCAACTTCTTCTATTCCGCAATCCGATACAAATTCTTTGAGCAGAATTTCTTTAGCAGGATCAGATTTGATGTACAGTTCCTTGTTGGCAGAATTTCTTTTGTAAGAAGAAATGAATTTAAGCCTAAGTAACGCTTCCTTATCCAATCCGGCAAAATACCAATAGTCTTTTTCCTTGTAGTAGTACATCATTAATTCAATTTTATGTATTTACCTGATAATGATAAATTTTTGAGAATATTGTCAGCTTTACTCCCATAAGCAACAAAGCAACTATCTGTTCCTGGACTTCCGCCTTCTTTTCCGTGTTCATCAATAAACTTGATTCTTTTCCTTAGAAAATAAATAGAAGAGGCTTTATTCCATACAAATTCATGAAACATTGTGTTTCCTACTCGTGCATAAATAAGAGCTATTCCATTGTTGTGTTCTGATAATTTTCCCATAAATAGCTTTATTGTAGGGTTTGAGTAAGGTGGATTAAGAAACACAAACCCTTTCCAATCCTGTACAAGTCCATCATCTTCTTTGGTAAAGCATTTCTTTGCAGTGTACCAATCTTTTTTAGGAGCACAAGGATCAAGATCAAAATCATTTCCTAACGCTTCTATAATGTAAGGTGGTGTGTACCATTCTACTGTTGCTGATTTACCACCTCCAAATTTTGTTTCAAAATTAGTGTTCATTTCTTTCTATTGTCTATAAATTCAAAATAATACTTGCCATTCTTACACTTAATCTTCTTAATGATACAGAAATTCTTAATATTGACTTTTCCATCTCTTTCCAGTTTGTCAAATATGACTTCAAAGAGTAGGAAGATAATCTTGTCTACAGATCGCATGGAAATAAAACTTCTGGCATTTGTCCTAAACCCGGCTTTATTCAATACTTTCATGAAATTGAGAGTTACCTCCCTGTAAATCTTATTCATTCGTTTCTATGTCAAATTAAACTACTCAAATTGATCATCTTCATTAGGACCATAAGTTTCTTCATCCTCAAAGTCATTGATCCAGTCTTCTATATCTCTTTCCATCCTATTCTGATTTCAAATTCTTCTGGCGTCAAAATAGGAATGTTCAAATCCTTAGCTTTTTTTATTTTGGATGAAGAACTTTCTTTGTCTTTTGTTACAAGGATTGTGGTGTTTTTAGATACACTGGAAACAATTTTGTGTCCTTCTTTTACAAGACGTTCTTCCCACTGTTTGTTTCTGAACCCTGTAAAGCAAACTGATTCGGGATTGTCGTTTTCCACCGTTTCTTCTTGGATAAAAGAAATAGAAACAGGTGTACCACTGCAAAGATCAAAGAATACCTTTAGTCCGTCATTGAAAGATTTTGCAGTAGTCTCGGCAATACCATCAATAGAAAGCAAGTCTTTCATAGGAACTTCCTCGTTTTCGAACATATAGTCTATTTGGTCTTTGGTGAGGCTGTTGAAAATCATCTGACAGGTCTTTTCTCCTATCACGCCACCGAACACATTGTAAGCAGTCAGAACTCTTGCGAAAGGAACTCCATCGTCTACATAGGAATCAAATTGCTTTTGCAACTTTTTGGAAAGACTTTTACCTATTCCTTCGATCTTTTCAAGTTCTTTTTCTGTTGCATTTATGATGTTCTCGATAGAGAAAAGTCCACCTTTATAGAGTTTTCTTACAGTTGCTTCCTGCATTTCTTCCGTACCCAATGTAGCAAAGAAATAGACAAGTTGCTTTACTGCCTTTTCATCACAATTCGGGTTCATGCAAACAAGGTCGGTTAGGGTTGCATCCCATTTCAAAGGCTCTCCGCAAGAAGGACAGAACATCATGCTGTCACACATCCCCTCAAAGCACTCAATACTGTATTTTAACGTTTCCAAGTGTTTGGGGATAACATCTCCACTTCTTGTGACCACTATATAAGCATTAGGGCAAATATGGTTATCAGTAATGTATTTTGCATTGTAACCGGTACAGCGTGTAACCGTAGCACCATCAAACTCAACCGGTTCAAAAACGATTACAGGCTTGCTTTTCCCATCTTTTGAAATACCCCATTCGATAGAAGTAACTTTGGTTGTGTACCTTTCTTGCCAATCCGGGTTTTTGTAAGCAATCGCGTAACGCGGATTTCCGTTAGGAAGCCGTCCCAAAGTATTACGAATATCCTTGCCGTCCACTTCAATTACAAGACCGTCACATTTGAAATTTTTGGTAAGTTCAAACAGTTCATTCAAGTAATCAAAAGCGGATTTTTCGTCATCGAAAATAGAAGCAGAAGTCACCCAGTATTGCGTAGCATACGGTTCATAGGTATTGTAAAGCTCTGCAAGCTGCAAAGATTTATCCCTATCCAAGTCCATAATACCGTACCGGATATAGGCGGTATTTCCTAAAACCTGTGGGTTCATTTCGTCTGCATTGAAAGCTCCTGCCACAGAATTTCTTGCACTTTTGTAACCAAGAGGTTTTACGTTTTTCAAAAACATACCGACAGGAATAATGGCTTCACCAAAAGTAAAGCAAGATTTCTTTCCCATAGGGTTGCCATGATTGACATATTCGTAATGCCGATCACTTCTTTGTCCTTCTACTCCGTCACCTCTTGTCCAGCATTCATTTGTCGATTCGTCCACCAAAAGGGAAATGCCGTCATATTTAGGTGTAATGACAATTTTGTCATTTGGGTGAAGTTCCCATACATCTTTGACCCATCTTCTGATCTCACTGATTGTTTTTACCTTTTCCAAAGAAAACATAGGATATGGCAACTTTTCCATCCGGTCACCTTTTTTGTTTTCTTCAATGATAGGCTTTGTCAGGATTTCGCTATCAGGATATTCCTTTTTCAATTGATCAATCAAAAGATCATACTCCTTATCGCTCATAATAGGAGCACCTTCTCTGTATTTTTGGTTGGCTTCTATGATTTTGCCTTCCAGTTCTTTTTGCTTCTTTGTCATGATTTTTATTTGTCTAAGGATAAAAGGAATGCTCTGGTATTCTCTACAGAATCACACTTGTTTTCTTCTTTTTGCTTGCCCTTGATTTCTATCAAAATCTTATAGGCTTCCGGGAAGTTGTCTTGCAATTGTGCTCCAATTGCCGCCAAATAATCACTCAATTTCTTTTCTACTTTTTGGACAAATTGATTTCTAATCATTTCTTTGTCCGCTACTAATAGTTTAGCCATAATCTCAAATTCTTTTCGTTATTTTTAGTAATATGAATAATGCAATCAAAATTGTAAAAGCACCTATCCCCATCCCTCCCAAAAAAGAAAGTAATCTGTTGGGAGATGCCTTTACCTCTTCTTTCAAGTTTCCGTTTTCTTCGCTCATCTTGGACAGTCTTTCTTTGAGGCTTTTTACAACTAATTCCAAACTATCGCAAGAAGCTGTTACAATAATGGTGTCACCTACTTTCTGAACAATCACATTTGCTTGTCCCTTGCTTGTTTCCCTCTTTTCCCCATCTTCCATTTTTTGAGGATTGATAGTGAGGTTTACAATTGAATAGGGAATCTTTACAAGCGTGTCTGTCAGTTCTCTTTCCCAGAATAGGGAATCTTTTAATGTGAAGTTATAATTTGTCTTTTGGGAAGGGCGGGATTTGCACCCACCCAAACCAATAAAACAACAAAATAACAAACAAAAAGCAATTACCGAATTTCTTTTCATCATATACTTTCTTTTATGATTGCAGATTTCAAGAATCCTGTTATCCCTATCCTTAGGGATTTCAATTTTCCATTTCGAACAACATCCAGTTCAATGTTTCTAAAATCCCTTGCCACACTTACGCCTTTGATTGTGGCTTCTCCTATTCCGGGAAGTTCTATTGTCTTATCTCTCAATCTGTTTAGGATACAGTTATTCTTCGATTTCATGCGGTTTTAATACGCTTTTGTAAATCACGAAGTTCTCATGTCCGAAACTGATAGAGACGGAATCACATTCTTTTATCCATCCCCTTATTGTCCCTTCCGAATAATTGGAAAGGTTGGCTTTTAGAATAATATCTGTAATGTCCCTTCCAATTGCTTCGTTTTGGTAAAAGTCCCTTGTCTTCCCGTTGAAGTTGTCTAAAAGGATGGCTCTTTCCATCTTTCCGTCTGCCGACATAATAGCAAGAACAGGCTTCTTTCCTATTCGTTGCATATGACTGATAGCTATATAAGAATTACGTTCCATGGTTGATATTTATTTTATGTTCAACACGTTCTTAATTGTTTTCTCTTGATAGAAGCGTTTTCTATCCTCACTTCCGTCTTTCTTTGAAAAGTCGTTTGCCCTTTTCTTTAACATCTTCGCTTTGTTCTCGGTGGACATCATTTTAAATTCTCCTATGGAAATATCGGGAACTGTTTCGTTCTTTTCTTCTTCATAGGAAACTTGAATGCCACATACCGGACATTTGGGAAGATTTGAAGGGACAAGTTTATTGTACCGAAAGACGAACTTTGCATTTGTCATGGGAGATTTTATCCCAAACCTTTCGCAGTTTTCATTATCACAATAAATTCTTATCATTCTGAATCTGTTTGATTTTGTCCTTCAAAAGAGAAAGTTGCTTTTCCACTTCTTCCAGCCTTGAAGGATCATTTACATTGCTTTTGAGGTAGGAAAGATCATGTTCGATACTTTCCAGTCTGTCCAAGAAGGACAAGACAAAAATGTTCAAATACTTACCGTTTGCCATAGTCGAAATTATTTTGTTTGTTACTTATAACGGACGCAAATGTAACAGTATATTATTACATCACCAAGCATTTTTGTACATTTTTGTCTTGAAATTGTCAGATTTCTAAATCAGACCTTTCCGTCTTGCATATTCGGCAATCAGAATACCATCCCTATCCGGGTGTTTTAGAAGCACTTCCGGGAACAACCTTTTCCCTATATCCAAAGAAGCCTTTTTAAGCTCCGGTGCGCCTGTAATTCCCTTTGGCAGTAGCTCTCTTTGCCATTCCTTGGAATCCACAAAAATATACGGTACTTGGTAAAGCTCCAATACAGTCAGCTCTGCTTCCAACGCACGCATGGCAGAACAAGTTGCCTCAAAGCGTGCAGGATTCTTCATGGGACGTTCAACAATCGCAACGCATGGTGCGTGTTCCTGTAAATCTGCAATAATTTCTGCCAATACTTTTACATCCACACGAGAGATGTTTTTCTTTGCTTTTGTGTAATCCTGACCGGAAATAACAGGTGTTTTTACCATGTTGTAGTAGGTAAGATCTTTCCCTACTATTCCAATCGAGCCGGTCACACCATTATCTATTCCAATATAAAATTTCAATTCTGTTTCCTTACTCATTGTTCAATACGGCTTACGCCGTTCTCCTTTACTATTTTAAGCGTTTTGCATGAAGCGTTTTCATTCGAAATATGGGTGGTAACCAAAATAGGATATTGGATAAACTCCAACGCTTCGATCACATCATACAGGCTTTCTTTCGACAGCCCTTCCGTGATTTCATCAATGGATAGGAATTGCAGTCCTCCCCATTTGTTTGTTTCGTTTATCATATTCTGGATAGCAATGATAAGGGCTATTTCCACCCTTGCGCGTTCTCCACCGCTATAGTACCAAAAGTTTTCCGCTTCGTCCCGGACGACATACGGTGTTATTTCTTCTTTGATGTCCCCGTCCGCTTTTGTCTTAAATCCTTCTATTAAGATACGAAGGTCGCTGTTTTCCGCTTTCAGAATGTTATTAGCTCTCGATTGGATATTTTTCAACTGTTCCAATGCAAGGTACATCTTGAAAGACTTAAACCTGCCGATCCATTCTTTTTTCTTGAATAGAAGGGCATCCAAATCGGAAATCTCTTTGTCGTATCTGGCAATCGAAAGCATAATGTCTTCTATTTGCTTTTCCTGCGAAGACACATCCACTTTCGTAGCTTTTTCTTTCTTGATTTCCTTTATCTGCTTTTCATTGTCTTTGATATCGGACATATTGGATTCAATCTTTTCAGACAAGGTTTTCTTTTTCCTTTCCAAAGAAGAAATAGTGCTTTTGATACTTTCAATATCATCATTGATCTTGTAAATAGATGTATTGATTTCCTGTGCCGACTGACGAATCTTGTCTATTTCATCCTCTTGCTCGTTTTTTATTTGGATGAAAGAAGAAATAAGGTCTTCGTATTCTTTCAAAGATTCGTCCAAAGTCTCCATCTCGGAAACAACTTCTTTCTCCTGTTTTCCGATTTTCACTTTCTTCTTTTCCTCCTGCTCCAGCGTAGTGTCTTTCAATGTAAGGAATTTGTGCTTACATTTTGGACAAGTAATCACACCGGATAAGTTTACAAGGACTTTTCTAAGGGACACTTTCAAATCGTCATGGATTTTTGAAAGTTCCTCTTTCATTTCCAAGACTTCATTCTGATTTGCTTTTGCTTCTCCCAATTCCTTTTTAACGGATTCGATTGTCTCTTGTATCTCTTTGGTAGAAGGCAGGTAGTCTTTCTTCTTTTCTTCCGCTTTCAAAAGGTCCTCCAGCTCTTCCAAAGCGGAATTATTTTCTTTTATACTTTTGTCTGCACGACTAATTTCATACCGGAAAGAATCAATTTCTTCTTTCAGAGACTTTATCATACCTTCTCTTTTTTCGATACGAAATAGTTTGTCGGCTTCAAAGTCAAAATTGGCAGCATCTTCTATTACCTGTTTTAGTGCTTCTATGCTACCTTCTGCACGATCCTTTTTGCTTTGAATAGCAAGTTTTTGAGAAGATAAAGTGTCCAGTTCTTTTTGAATGATGTCTTTTGCTCCATCCAAAAAGTCGTAATTGATAAACCGGCTGATAAGAGCCAGCTTATCCGTATTGGAGCTTTTAAAGAACGATTTGTAGTATTCCTTACAAATAAGGAAATAGCTTTTCAAATCTTCCGGCGAAATGGCGATCCAAGAAAGGATATAGTTGTTCCCGTCTTTTACGGTAGCAAGTTCTACCGGTTTGCCGTTCAAAGACACATTCAGTTTACTGCTCCCTTTTAAGGGCAAAATACGCTCGATAGAGAGAGTTTCTTTTCTTATTGGACACTCTATATCTAAAGAAACTTTTGCTTCCTTCTCACCCCTTCTAATGAGCTTTTTATCCACACTGCTTCGGTAATTGTTCCCGGTAATGGCAAAATAGACGGCTTGCTGCATGGATGAGTTATGTGTAGGAATGTAGTTGTTTGTAACAAACATGCCGTCTTCACCGGAAACAGTTATGCACTGTTGTTCTTCTGCACCCAAACAAGTAAAGGCAATCATCTTTCGGGAAGGTTTGCCCAAACATTCCGGCACTTCAAAAAAGACTTCTTCGTCTTTCGATCTTTTCATGATTTCTTCAAGTGAGATCACATACCAGTCTTCGCCTTTATGCAAACGTACTTTCCACAAATGACTTCTGTTGCATTTGACTTCCGTCCCGTCAGAAAACGTAATCTTATAAGCAACATCAATGTCATGAAAAGGAATAGCCCTTACCACTTGGTACCCACCGGAAGGGTGAAGGATAACATCTCCTACCTTTATTTCTCTCATTTTTACAAACCCATTAGGAGTAAGGATGTCTGCATCCATTGTTAAGGCTTTCCCGCTACCATTACTTCCTTGATTGTCGTCTGTTTTATTTAACCCTACAAGTGCAGTTACCCCATCTTGAAATTCGTATTTAAAGTGTTCGAATGACACGAAATTTGTTGCTTCAATTCTAATCGGCTTCATTTTCTTCTTCCTTGTTTTCAAATGTTGTTTCTTTCTTTCTGAACGTATCAAGAACATCCTTCTTGATTTTCTCAAACAGCTTTGCATCTTCCAAAAGACGTTTTCTTGTTTTCGGGAAACCGAACCCTATCTTTTCTTCACCATAATAGATGTAAGTCCCCTTTTTGGAAAGTACACCCAAATCAAGTCCCATGTTCACAATTTCCATCACCTTGTCAATCCCTACCCCGAACCGGATAATGATTTGACATGCTTTAAAAGGCGGTGCAACCTTGTTTTTCTTACAGGTTATCTTCACCTTGTTGGAAACTTGTGTTTCTCCTTCTTTTTCAGAACCCACACGAGCAAGCTCGATCCTCTGACTTGCATAAAAAGGAATGGCAAAACCTCCCGGCGTTGTGGTGGCCGCGCCGTATCCGCCTATGTTAGACCGGATTTGATTGATGCAAAAAAGGATACATCCGGTCTGCTTACAGATGTTCTTTAGGATATTTACTTGGGAACTTAAAAGGCGAGCTGTAAGTCCTATATGTGCGTCCCCTGCCTCTCCATTCAAAAGAGCAGTAGGAACAAGTCCGGCAATGGAATCGATCACAACAAGTCCGATAGATTCTTCATTGCACATTTCCTTTGCTATTTCAAGCACTTCTTCTGCGGTAGAAGGCTGGGAAAGGATAAACTTGTCGGGGGACAAATCAATTCCTATCGCCTGCATGTATTTTGGATCAACAGCGTTTTCCGTGTCAAGATATCCTACCGCTTTTCCTGTTTTCTGCACTTCCGTTGCCAAATGGAAAGCAATACTTGTCTTACCGGAAGAAAAGCCTCCGTAGGCTTCCACAACACGACCTTTTGCCCATCCTCCACCAAGTATTTCGTCCAGTAGGTAAGAACCGGAATGAACAAATTCAATGTCCTGCCTTTTCCCTGCCACAGCATCCTTGCCAAAACGATCTTCTATTCTTGAAATAAGATCACCTAAACGATTGGGTTTCTTTTCTTCTACAGGTTGTTCGTCTGTCACAACAAGAGCTTCTTCTATCTTTTTAGTTTCCTTTTTCTTCGCCATAAAGCAGTTTGTTTAAAATTTCCTTTCCTTCTTTTTCATCATATCCGTTTTCTTTGCAGAAAGACGAAAATCTGTCTTCTATATCCTTTTTCTCCAAAGTCTTTACCTCTACGGTAGGAGCAAGGACTTCCTTTATTTCTATTTCCTTGAATTTCTTTTTGATGTCCACACCTTCTTTTGTAAAAGCATCTTTATCAAAAGCATCAAGTGAAGATTGTTCTCCCCAAACCTTTACCCTTACACGAGCGGTAGGGTTTTCTTTCTTGAACTTGTTAATAAGTGCCACCGCTTGCTTGTGTGGTGTTTCTTCTAAGTCAATTTCCAGTTTTTTGAATACTGTTCCTTTTGTGGAAGGGATAAGATCGACTTCCAAATCAGAATCCAGAAGCCAAAAACCCTTCTTTTCATCTTCCCCAAAATTGTTCTGTTGAACACTTCCCAAATGGTAAATGTTACTGCCTACACGTTGGTAATTATGATAGTGTCCCAAATACACTTTTTTAAACATCTTGAACATGGAAGGCTTTAGTTCGCTTTTTACTTCTGTACCGTCCATGTTCTTGCTACCGGTTACAGCAAAATGCCCAAATAGGATATTCTTCTTTCTCTTGTCCCCGATTTCCGCCAATTCATCAAGCAGAATATCGTCAGTGAAAAACGGCAGAAAAAAACAACAAACCCCTTCTATCTGCATACCGTCCAATTCTTCCACCAAAGTAAAAGAAGGATGATGCTTAAAGGCTGTAAGAAATGACTTTTGACTTGAATAGGATGTTTTGTCATGATTACCGGGAATACAAATTATTTGATGTCCGTTTTCGTTATACGCTTCCAATATTTCGTGAAGTGTAGAAAGACACACTTCCCTTTGAGATACCCTGTTGTCAAAAACATCACCCAGCCAGATATGGGTTTTAATACCCTTTTTACCGGCTATTTCCATTTCTTCCAGCAAAATATCTTTTATGGTAGAAGCATTTCCCTCTGACAGATGATGGTCGGTTGAGATTATAGCTAAATATTTTTTGCTCATTTGTTGTTTTGTTAGAAAGGAAGGGGACTGTATTTCAAGTCCCCAAACCAAATTAGAAAAATATGAAAACTAAAAAAAGAAGAAATTATTTCTTTTTCATTCTGGCTTTCAGCTCTTGCAATCTTGCTTTAGCCTTTAGAAGTTCTTCGTCCTTGTCCGTAGCATCTTCGTCAATAGGAGATTCTTCTTTGGGTTCTTCCTCATTTTCCGGTTCATCGTCCGATTCCGGTTCAGATGCCGTTTCTGTGGAAGTTTCATCTTCTTCCGGGAAAGGAAGTGCCTCTCCAGCTTGTGCCAAATCATACCAAGAACGAACCTCTGCTATTGTCAGATCGTCCGGCAATTCAGCTTCCGGGTACTCTTCTCCAATATAGTCTTCCAAGAACTTTTTCATCTTTGAAAGGGGAGGGTAAGAAGCGACTTTTGCTGCTTTTTCTTTTGCCGGTGCACTTGCCGGAGCTTTCTTTCTTGGAGCAGGTTTTTCTTCTTCCTCATCTTCGTTTTCCGGTTCTTCCGCTTTCTTTGACTTAGAAGTGGATTTTGTCTTTTTGGGAGCTTCATCTTCCCCCTCATCGTCTTTGCTACCCTCTTCCGGGATCAATGCAGCCATCTCCTCTATTTCAGTAAGGAAGTCATCGTCAGCAAAAATATCGTATCCGTTTTCTTCGTCAAAACGCTTCAACCCGTCAAGAGCCATATTGAAATCTTTCTGTGAATAAACATCCTTGTAGATTTCTTCCAGCGTAGGAACTTCATTCAAGAAATACTCCATATCTTCATCAGGAATAACAGTTTCTTCAAAGAACTCATCCCAAGTTTGTCCTTTTTTCGGAATACCGGCAGACAAAGAGTAGGTTTTCTTTCCTTTATCGTCTTCTCCCATTGTGATCACAAGCGGGTATGCTCCTTCCAATTGAGAGAAAATATCGAAAGAAACCGTTTCATCGTCCGACATTTCAACCGAAATTTCCTTTATGCGGTTCATCCATGTTCCGTACAATTGCAAACGGGCAAAGTCTTTTGTTCCTTGGTACACATAGCAAACATACGCCAAAGACGGGTTGATACCCCATACGAACTTGTTTCCTTTTTTGTACCCCATAATAGGGCTAAGGAATTTTCTGCGTTCTGTTTCGTCCTGGTATTCTTCGGAAGCCTTTCTTCTCACATAGTCGCAATACAGGACAATAGGGTCTTTCCCTTTCAAAAGATTCTTTCCGTGAATGTCGGCGCAGAAAACATTCTTGTCTTTTACCTCTTTGCCGGTCACCTTACCGTTCGCATCATAAGTAGGAACTTCTACACGCAATTTGGACATCTTACAAGCTACATAAGCCTTTCCCATTGCTGGAACGATACGAAATACGTTCTTTCCTTTCTGAACAGTAGCAAAGCCTGTATAGTTCTTACTACCTTTATACATTGTCTTTTCAGCCTGTTTTACTTCTGCTTCTACATCTTCAATTGATTGCTTCTTGAATTTCGATTTGTCAAATTTCATAATTCTTTTTAATTTAATTGATTGATAAATAAATCGTTATTTCTCTTTTACCTGTTTAAAAACGCTTCAATAATCTGCTTTTGTTCTTTTTCAAACATACCCACAAATTCTTTAAAAGAAACAGGTTTATTTGCCTTGTCTTCTGTCTCAAAATAGGGTACTTTTTCGGCAATTCCTTTTAAGTCTATACCATAGGCTTCTGCCGTTTCATACTGCTTGCCCGTTTTCTTTGCTGTTTCTGATTCTGTACAAATCCCATAGAAATGGTGCATTCGTACATTGAACGATTTTAAACTCTTCCGTTAGTTTGATTTCCATATTATTCTTTCTCTTTTATGATTAAAAATGTATTGATTTCACCTTCTACCAAATTGTCCAGAAATTCTTCCGGTGTTACCTTCGGGACAAGTCCCGTCAACTTTTTGTCCTTTGACTGCAACGCCCAATAGAGACTGTCTATTTCTGCCAAATGCTTTTTCTTTTTGACCAAATCCTTTTGCATGGCATGTAGCTCTGGATTGATTGTCAAAATATCATCCAAAGAACTTTCCGTAAGTTTCACAAGTCCTATGTCTTCCACTTTAACCTTTCCACCGTTTACAATAGATTCACGTCTTATCTGTGTAGCAAGTTGTGCTTTATAGACATTAAATTCCACTTTTGCAGATTCATACTCTGATTCTGCTTGTGCTCTAAGAAGCCCTACTTTGTTCAACAGGACGGAACAAGTGGCGATTTCCCCATACAAATTTGCATGGTCTATGGAAGTCACCGCATCCATGTCCAATTCGTTTTTCAAATCATTGGAGAGCAAGACTATCGCTTTATCTCCTATATTTCTTACCAGTTTCATACCCCAAGTTTTATGAATTTACTGTTACTGTTTACTTGCAATACATATTCTTCTTTAAACTTGTCAAAGTTAGCTTTTCCGCTTAGTAGGAGAATGCTTTTCTTTGAGGATAGGAGGAAGTCTGCGTTCTCCTCGTAATCGTCCGGGAAAATAACCACACGAAGGAATTTGTAATTGCTTTCAAGCAAAAGATTGGCAAACCGCCCTTTCTTTCCTTCTCTTTCTTCCACTTCCAAAACATAACCACCTACCATAACCATTTCATAGGTCGATCCGTCATAGTTTTGCAAATCTTCCACATTGTAAAAAACCCCGTTTCTAACTTTTGGTTTTAGGTATTCCCTTACCAATCCTTCGTAGTCAAAGAAAGCAAAACCGGACTTGTTCTTTTGTTGTAAAAGCCACCACCAATCCTTTGCAATCTTTTTCTTTTCAAAAGCAAGAAAATATTCATCCTTCTCTTTGTCGATTTTGATCTTATTCTTTTCCCGATACTTTCCAAGCATGAACTCCCTTGCAGAAAAGATATTGGAAAATTCCCTTGTTTCATCCATCGTATCGAACGCACCGGAATAGATAAGATTTTCAATAACGGATTTGTTCACTGCCGATCCTTTGAATGTATGACGATCAATAAATTCAGCCAAAGAAAAATACTCCCCGTTTTTGGAGCGTTCTTCCATAATCTGATTCTGTGCCTTTTCTCCTACTTGCTTTGTTGCATTGATCGCCCAATAGATACTATTATCTTTTTTGTCCGCCACAATGTTTATATCAGACTTATTGATATTTACAGGTTTGATTTCGATCCCTTCTGTCTGCTGCATTTCATTGACGTATTGAGGAAAGTCATCTTCACTTGCACGGGACAGAGCAACCGACCAAAATTCCAAAGGATAATGCACTTTCAGCCATAAAGAATTGTAAGCATTAATGGCGTATGCAGCAGCATGACTGTTACAGGTTACAATTCCATTTGCAACAAAATTGTGATTTTCATCTTCCATTTCAATGTCATACACATCTTCATTGCCTACAAATCTTACAGAAATAACATTTGCCATTTGCGCATTGGAGCTATCATTAGCAACAAACAAAGTTTTTCCCATAAGAAACTCTGCATATACCTTCCCTTCTGTTGTAGGGAATTTATGGTTTCCTGTTGTTCTTATCTTCTTCCCATCAACAAGAGAAATTTCATATACAGGTCTGTTGCCGGAATACCTAACGTCTTTTATTTTGGAAAAATACAACGAACCATTTTGTTTCATACTTTTTATGACAAAAGAATTGCATTCTTGATTGTGGAAAGCATAAAACAATTTTTCAACTGTTATTTCTCCAAACCCAAGAACATATACTAAAGTTCTAAAGCTCACACACTTATTAAAACTATACTTAGCAAATTCCTCCATTTGTCCCCAAAGAGTTTCTGCATATTTTGGGGTTACGCCTTTGCTTCCAAATCTTTCAACATAACCATTTATAAATTTAGTTTTTAATGGAAGTAAAACATCTAACTTTTTCTTACCTAATGATTTTCTTACTTTATCACATGTAACTAAGTCAAAGTCAGCAAGTTGATTGCAAATGTTCATAATCTGTTCTTGGTAGCAGTTATGAACAACCAAACCTTCGCACACAAAACTATGATTGTTTTCTACTTTCAAATCATACACTTCTTCTTCGCCATAATTTTTAACATTCAAAACCTTTCCCCAAAACAAATGTTTTACAAGGTCTTCAATGTTATTTTTATAAACATTTCCTGCTTTTATAGCTTTGGTATGACGCAAAGATTTATTCAAATTTTCCCAATTGCAATAATTTTCAACCCTATCTTTTGGTATTTTCAAAAATTGATTAGATGGAATTTGAAAACCTCTTTTACCCAAATAATTCATATGAGTAGAAGATTTAAACCTAAATCTTAATTTATTTTGAACATCACTCCAATTCAAACAAGGATATCCGTCTTGTCTGTGGGAAATATGACAATAAATACCATAAGATTGAAGTTTATAATAGATTTGTCTTACTAATTTATCGTTACACATATTAAGAGTAGAGCTTGACAATCCCCCATCTCCTTCCAATATACCGCTCAATGTGTCAATTGTACAGGAAGTTGGTAATTCTTTGTTGTAACAATTTTTGCCCCACAAACCTTCTTCTTTCAACAAAGCTATCAAAGGATTTTTTACAAAACCGGACGAAAAATATCCATTTTCTTTCCCCTTACTTCCTTTTACATATACTCTCCAAGAGCAGGCAAGAACATTATTTTCAGTTATTCTTTCGTGCTTTGTTACATTAACAAAACAAAAAGGTAAAACTTTTTCGATCACTGATTTTAAAAATTGTACCACCTCTATACTTCCAACTGTAAAATAAGGAGTGCTACTACATCTTCCTTCTGCGATAAAGAACCCTATCATCCAATTCTTTAAAGAATCTTCGTTTTCTTCTTCAACAGGAATTTGATCTTGCATCCAATAAGCCTTAATGAAGTCCCCTCTCTTTAGATTAGATGCTTCTTTCCATCCATCAGAAGTTAAAATTTTATGATCTGCTGTTACTCTTAATTCTCCGCCAAACGAAGTTACTATTTTAATAGTGTTTTTTATACCATTATTAAATTTGTCCAAAACTTTTTGATAAGAACCATCTTCGGTTTGAACATATTCGCCAACACAGATATCTTTTATTTTTTTTACTCCTTTGGATGTTTTCACATCCATTTCAGAAGAAACACACATCACAGAATAAGTATTTTTCAGAATTTCTTCCGCTCCAATAGGATATTCCGGTTCTTTTTCTCCATTTTTCAAAGCAATGTAGTCCATGTGAAAACCATTTTCCATTGGCCCAGGACGGAACAAAGAAAGTGCTGCCACTACATCATCCATGTTTTTAGGCTTCAATTTTTGAGTATAGGCACACAATCCCTTTGCCGAAAACTGGAATATGTCACTAAGCCAACCATTTGCAAAATACCTGTAAACCTCTGGATCGTCATACTCAATATCTGAATAGAGATTGATTTTCCTACCCGTATTCTTTTCAATCAGATTCAGAATATCAGTGAATTTATCCAATTGCTCAATACCAAGAATATCTTCTTTCAAAAAACCGGCTTCATCCATTTCTCCACCTTCCCATTCACTGATAATCAAATCACCCGATTTTCTAACCGGACACCATTCGTACATTGACTTTTCTTTTGGAAAGATCATCATAGCGCAAGCGTGAATAGAAGCTGCCTTTTGCTGTCCTAAAAGAAGGAAAACAACATTCATCATCTCTGGGTATTTATTCAGAAATTGATTTATTTCTGTCCTCTTGCAAGCAAGTTTCAAAAAATCTTCTTCCGTCTTTACATCTTCTATCATTTTGGTAAGCCTCCTAAGAGTAGGAATTGAAACTCCATAAATCTTTCCTACATCATTTATAGCCTGTTTTATCTGTAAGGTAGTGTATGTACCTACAGAACAAACTTGCGAAGCTCCAAAACGATTTTCCATGTATTGTTTTACTGCCGGTCGGTATTCTCCCGGCACATCTGTATCAATATCTGGAAGGCTAGACAAAACTCTACCTTTATTCAAAAACCTTTCAAAAATCAAACCAAAGTGCAATGGATTTGTATTTACCAATCCAAACAGATAAGAAATCAAAGAGCCACTGGAGCTTCCACGACCGCCACCTAACAAGATATTATTCTTTTTGCACCAATTGACAATATCACGCAAAATCAAAAAGTAATCAACAACCTGTCCGTATTTGATTACATCTGATTCTCTTTCTATTCTTTCTACAAGCACATCTTCCGAGTAATCTTCCAAAAGTTCCGGTTTGTTCTCCAACCCTTCATAAATCAAAGAATCAAACATATCTTCATTGGAAGCGTATTTTTTCTTTTCTTCTTTTGTCATTTCATAACGGGGAAGATGTCGGCTGTCAGTAGGAATTTCAAAGTTGCAATTTTCCGCAATCATATCAGCATTGCTTCTTGCTACCATATAAAATTCCTCTCCCCTTTCACTATCCCCGAACAAAGAAAGAAGTTCTTCCATGTAAGTCGCTTCATCCTTGAAATACTGATTACCAGATTTGTAGTTTACTTTCCCGTCAATCTTATTTACTACTTCTCGAAGTATGGCGTATTCCGGCTCGATATAATAAGCATCACAAATAGCTACGGGCTTCATTTTGGACTTATAGAACTGTTCAAAGTTCATCAAATAGGAGGTATCCCTATCGTTCTTTGTGTATTTCACGGTATCTACTTGCCAAAACACATTGGGTTTGTTTCTCAAAAGGATAGGAACATCTTCAAACTGTATTGTTTTTGGATCGAATACAATGTACACATTTGAAACATGTTCCGACATGTCTTTTGGAGAAACGAATTTTCCATTATCGCCACAATTCAAAACCTTGTTTAATGCAAGCAAATGCTGCCAGCCCTTTTCATTCTTTGCATAGACTTTGTAAGTATAGGTAATGTCCTTCTTTTCATCCTTTACCGGGACTTCCAGACCAAACACAGGTACAATTCCTTCTGCCTTGCAGGCATTCTGAAATTTGAGCGCACCTGCCAAAGTTGCTTTTTCAACAATCCCCAGTCTTTCTATCCCTAAGAATTTGGCTTTCTTTACCCAATCTGGATACAATCCCGTACCATTCAAAAGTTCAAACGATCCGTGCACTCCCAAGAAATTAGTGGAAAGACCTGCCATTTCACTTTGTCCCCTCCATTTTACCCGGTTCAATTTAGGCTCGTTCTCTTTTCCTTTGTCCAATGTGTACCATACACCGCCAAGGCGGAAGATATAACCATCTTCTTCGGTGCGTTCACAATCCCAACGAAAATCCTCTGAAAAGAAATATCCGTCCTCGTTAGGTTCAAAGACTTCGTATGATTTCCCCTCAAAGGAAACAGTGTAATTTTCCTTGTCGAGAGAGTATTGTATAGTATTGGAAGAAAGATATTCTTCCAACTCATTTAAAAGTCGATCCATCGTATTTTCTTCTTTTCGTTTTCACAGGCAAACATACAACTTTTGTATTCAATAATTGTATGTTTTTACAATCCTTAACCCCGATTTTAACCTATGTTTATTCGTGTATTTAAAACACTTTTGATAAACTTCAATCGGTTAAAAGGAGTGTCATTTGGTATCACTTCATAAGGCAATTTTCTTTCTATCAAAAACTTCCTTATTTCTGCATCCCAACATTTTCTTCTCTCTGCATCTGCCATTCTTTCCCCATCATTTTCTACATCCCAATAAATAGGGAAATAAAAGATAATAGGAAGCAAGTATTCGCTAACGTTTATAAAATCCAATTGTCTTTTCAATTCCGCATCTCTTTGAATAGAAGCAGGAATTTTCTTTGTAAACGTATGCACGTCTATTATGCTTCTATCGGAAACATAGCAATCTGTGTTCAGCAATTCCGCATACCTATCAAAAATCAGTTTTTGATTTTGGACGGAAGTAAAGGAAGGTTCTATCTTTCCTTCCTTTACCAACTGTCTTGTTATGCTATCTATCTTATCGAACCGGTCAAACGACCTGTCTTTCTTTAAAAGTTCAAACACAGAAGTCTTTCCGACACAAGAAGCACCCAAAAAAGTTACCGCCCTAACCATTACCGATTATCTCCATCACCGTGAATTTTATTTTCTGCCTTTCTCTTTGCCAGTTTTTCCACATTCTGCTTTGCAATGGAAATCAAAGACTGGTTCGATTCCTTTCCTTCAATGTAGACAACAAGATTCTGCAATCCCACAAGAATCTGTTCCAATGCGGTATGACAAAGTTCTTTTCTCTTTTCGGGGAAAGGTTTGCTGTAATCATCGTCCCGGAAGTATTTCTTCACTTGACCGTTAATGATACCTACCTGTTGGAGCAAATAGGAAGGACTTAATCTGTACACATCCGTATCGTCCAATTTGTGTAATTCTTCGGGGAACTCAACCGGCGGCAATTGCAATTCCTGTCTTGTCATTGCAACATACCAAAGGACGTCTCCTACTTCTTTCATGATTTCCTTTGCTTCGGCAGCATTGTCCACCTTTTCAAAAACTTCTGCCAATTCATTGGTAAGTCCCATTACTACATACGGGATAGCTACCTCTTTTGCATAACACGCTGTTGAAGCCGCGTGCGCTTCATACTCTTTAAAAGTCATAATACGAAATTTAAATTAATTGATTTACAACAACTTACCATCAAAACACATGATAAGTCTTTTTATTTTGATGTTCGAATATTCCACATCTTTTTTCTTTCCGTTCACTTTGATAGTGACCGTTTGATTCTTTATATCGTTCTTCAAAATCCGATACTCCTTGTCGTCATAAATAACAACTCGATCCGTTCCAAGCAAATAGATCATATCCCAAAACCACTGCGAGTTTCTTTTCTGTTCATTGGTGGAATACTGGAAATTGGGAATACCGGTAGGATTCAAGAACTCTTTCTCATAAAAAGAAAAATATTCTTCCACCGAAAAGAAAATAGACCGTTTAAAATGTCTTTTTGCCAACAACTCGATCCGTTCCTTTTTAAACTCTGCGATATCATTTGCCATCTTGACAAATTCGGGCTTATCAAAAATAAGGCTTCTTACCTTGTGGGTAAAGTATTCCAATTGGAGCACTTTCAAATATTCGTCTATCGATAATTCTCTGCTTCTGTCCATTTGACTTTATGATTTGTGATTTTCAACAAAAGTAGGAATAACCTACCACATTTTCTTGATTTTAGAGACGTAAAAATTGATAGGGTCATACAAGTTACTTAACACATCGTCCAGATAATCCATATCCATATCTCCCGGATCAATACCGGGCTTATAAAGATAAGCTATCTTAGTATTGAATGTTTTTGCAAGCATTAGTCCTGCACTTTTGGATTCTTCAACAGTTGCATCATCATACATTAGGATCACGTTCTCTACCCCTTTTCTTTCCAAATAGGATATTTGTTCCTTGCTTATACTGTTTCCAAAAGTAAACACACACTTCAAATCCCTGCAATCCCAAAGTTTCAAAAGATTGTCTATACCTACCTTGTCAAACAATCCTTCTACTATTATCACATCCTTTACAGTAGGAGAAAGCTCATTGTAACCACCTAATATTTTTGTAAAGTTCGTACCTATGCTGTTCTCGTACCGTAAATGCGGCTTAGAGCCGGTTTCTTTTGCCCTTTTCAAATCTCTTTTGTGCCACTCTTTAGAATACCTACTTCTACCGAGCCACCCTACCAACTTATCATCCATTTTCATTTTAAAAATGATGTAGTTTTTCAAATCCTTCTCTAAAATAGATTTGGTTTCAGAAGGCTCAAAAAGTGCATAATGATACGCCCTAAACCCTCTTTCATCTAAATAAGGGTCAGATTTCAATCTTTCAAGACGAAGGGGAAGTTTTGCTTCTGGCAGTTCTTCGGACACATCTTCGTCCACATCATCTTTCAAAGGTGTAAGTTTTACACTTAATGAATTTTGATATTCCATTCGTATAAGGTCTTTCCTTCCTATCTTGTCCAGAAAATCCTTCAATGGTTTTTTACTACCACATTTCCAACAATGGAATACTCCCCCATGAGGATTTAAAAGAATACCCCATTTCTTCGACTTCCCACAATAGGGACAATCCATGTTTTTATTGGAGAGCCACCCTTGCGAACCAAACAACCGAAGTCCGATCGCTGCCTTTACTTCTTCTTCGTCTATCCGTATCATAAACCTAAATGCTTTCCATTTTTTCTGCTTCCGCCTTTTTCTTACGTGCCTGTTTTTTTACCTCTTTCCTTTCGGAAATTTGATTATACATCTCCATCGTCCGCCCTCTGTGATAGAATCGTCTTTTGTCATAATTGGTAGCAATTGTAATCACTTCTTGACTTTCCTTGTAATCACGGAGCTTATCGACATAAATACGGGCTGTTGCGTTTGCCTTTTCTTCTATTGTTATATTCAAAGTAAACACAAAAGAAAAAGGCTTTACAAGTGTTTTATCACTTTCTGTATAAGAACGGTCAATTACCTTATCAGGATTGTTCCATACTTCAAACGGAACATCACTTGTCTGTGTGGCTGTAATAATAGGAGCACCTATTTCATCAGCTAAATTCTTTAATAACTGGGCACAAGTTTGTAGTTTTTCTTTCTTGTGGTCAGGATCAAAATCTATCTTTTTGGATATGCCGGTCTTTACCAAATCCAGAGAATCGAGTATTACCAATCCGGGGAACTTGCCATGTGTATTAAAATAGTCATAACAAAGCTGCCGGACATCCCCCATAGAAGCCTGTCCGAACTTTTTGAATCCATACACTTCAATGTCAGAACTAAGCTCTTTTACTTCTTTAATAGCCTGTTCTATCTTCTTTCTGTCCTTTGGACTGATATTGCCGGATTTGATATCGGAATAGGATTGAGCAGACCATAACTGGTCATATATTTGCATACAGGCTTTAACCCCTCCTTCCAATTGAATATGAAGAACCGGCACACCTCTAATAGCAGCAGAATACCCATGCCATTTTAATATGGTCGACTTACCCTTACCCGATTGAGCTATCCACATTGTTGTATCCCCCATCTCCATACCACCAAAAGAGACATCATCCAACCTATCTATTCCAAAAGGTACTTTTATAGGCTTTTCAACAATCATATCGTTTTCCATGCGTCTTTCTACCATTCGTTCATGAAAACCCCCAAAAACAGACTGAAAACCGCCTGATTTGGAACGAAACGACATTTCCAATATCCTTTGGGATTCTTCGGCGTTGACACGTATTGCTTCTTCCTTCTTTCCTTCTTCGTACAAGTCATGCACTTTTCTTGAAAGAAGTTCAAATTCTGTTTCTTTGACAAAAGACTGCAATTGGTCAATTGCAATTTCCCTGTCTATCAAAGCCGCCTTCTTTATTTCCTTTGCCGCATCTTGTACGACATCTTCATCAGCAAATTTCTGACAAATAGCACCAATAGAAGGTAATTTGTTCTTTTCTGTATATTGTATGATCGCTTCCCTAAGAATGAATTTGTAGCCCGACCATTCTTTAGGAATCAATTCATATTTCAAATATTCCGAAGCTATACGCATTATGACTTCATCAGAAAACATCAATTTAAAGATTTCTGCCATGAAGCCGGGATTCAGTTTGCCCATTTCCTATATATTGTTTTACACCATATTTATACTAAAACTATTGCCTGATCCATTTTCTTCACGAAGGGTATGTATAGATAAAAAATTTGACATCACTATATCATCGTGTCCTGAACTCGCTTCCAATTTCCCTTTATCACTTCTAAAAGTAACGGACGCAAACTCACTAAACATCAACTCTACTTTTTGTCTTGTTTCCCCTTCCTTATAAGGAACTTTAATCTGTCCTCTTTCAAACATAGCAGATAAGGACGGCAGACCAGAATAGAGATCTTTCTTGTTCCCTTCTGTTGTTGTAAACTGTTCGATATTGGAAAGACCTCTTTCCCTTGCAAGTGCAGACAAAATTCCCTGAAAACCATTTGATTCACACACTATTTTATCCGGCTTATACAATCGGTTAAAAAGAACAATCTTATCTACCTGTTCGTTATGAGACATCCCCTTTGCACGGAAATAGTTTATCAAATAAAAATTATTCGAATAGTCGATACCCCAAACAGAATAAACAGTGTAGTCCGCACCAATATTACCGGATACAGCAAAGTCACATCCTACCACTACCCTTTGAAGCTCAAACGGGAAAAATTCTATACTGTCAGCAAAAGAAACTTTGTCCATCCCCACAGTTGACCTTCTTAAATACTCATAAGGGAAAATAGTTGAGTTATCAGAAATAGGGATAACCAAATACTCACGAGCAAATACAGTAGAACCAAGTTCCGTTCTTTTTGCCTTTATATCTTCAAAGGTGTATCTATCCGGTGCAAGAGGTCTACCATCCGGGAAAACAATAGGGTATTCAAACGAATAGAAGCGTTTGTCTCCTTTTATCACATTGTACAGTTCATTCGGAGCAGTTGAGTAAGGCGTACCAGACACAATCAAATACCCGTATGGTTCTACAATAGGTGTAATCGTACCTCTAAAAACTTCTTTTAGTTTTTCCCTTTGCTCGTCACTATATAAAGAACTCTCGTCCGGCATATCGTCTATGATTGCCGCGCCAACATGCAGACCACGAATAAACCCGTCCTTACCACGGACATGGAGGATAGCACCATTCTCACCTTCTATTGCTGTTTCACCTAATTTCGCCTTTCCATTCGGATCAAGTTTTTCTTTTAAAATATCGTTAGTAGTGATTTCTTCTATGATCTTGTTCACATGCACCTTTGCAAGTGTCATAGTGTTTGTGATCATAGCCGTCTCTTTCCGGTTCTTGTTGTCAACCGTATCACCTCCATAGAGCATAGGTCTCGTGTAAGAATACAATCGCCACAAAGGAAAGGAATAACACCACATATAGCTGTTATGACAAACCGTACCATCTTCTAATAGGAACTTATGGTCACCATCACAGGTAAAACCGTAATAGTCATCTTCACCAACCAAAGACACATAAATTTCCGTCTCTCTTAGTCCGTTCTTAGTAGACCTATAACCTTTATAAGAAAAACCCTTTCTAAGGTTCATTTCCGCCACTTCTACAGGAACAATGCTCCTATCGGATAGGCAAAGCAGGTGTCCTTCGCTTACGGTATAATCCATACCACCTATTTGCCTTACTTCATACATAGGACATCTTCCTCTGTGAAGCTCTAAGACTTTTCGAGGTTTGAAGTCCTGTCCCATTACTTTGTCACCTACTTTTATGTCCTGTACCTTCTTCAAAGAGCCATCCGCCATAACAACTAAAGTGTTGATACATAGACATTTGCCTGCTCCTCGGGCGCACAGGTAACTGCTCCAAGGAAAGAGCTGCGTAAGGTTCCCCCATTCCAAATTTCTCCATCCTAAATTGAAATTGGAAAGGACAGTCGCATTGAAATAATTGTACGAAAGGATTCTTAGGTTTTCATCCATTGAAGCAAACAAGTTGTCCACATATCCCAATTTTTCAGTATCAAGAGATCGTCCAAAATTCATTGCATACTCTGTCTGATCTATAATAGTTTCAAGCATTTTATCCATATCCCTTTTATATCCCCCTGAAAAGAGTTGAGATATAGTAGGAGAAGGAAGCCTGTCTATTATATCGTCTACAGTAGTAAACAACCTCTTTGCTTGCAAATCAGTCAGAATCCCACCTTTTGAATTATATACTATCGCCATGCTTTACAAAGCAAATTTTTCTCGGAAAGGATTCTTGACTGTCATACCGTCTTGTTCGGTAGCTGTTCCTTCCCCTCGAAGTTTCTTTACGAAATTTATCATAAGCAGTGCGTTCGCATAGGTATCATCACCGGCACGATGGGCGTTCACCAAATCAATGCCTTCTTTGTCGCAAATGGTATGCAGTTGATAGTTTTCAACCTCTCCATAAGCCATGTGAGCCAATTGCATCGTATCCAACGAAAACTTTACATACTTGCTTAGATCATCTCCCATGAACTTAAAAAAGTTCTCCAAAAAGGCATTATCGAACCCTACTATATTATGTCCGCAAAGCGTACATAATTGACGCGGATTTTTGTACCTTTTGAAAATATCCAGACACTTTTTGTAAGCCTCTTTTAACGAAATTGCCTTTTTATTCTGGATAGATTCAGTGATACCATGCACAGCTTCCGCTTCCGCTGAATAGGAAAGACCTTCTTTATAGTCACGCGGAAGGATCATAGATACTTCTTCACATATTTCCAATTTCTCCATATCTATGATTGCAAACGCAATTTCTATAAGAGGAATCGCATCAAAAGCCGGTTTGTCTTTCGAAGGAAGTCCTCCGGTTTCATTGTCATAGCATATCAAATACTTACTCGAACTTTTCATTTTCTTTACATTAAAATTTTCTTTCCATAAATTCTTGCCAACTCAAATTCTGCCATACAACCCTTTGATTCCTGCCAATTTGGTGCAAAGAAAACAGCATCACATTCCAAAAGTGCTTCAACGCTCCTACCCATATAATAGGAGTAGGACTCACCTTCTTCATCGCAAACATCAAAAGGAGTAACAATTTCATCACCCTTTTCTTCAAGAAACTTCTTAACCTTTTCTACGTATTCTTTCGTTTCTTTTATATCATACCCAGAAATAGGCAAACTTACATATATCTTCATTCCATTTTCTATTTTGTTTCTCTTACAAGTTTCCATAACCTTACATTGCTTCCTATCGGCACACAAGGAACAATACTTAATCCTTCTCCTAAATAGGAAGGGACTTTGCCCATTACCGCATAAGCTCTGATGTTCCAGTATGAAAACTTTCCACCATCTTTCTTTTTGTAATGCTCATTGAAATAATCTGTCATTCCAACGAGATTTAAATTCTTTACTATAACTTCCTTAGCCATAGATTATTAATTCAACACTAATTTCAATCTATCGAAATCACGGGAACAATTTTCCTCGTTTTCGTATCGGACGTGAATGTTCTTGTAAGGATTATCCTTTAACGTTACATCGTCCGGCATTCTATTTATGATTATTTCCGGTACACCTTCATCTGTGTAGTCCATTTCTGCGGAAACAATAAATATCCTTGTCAAAGCCAATTTCCCATCAGAGAATATAAACATACGCTGTTTTTTCGTATAGTCTCTTTCTGACCACTTAATACATTCTTCGGTAAAGTCAACAATACTTTCCGTATCTTGAAGTGTTATCACATCTTCCAACTTTCCTTTCAGAACATTTAGCTTCAAATCCCCAAATAAATTTGCAATGGATTGAAGTAATACCTCCATGTTTTCATCTATTCGCATAGTTGTAAAATTTATAATAAAACATAGTATTATCACTACTTAATTTTAAACGCTTCAACAGGATTCGTAACCTCATCCCTCTGCGTCCGATTATAGAGGATATCAACTCCTACCCTCTTTATGTTTATCGCAGCATTTAAATCTTCTATGCAAATAACATCATAATTATCAGCAAGATAAGTAGTTACTGAATGAAGAAAATAATTTCTTTTATTAGCAATTTTATTATGTAATCTTGCTATTCGAAGTTTATTCTTTCTATATCTGTTACTCCCTTTCTTTTTACGACTTAAATGTCTTTGTATTTTAACTATTTCAGATTGTTTCTCTCTGAAAAACTTAATGTTATCAATCACAATGCTACCAGATAATGTAGCAAAAGATTTTAATCCTAAATCTATACCGACCATTTTCCCGGTTTTATGCTTATGTAGAATCAAAGTTTCCACCAAAACAGAGACAAAATACTGTCCACAACAATTCATTGATATTGTACATGATAATATTTTTGACTCATCGGGGATAGCCCTGTCAACACGCATTTTTACCCATCCTATCTTCTCCAATCTTATTTTATTATCACCCAACGAAAACTTCTGATTTGGCAATCTATAAGACTGAATACCTGATTTCTTTTTAAAAGAAGGTCTACCGATTCTCTTCTTTCTTGTTTTTGAAAAGAATTGTTTAGATGTTTCTTGAAAATCTCTTATCTTTTGTTGTATAGCAGCAGCAGAGATTTCGTTTAACCAGGGTTTATCGGTTATCAAATCAGATTTAGTGATAATTTTAGGCTTAGGATTTGCATCTTTATCATAAGAATTAAAAGATTCGACATTGGCATTCCAAATAACACGAACACACCCAAAGGTCTTAGCAAACAATATTTGCTGAGACTTATTCGGATATATCCTGTATTTGAAAGCCTTATTCATTATTTTCTAATTCTTTAATAAGTTTTTCGGTGTTTCTTTTAAATATTTTACCTAAATTTAATTATTTACCCTCATACATCCAATTCAATTAAATGTTCATATTCTCTAAGGACTTCCCTTGTTCTCCCATTCTGTACTTTCACTACCAGCATAGTACCATCTTCCGTTTGGTAGGAATCGGTTACTTCGCCTTCAAAGTAGTGACATCCTTCTGTCCAACATACTGTCATGATGATTCGATTTAAAAGTTATACAATTTCTTCTTTCATAAGAAGCCATCCATATAGTTTTACTTTGTCTGCCTGTAGTATGTCCAAACAAAGGTTTGTATGGAATTGCTTTTAAAACATCTTTTACACTTATCTCCGTTTCGTTCCATTTGAAAATAAGAGTTCCATTTGTTTTGAGTACCCGCATACATTCTTCAAAGCCTTTTCTTATCAAAGACTGCCAATCGTCCGGAAGTTTACCGTACTTTTTACATAACCAACTGCTATCACCCAATCTTTTTAAATGTGGCGGATCAAATACTACCATATAAAAAGATTCATTTTCAAATGGCATATCTGTAAAATCGCCCACTATATCAGGATTTATTTCTATTGTTCGTACCTTGTCCCGATCTTTTGCTTTTAATGTTTCGTTTCTTTTATCCATAAAAAGAACGTTTGGATTGTTTTTATCAAGCCAGAACATTCGGCTACCGCAACAAGCATCCAAAATTTTGTTTTTCATACAATTTCTCTTTCGTTAAATTCATGTAATCTGTGGCAAGCGGAACAAAGAAGTTCAATATTGTTCTTGTCCATCTTCAAATCCGGTCTTGCACCTCTTGATCTGATATGAGAAAAGAAAATAGCTTTCGGTTCGTCCCCTAAAGGCTTTCCACATTTTACACAAACATGCGGTCTTTCTTCCCATATCTCCATAAATAGGGATTGAAGGTCACCCCTGCGTTCTTTGGTTGTTTCCGTATCGCAATCTTTGCAGAGCCACTTCATCCTATTATAGATGTAATGATTTTCACCACATCTTTTACAAGGACGATATTCGTATTTCTCCTTCTTTTTCAGCACGTTACTCAAACTTATAGCTTTTAATTCTTTCAATCTGATTTTCAAGATACTGAACTCTCTTATCAACCGTTGCGTTAATAGCTTTCTTTGCTTCTTCTTTTGTGAAAAACACATCTCTGCCAATTTTAGCCATTTCACGTTCTCCTTCCGGGATGATATACTCCAGACCTCTGAAAGTAGTTGTTTCCCATTTTTTTACTTCTTTAATTTCACCTGTCATAAGTGCTGAACGCACGTCATACATTACTTTTTCTTCCATAACAATTTAAACTTTGTATTCTGTTAAACCTATCTATTAATTCACACACATAGTCCATCTTTTTCTCACTTTCCTTACTCGAAAGATAGATAAACCCGAAACTCCTTACAAACTTAGGGTTTCCAAACCATCCGTACCTTACGATCAAAAGCTCTGCTCTTTTCGTATCGTAAAAACAAGGGACGATTTTAACTTCAAGTTCCTTTCTTTTCTTCTTCATTTATCTTTTGTATTTTTCTTCACACAATTTTATGTACCTGCATCCTTTGCATTTCTTTTCATGATACAAAAACCCGTCATAACTTTCACAAAGGATATATCCTCTCGGAGAATCAAAATAAAGCTGCCTTTCTTTATCCAAATAGGAATCAGACAAGACTTCTTCTTTCTGGATAGGGTTTCTAAGGTCGTATTCCATAACGAATTTAGAGGTAAACCACATATCCTTTTGTGTTCGTTTTCTCCATCTTTCAATAGCTGCTTTCCCTATCACATTAGGAAGAGGAATAATACTCAATTTCGACACCGACAAAATAAAAACCTGCCTATTAAATTGAAAAGTAAGATAGTTCCAAAGATTCCCCACTATTTCATTTTCAAGAAAATCTTTTATCCTTTCCCTGTCCTTTCTTTTTGCATGAAACTCATACTTCGGGTTGTTTGTCAGTTTCCCCTGTAAGTATTCATAAATCGTTTCAAATTCTTCTCGTCTTGTCATTGCTGTCGAAATTAGATTATAAAATCATTGCATACAAAAGTTGTATATTTTAAGTGATAAAAGAAGGGGAAGTTTTTTGTTCCCCTGTCTCGCTGACAAAACTACAACTTTTGTAACTATTCCCAAACCAAATTAATGTTAAAAATCTCATCGGTCTCTTTTTCAACCTTCTTATAGCGGTTTTGGGTGTTCGTATCTCTCTCTGCCACATTGTTATAGTCTTCTCGAATAATTTTTCCATCAAGTACCCGTGAGAACCACAAACAAATTTCAGCATCCGATTCAATGTCACCCAATGTAACTTTATCGTCTTCTGTTGCGTCATAAAATTGAATCCAATAGGGCTTCTCATAAATAGAAGATGTTCTTGGTGTAACCGGATTGTCGTTTTCATCCTTGTTCATTCCTATTGCTCCTACCATGATTTTCCCATACGGATTCTCCGTTACGGCAGAAAACCACATATTAACGTTTTTAAGCGTTTCTGTGCCCTCATTTTTCAAAATAAGTGCAATATATTGCTCACGAGGATTTGAAGCCAAATTAAGGCTTATTTCATCAAATAAATTGCTAAACATGTCATTGGGTACAGGGGTGGATGATTTGTACCCACCCAAAGAATCGGAAATCTTAGTTTGTTGATTATTGTACCCTGCGCTTGTCGTGTAATAAAACCTTAACATACCCTTGTTATTTAGAAGTTGACATAAAAATATTTCCCAGCGACCAATACTCACTTTTCACTTCGTTGTAAACCGATACCGATCCACCTGAATTTTGAACACGTGCAATGTAATATTCATCTACTTCTTTTTCAGGAGGTGTGGAAAGACTTACTTCCGGTACTAAAGAAATGACATAATCATCATAAGTGTACAAACCGTTTCGCTGCTCGGAAGTCAATACACCTCCCAAAGGAAGTGTCCCAAGCACAATAGCTCTTAAATTCGATTCCGCTACAAATGTAGTTGCGGATGTAAGAAGTAAGTTTTGGCTGTCAATTATGTTTACAATCTGATAAACGCCATTATTCAAAGGAACAGAACCGTCTTGTTTTTCAAACCTAATAGAAACAGGAGTTGACGAAGACTGCCCTCTCACCTTGCCTGAAAAATCAACCGAACCAGACACAATACCTTGTGAGTTTACGCTTACATATCCCTTTTCGTAATTTCTTGTTTTATATGCAATCTTCACCCAATAGAAATTGCTGTCATTCGGCACAACGATATTGTCTTCTACATTGATATCTATAAAGTTCCCAGCACTGGTAAGTGCCATCCCAGGAAGTACTTTAATAGTGCCAGAGTTTGTTCCTGTTTCCACTTTAAAAGGTTCTATAAGATTTTCATCTTCTACTGGTTTGTTAACTGTATTAGGATTGATCTTAGACGGGTCATTCGTAATCATCCCAAAGGAATAAGATGCCTGTAGTACCGCCTTCATAAGCGGTGCTGTAGCAAAGAAAGAAATCATATTTGAAAGTTCTTCTTTCTCTAAAAAAACATTTCTACTAACATTTAACTTGCTCATACTCAATATTTTAATTATTTTTGACTTACTATTTCCATCCACTTGGAACACCCTCGCAATTTGTGCCTGTAAAAGTCTGACTATGACTTGTTACGTTATTGTTCCCAGATTCCGTTATCTTCACATAATTAGACGATCCAGAAAGAATTTGAATAACAGGGACAGTTCCAAGTTTCGAACAACCATAAAACATTCTGTCCATATTAACCTTTCCTACACCTGCTGATGATCTATCGTATAGGGACGTGTATGAAACTGCATAGGTCTGTTCTGTTCCTAAAGAAAGATTTGTACAGTTTGCAAACATTTCAGTACAATTCAAATTACCGCTGATATTCTCAAAATTGGTATTATTAAACTGATTTCCTATATCCACATTCACAGGTCGTGCAGATGTCCCTGGTTGTCCTACATAATTTCCTGTTCTTCCAAAAGAAGTGAGTGACGTACATCCTGCAAAGCACCTCCTAAGATTAGTAAGTGTCGTAAGATCATTAAAGAACTTAGCGGGAATTTGTTTCACACCCGTGTTCTCAAACATACTTTCTGCATTCTGCAACTTTCCATTCTTCATATCAAAAGAAGATATATCAGATAAATTCCTACAATTCGCAAACATTCTTGAAGCGTTTGTTACACTTGACGGAAGTCCCTGTCCATAAGGAATAGACAAATAAGTACAATTCTCAAACAATGACTGCATATTTGTTGCCTTCGAAGAGTAAGAAAACATAGCGGTAGACCAGCTGTCGACAAGACTTGTACAACCGACAAAGCAACCAACAAAAGAAACAATGTTTGTGCAATATCTGAACCATAATACCGGAAGTTCGGTTATGGCTGTGCAGCCTTGAAATGTATATTGCATATACTGTGCATTCGTTGAATTGCTAAATGGAGAACTTGTAGCTGATTGACCTCCTGTATTTTTCAAAGCCGTACATTCAAAAAATACAGCATGGAAATCTTCTGTGCCACCTCCCCTTCCAAAAGTACCATTGCCAACGCATGAAGTCAAACTCTTACAACTTCTAAACAAGGAAGAATGATAAACACATGAAGTAGGAACAAGTTGACCACTCGGGAGACTTGTAACCCCACTGCTCCAGAAAGCACCCGCACAAGAATTACCTGTCATTTTGGTAAACAAACCAGAAGGAATAGACCTAAGACTTGTGCAATCTCTAAACCAACAGATAACACCCCCTGAAATAGAAGGAATTGTGTTTGTTGCAATCGATGAAAGACTTGTACATCCTCTAAAGGCAGAATGGTTGTCGCCGGCAGCGTCCACATTATAAGTGCCAGAACTTCCCTGAATAGAAAATGATTCGGGCCACTGTTTGATTGCAGTAGCTCTTGTATGATTTCTGAAATTGGCATACACAGTAGAAGGGTTACTTGTATTTCTACTTCCACCTTGTACCCTTACTTCTCTTCCCACTGTTTCATAAACGCCATTTGATACAGATGGCGTTTGAGGCGATCCGCTATAAGAAACGATAAGAGCTTTCCAAAGATAAAGGTAAATACTGCTCCCTCCTGCGTTCGTTGATTCATCCCCTGTCCCTACACATTCCGAATCCGTAGCGGAAGCATACACATAACCTCCAGAAGGAGAAGAAACCGTTATCCTACCACTTCCATTTGTCTGATCTGTACCACTGTAATAAGACGATCCGTCAGGCGCGGTAGTTCTTATATTCACGAAAGCATAAGGTTGCAATACATTTTCCTTTCTAAGATAAATATAAGTTGTCGTAAGCTCATAGTCAAGAGTGAAATCTATATACGTGTCAGCTCCCGATATTGCAATATTGTTTTTCGTTTGGGATTGATAATTGTCTGCCGTACAAGTGGCATTATACGACCCTGATTGTATTCCAGTAAGTGTAAGCTGTCCTTGTGAGTTGGTGTACCCACTCTTTCCTCCATAAGTTACGTAAGCTCGATTAATATTATACCCATTTCGGGATTTCACTGTAATATGAGCACTGTAAGTCTTATTGGAAACACCTACCCTTTGTTGTGGCATTGATTCCTGATTAACTGTGACAGAACCTTCCGTAGGCTGATAGTCATAAACGGAAACTTCATATCTGTAAGTTTTCCCTATCTGCATCGTAAAGGTCGTTGTACCGTCCGACCCTGTATTTTGCGTACTAAGCCCTTCTGGTTTTACAGAAGCTCCTGAAACTGGAAGCCCTGTATCGGAATTATAAACATAGAACTGCACTCTCGTTTCTTTTCTTGGCATTGCAACATTCACCGTCTTTGGAAGGTCATTTGGTTGCACAACCCCTGTCTGGTCACTGAAATATTGCTTCGAAGCCACCCAATCATAACGCATTCTCGGAACAGAGAATTTGATCTGTCCGTTATTAGTCAGACCTGTTTGTTCTCCTGCACCTCCTTGATTAAGTGTTATTCTTGTACCGTTGGAAATGATACCGTTATCCTCTGTTACAACAAATGTAAGATCATACAAGGTTTGATCCATATAGATGCTCACCACTTGATCATTTCCATTTACAGTAAATTGCTGCTCTCTGTCCTCATATTCCTCATAGGATGCTATGACAGTGTATTGTCCATTGGGAAGTTCCAACACAACACCAGAAGAATCTTCCTGCACAAAATCCTTATCGTTTACTTTCACTTTCGCACCTTCAACGACTGTTCCTCCTGCGCCGTACACCTTGATAGTAGTCTTATAGGTAAGCTGTTTCAAGTCTATCGTAAGGTTCGAATTATTATAAAACTCATAGTTTTCCACATATACCCGTTGATGATTGTTGTCGTAAAATACATCATAAGAATATTTTCCTCCCAACACTCCTTCAAAAACAGCCTGCCCATTGTCAGAAGTCTGTTTTGTCAAACCTGCAAATCTTACGGTAGCTCCATTTAAAGACTTTTTCTCTCCCGTAAAGGTGTTGTAATCATTTACAGTAAACGTCATGTTAAAAGTAGGCATAGGATTGAAGCTCACTTGTATATCCTTATTACTGTCCACAACAACATCCCCATTTACAGGAATCCAGTTTTGCTTTTCAACAAGATAAGTGTAATCACCTCCCAATATATTCGTGAATGTCACTTTCCCATTCGTGCCCGTTCTTTTGCTTTCCGAATAAGCGACAGTATCCTCTGTTGCCAGTCTGTCCTTTGCGGTAAATGTCACATTTGCACCTTCCACCGCGCCAGTAGATGAATTTGTCACCGTAAATGTAACCGTATATCTTGGTATCAATATAAGCGTTACAGGTTCGGATTGATCGTCTTGTACATTGATGTTCTTACTTATGGTATAATAATCCGTCTTGCTTACAGTATAAGGATATAAACCAGGAAAAGCCATAAATATGGCATTACCAGAAGAATCCGTATATTTAAATTCACCATTAAAAGTAACAAGGGCATTTTGTATAGGTCTTTCATTTTCGTCCCTTACAACGAACGTGACTTTTCTTTCATACACATCTCCTTGCATTTGAATATATTCCACCTGCGTTTCTTCATCGTCTTCCAATACCTGAAACAATCTATCTTCTATATTCATGAACAAAGACTTCTCCACATCAATAGAATAATCACCAGGATAAAGTACAATAGATGCTTCCCCGTTTCTGTCCGTCACAAGACGTTTGTCTAAAATGGAAATAGAAGCTCCTTCTATGTAAGCTCCCCTATCCGACAATACTTTGAAAATAACATTCTTCTCTTTCAAAGGCTGAATATCCTCACTACCCATTATGTTTTTGTAGGTAACAAGGTAATCTTCTGTAAATCCTTTTACTCCTTCCTCGCTTGTAAGGGAATTATTAAGATAATAAGCGGCTATCACATCCTTTTCCCCTAAATTACCTTGATAGAATGGAAGGAAAAGTGGCTTTATCTTTATATCATAAATATACACGGAAGCGGGAGAATTTGACCTGTCTTGAATAAGACTTAATGACAAGAATTTCATTCCGTCTTTCATTTGAAATCCTCTCCCTTTCGGGAAATTAAGCTCTAACTGCTTTGCGTATACCCTGTTCTTTCTTGATAGAATTGCCCGGCATTCATAATACACTCCGGCTACAGGAAGTTCCAGGATTCCTTTGCTGCCTGAAACAAAATTATTGCTATCCACACTTCCGTAAGATTCCTTACATATCATAGGTTGAACAGCTTCGTTAAACACTTCCACACCGAATTTCAAATTTTGGTTGCTTGTGGAAGATGTTTTAACCTTAAAAGAAATCTGATAAGAAAGATTTTCTGAAATAGGAAGGAGCTTCGTTTTGTCAATTTCAGAAGAAATACCCACCAAAGCATTTCCAACGAAAGTCATTGCCTGTATAGGAGTGCCATTGTTGTCTATATCATCCACAATAACAACACCTGTAGGGTTCACAAGTGGATAGGCATTCAAATCTTTTACACTTTCCGTTGTTTCATACCCTTTTGTAACATTCAGAACTGTGTCTGTCCTGTTCCATGTAGGAGAGCTATGCCCCATTGTCCATCCAGTATCACGAGACATCAAAAGAGCAAATATAAACTCATCCTCCGTCTTATATCTAATAAGACGGAGAAGCTCCCCAAGTATCACGCCTTCCTTGTTTACAATATCAAGTGTTCCTCTTTTTCTATATTCCTTCACATAATTATTGAACAGATATTTCATCTGTTCAAGTGTGTTCACTTCGTCTGTCACAAGTCCTCTGTTTTCAATAAAAAGTTCAAACAGAATCTTGTTCGTATCAATCTCGTTATATTGCTTTGCATACAAGACAACAAGCGCAAAGATATGACAGACTGTTTCCCAATATGCCTTAAAATCCTCTCCGTCCTTCTTTATAAAAGTAGGAAGAATGCCGGGCGAAGATACTTTTTCAAGTACATTCTCCGCCCATTCCATTACGGCAGGATCGTTTTCTTCAAAGAACCGTTTGAATACGGTTTTATTGTAGATTTCCTGTGACATCCTTAACTTATTAATAATTAAACTTTCTCAACATATAATCCAACAAGGGCTGATAAATCATGTGTAAGAGGTTGTTCACTATTTCTTGTACATTTATATTTTATACCATTTTGGATATAGTATTTATCTTTAAATATTTCCATAGGTGGAATATAAATAATAGGATCATCTATAGTACCTTTGTGTTCTTCATCTACTACTTTCCACAAACTTGCAGTAGCCATAGAAGGTTTCCAATTATCTTGAGTAGTATGTTCTTTTATACATTCCCAAAGAACATTATCAGATAAATATCTTTCTCCTGCTTTAACCATGATACCTGCAACCCATTCTGGATAATGATCTTTAACTTGTAATGCTTCACCCGGAGTAAGATCATATGTATTGATTTCTTTAGTAATCTCTTCATTAAGAACATTCAAAGCTAAGATACGACTAAAGTCTCTATTAATTACAGGTTCTTCTTCTGTACTAGTCCACTCTTCACTATTTAACAATTCAATAAAAGTTGGATCACTAAATGAATATCTTGGAAATGATTCATCTTCAAAAGGTACTAACATTTCTTCATGTAAAATAACTTTACTCTGATCTATACTTGTTCTCATTTCGGGCAGTATTTCAATACCATGTGATTTTGCCCATAATAAATCTACTATTGCGTATTTCATATTATTTTGCTTTTAAAGTTTGTAAATAGTTATATGCTTTGATACAGTCGTCTTTGGAGAGAATTGTAGGATAAATCGCTAAGTTTTTGAAAGCAATTTTAGTATAACTGTTACCCGAATATCCTATAGTTAAGAAATTTTTACTGGTAGATTCCGTTTCTTCATTATAAATAGATTCTTTCCAGTCTTTTAAATAAATCCTGCCATCAGAACAAATTGCATTAACGGTATTTTGATCGGGAATCAAATTATTTCTACCATTTTTTATATTAATGAGTATTGGATTATAATTATAAATGACTATACTATCAAATTTTACAATACCAGCATTGTCTTTTTTCCCTGTATTTATAAGCTCCCAATCTCCTATTACAGTCCAATCATTACCCATTTCAAATATAGACGAAGTTATCTTATCATCCACCCCATCAGTAACCAGATAGCCAGCATATTCACCTTCTTCATTGTACCCGCTCCCTTCTGCAAACCCAAAATTCGACAGTACAAGATTATTACCATTGCCCGTAATGTTGGCAATAGTAGCACGATCTTCGTCCTCGTTGGTTTTGCCTACCACTGTCCATGCCTGATCGGGGAAAAGCCAGGAATAGGTTTTAACGAAGTAGTCTTTGATCTTGGCCAGTTCTTCTTCGGTGGCATCGTGGTCGAGAATAACAAGTTCCCAGATAGCAAATCTACCACACTGTTGTCCTCCAGACAATCCACATCCTACACATAATGGTTTTCCATGATTTTTGCCACCTTTTAAAATACCAACATTATTATATTGTTTTGAAGTTTGCCATGTAAATGGTGATTTTGCAAAATCTATGATACCTCCAGCACCTAAATTCCAATAGCCCTTCCCTGAGGATTCTATTTTTTCAAATGCTACACCTTCTCCCGTGGAATAATTCCTGGTTGACAACAGTCCTCCTGTCAAAGTTGTATTCAAGAAATCCTGATCCCACTGTCTCAACGCCACAACCGTATATCCCTTTTCTTTAGTCAGAATAGGGAAGTTATCACAGACACCGTAATCGTCTACTCCGTCAAAGACGAGTGCGCCAGGATAGAGAGGTAGTTGTTCGATGATGATATTGCAAGATTCCTGTAATTTTAAGAACTTGAATCCGTAATAAGCATTTTTAGCTCCAAAATCAAAACTTGGTAGATGATATATACCATCATTTTCAATTCTCATTATAACAAATTGTTGTGCTCCATTAGAAACATATTCAATTCCTTGTCCGTCTGTTAAACCAGAAACTTTGATAGTACATGATAAAACCCTAAATCCAGTATCACTTGGTGATGATTGACGAAATAATTGAGCATCTGTATTATCCTTTATTGATCTTGCATTAAAAGACTTATAAGTCCAAGTGACATCAATTCTTGATTTTACCTTTAGCCAGCTATTGCTATCATAGTTCTCGGTATATCCACCTACTCCGCTCATTCCAGGCCAAGCGAAATTCTTCATCTGTAAATCATGTCCATTGCCTGTAAGGTCTTTCCATACAGGGTTCTCTGCCATCTGTTCATTAGTAAGACCTAATGCTGAATACCTTGCAATCATACCAGGTATAGATGGAAAAAGAGCTACTCCACCCCCTCCCCTAAATCTCCTAAAAGGAATTGCATTAATATTTCCTATTAAATTCATTGTCAATTCCTTTCCTTAAAAACCTATACTAAGATTGGTTGCCGTTGTCCCTTCTTTCAAAATCTTCTGAACCATGTACATGAGTGGCATTCCTATATTTGCACTCACTTCCGCTTCCGAAATGGTATATTCCATTCCACCTGAAAGGATTACCTTAATTGCCCCTTCTGAAAGAGGAATGATTACAAACGAAACTTCTTGTCCGTTTTGGTCAATCAGCACAATATCTTTATCAATTGTAGCAAAGTTCCATGCACTGCTGATTAAAGAAGGTGCAGCTTCACCATTAGTAGTTATCAGCTTATTGGAATTAGCTGTTACTGTTCTTTTAACTATATCCATGATTATGAAATTTTTAAACGTTTAAAAACAAAGTATATACTTACCCACAAAGATAGTCTTTTCTCAAAAAAAACACGATAAACTTGCACTTCTTGGTAACTATATATTAGTTTACACTAACACATTTAAAATCTACAACTTTAAATATTTCTGTAAACTGGTATATAGTTACCCTCTCCCTTTAGTTTATCAAATAGGTTCATCGTGGTAGTATATACAAAATATACCTTCTCCTGGTTTCGTAATATTTCCCGCATCATCATCTGCCGGAGAAGATTCTTGTCCAGAACCATACCCAGCAATTCTTGTCTCTCCTCCGTCTGGAGAAGTGTAATTAGAGCCACCATAGCCCGCACCTCCCCATGCAGATGCACCGGTTCTTTTCCCACTTTTAGTGTTCAAATATCCCGCTTCACCTTTACTTGTGCCTCCAAAAATAGACTGGACAGGGATAACAACTGAGGATCGAATAGGCTTGGTTACGCTTCCCAAAACAGGACTTTCGTAAGTGCTTTTAAATCCATATCTACCGTCTCCACCTGGCGCACCATCTGGTTGCATTCTTAGTCCTACGGAAGAATCCGTTTGCTCTTTTGCGTTTCGACTTCCGAAACTTCCACTACAATAAAATGTACCTGCCATGTGAGCAGTTATAGCACCGGAACTTTTTGCGTTATATACAGAATAATTAGATAGTCTGCTTTCTTGTGGCATAAAAAGATCAGCTTCATTACGAGCCTCGCTTACCCCATTGTAAGCTGTATATTCATAAGTTGTTATTCCTAATTTTATGGAATATTTTGTGCCGTATGTCCAGCTATCCACATTTGGAACATTGCTAAATGTAATTTTAGCTATTCGACCATCTGAAATATCCGATATCAATATATTAGGAATATATACAATTTGTCCAGTTGTTCCGCCCAGCAATACAAATCTATCCCAAGATTGCCAATACTCAAATTTTCCGCCTCCCCTTCCAACTATCAAAAGGGAAACGTATTTGTAAAAAGTATCTAATTGGTAATTGGATTGGTCACTTGTTATCTGCACCAACTTGTTCAGTTTGGATAAGGTGTATTCCAGATTCACAGTTTGATCGGCTGTTTGTTCGATTACGCCTGTTGTATTGATAGGTTCAAACCCGGCATCTCTTGTAACATTAATAAAATAATTTCCAGCAGGAATCTTGTAAAACGCTGCATTGTTTGAAACATTTGTCGAAGCCTGTTTTTGAACACCATCCGAACCAGTGAAAGTAACGTTACCACCAGAAGGCAATACCTTTACAACCAGATTATAAAGAGGGATAAGATTCATTTGTACCTGCATTCCTTCACTATTCACAGTAATGCTTTGGGATGTTTCTTTGGAAAAATCCCCTTCCGGTACATACAAGATATACTGTCCGTATGCGACATTGGCGAACGTTACGGTAGTGGTTATATTTTTAGTCTGAATCACCTCCAGCCCCGTACTGTCCTTTAGTTGGATTTGGCTTGGCATACCTTGCATTTGTCCAACTCTTCTTACCTGAACATTAATAGTATTGTATATCTGCAAAAGGAAGGTGTTAAGCGCAGTTTTCCCGTTTGCTTCAACCGTTTCCTCTTTGCTTTCAAATCCATCTTTAGAAAAAGCTACTTTATAGCTTCCGTCTGGTACAAATAAAACGACTGTCCCGTTTTGTGAAGTTGTACCGGAAGCCATCTGCACCCCTCCTTCCTTATTTTCAGTCACAACAACCTGTACGCCGGAAACGTCAGTTGCCCCGTCTAATGTGTTCCTATGGACAACTACTGTAAGCTCACCTGCAGGTTGCAAAGTAACCTCAATTGTTTTCGCTTCATTTAATACACCGACTTTCTCGTTCTGCGTTACATAACCATCAGCACTGACCTCATAATCATAATCAACGCCTAATGCAGCAGAAATAACAGCTTCTCCATTGTTATTTGTATTCTGCTGATAATTGTTTGATGCAGATGTCATTTTTACAAGAGCGTTCTCGATAGGAATTGCTGGATTAAGCAAAGGAAGAAGAGTAAAAGGTAAAACTATAAAACTGCTATTTTTAACTGGTTGAAGAGATTTTCCATTTTGCCAATAAAGAGCCGCGTTATTAGTAGGTCCAAACTGGGTACATGTTTGAATATATTGGCTCCCCCATAAAGAAAGACCCAATGTACGCAAAATCTCTTCCACCTGTGTTCTGTAAGAATACAAAATATTTACCTCACCAAATGAAGGTAAATAACCACTTTGTCCATTCCCAAACGCATATGTCTTAGCATATTTTGCCGCAAGTGCGTTGTCAATTCCTAAAACAGATATTATCACATCAGTGTAAATAAACCCATGTGTTGCTTTACTTAAGTTTGAGATTGGTATACTAGAACTTAACAACGGTACATTGGGAATCAAAGTGTCTCGCCCACCAAAAGGATAGCTTTGGGCACTTATGGCTGTCGATACCATGAACGAATTGGTATCGGTTGAAATGCCTATACCACATACAGCAGACACTCCTTTACCAGATGATACCCATTCTTCTTTTGTGTAACGATTATTATCTTTATCGTAAATATATACACCGTTTGGAACAGGATTGTATTCATAGGTACAGAAAGGACGAACTGTATATGAATTACTTTTGGTCGTTCCCCTTTTTGTGCCATTAACCCAACCAAAAATCCAAGCATTATTTGAATTATGTTGTGTCGAAGTCCAATATGAACCACTACTCAATGGGTCTGAACCGATTATCGCACTTATTGAAGTGTCAATCTTAACTCTGTTTAATTGAGCTACACCCCACTGTCCACAAGAAGGCAAGAACCAAGAATTTGTACCGAATCCTTCTGTAGAATAAGCTGCGCACTTATGTGCCGCCGTGCTTTCCGTTGGTTTCGCAAGTATGATGTTTTGAGAATTTGTCTTACCTGCAAAATCACAAAGAGCTAAAGATTCATTTGTTTCGGTGACTACATTAGGAATAATGCCTAATGAATTTGTCCAAAAACTGGCAGTCAGATTTTCCAAACCTATGAAGTCAAAATCCTTGCTTCTTACATCAGTAATGACACCGACACAAGTTTTAGTACCGTCCAATTCAGTTGACCATGTTTTGTCACCATATACAAAATCACCAACTTTGGGACGGGAAATAAGTGATGAACCTTGTTTTGAAGTTACCTTAAATGTTACATCTACATTATTTGCAATCAAAATTTCTTTGTTGATGGCAGGCGCATTTACATTCAACGTGCCTGATTGTGCTTCCAAAGGAGAAGGCGGGGTAACTGTATAATCATAGTTCCCATAAAGAACCTTGTCAGCCGGAATATCCGAACTTATTGCCTTTTTGCCATAGAAAGAGAATGTGATATTCAAATCTTTCAAATCATCTGCGGATAATGTACCTCCGTCAAAAGATTGCACATGCACTGACCAAATGGTAGAATTACCTATTGTTTCTGTATCCAACAAAAGATCAGAAAGCTGGAATCTTTGAATTACATCATTTCCCATCTCCACCGTTAAGGGAGCGTTTTGCGAGCCATAAGTTATAACTATCTTCAGATTGGACGGAACACCACTTACCTTAAAACCAAAATCCAAAGCCTTGTGATAATCCACTGTCTTTTCTGTGCCAATTTGGAAAAGACCATTCGAAAACCCTATAAGTCCGGCATCCACATTAAACAAAACATAAGTCTCTGTAGAAGCTGTCGATGTCTTGATCACGCTCGTTAAAGTAAGGTTCTTTTTCGTTTTATCCCAGCTTCCCTCCCTGCCATCTATTTTATTTGAATTGTAAATTCTGGTAAGACTTTCCGTAATACCACTATTATCCTTATCCTGAACAATTGTCAATGGAGAAACAATTACACCATTGGGGAAATAGGTTTTTAATTGATCTGTTATTACGCCGTCCGCTGGAACAAGATATTTCTCATCTTCTTGAAAAACAGGACAACTGGAAAAATCCGCATCGCTGTCTTGTGACCACTCAAACTCTCCACCATCAAACGTCATAGTAGCTACACCAGACGAGTTAGTCGTCCCTTTGTATTTGTTAGATGAATCGCTTCGATCTGTCATTTCGATAACGACATTCTCAATAGGAGAACTATCATTTTGATTTTTTACAGTAAATGTAACCGTTGAAATTTGAAGCATCTCAACCGTTATGTTCTGATCTCCACCAGCAATTGTAAATTCACCTGTTACATCTTTATAACTAGATTTCTTTGCTGTATAGATATACTGTCCGTTCTTGTAAGTCAAAGTAAGAATGCCGTTAGAAGCAGTAGCTCCACTTGCAACAGGTGTGTCTGGAGATTCTGCCTTGGCAAAACTTATAGCTACATCTTGTGTGGATGGAACAGTCTGGAAAGTAACATTGTATTTTACATAATCAGCCAAATCCAATTCAATGACGCTTGCGGCGGTTGCCACACTAAATGTTCCGCTTGGCACTTCCACCAGATTAGGATTATCCGTACTTGTAGTAGGAATCTGATATTGATAATCCCCTGTAGGAAGAGCAATTGCCGCGATACCCTGACTGTTTGTTACAATGGTTTCAGGAAGTGCCCTTGCGCTACTTTGCCCTACAATTATCTTTACATCCGCCAAAGCAGAATTTCCTACCTTTGTATGGAATGTAACTGTCGCTCCAGGAACAAGTGTTATCTGTACACTTTTTTCAGCTTCTTCGATTCGCACATTTCCTGTCCCGTTTAAAAAACCTGTTTTTGAATAAGCGTAAGTATGCGTTCCTGTGGAAAGATTTATTGTTGCTATACCGTCTTGCCCCGTTGTGATTGTATCATTACCATCAATAGTAATTTCAACGCCTTGTGTGGCTGGTGAAGTTGTAAATGTAGTTTCAAATCCATAAGTCAATTCTATCACTTTCTCCTGATCGGCATCCTGAACACTTCCCACTCCTTCTTCCGGCGAATATCCTGTGAGTGACGCATTCCAATCATAAGCACCGTTTATTACCTGCACAGGATCAGTTGTTCCATCATCTTTTGTTTTAAGACTTACAGTATTTCCACTTAATATGGCCGGTCCACTTACACTGACAGTCACATCTTTTAAGCCTGATTTTCCTGCGGCGGTCACTTTAAAGGTAAGATTCCATATCTTCTTCAATATCTGCGTAAACGTAGCCTCTCCAGTTACTTCAAATGAAAGAGTTTTAGTCTTATAGCTGTTCTTCATGAATGAAGCGGTATATTTACCAGCTTTTAGACTGATTATCGCTTCTCCTGACGCATTTGTGGTAACTGTCTTGTCCTCATTTTCTATATCGATAGACACTCCTTGCAAAAGATTGGGCGAAGCCATGTTATCTTTTACTACAAACGTAATATTATATGATATAGGGGTAAGTTGAACTAATACGTTCTTGTTGCTACCGGAAACTTCCACATTACCTTGTGTCTGAACATAACCTTCCTTCGTTACCGTATAAGGATACTGCCCGTCAGAAAGACGAACCGTTACCAAACCACCCTGCGAAGTCTGATAGTCCTTTTCGTTGATATGAATATTAGCGTTTTCAATTGCAGCACCTTCATCTGTCTGTACAGTAAATACAATATCGTATTTCTTGTACTTCATATTTACAGGAAAAGACGGAATATCTGCACTTACAACTTCCAGCTCGCCTAAATAATCGTCCATACCATTGGCAACCACCGTAAACGGATATGTACCATTTTTTAACTGCAAGGACACCTCACCATTATCCTGTGTCTGATAAGACGTTGCATTTATCTCCACTGTAGCCCCCTTAATAGGTTCTTTCAATGGATTTTTTACCGTCATTATGACATTGTAAAGTCTTGCCTTTAAACTTATTACACTACTGTTATCACTGTCAAGAACAGTAACCGAAGAACTGCCGTCATAATATCCCGACTTTGTTACGGTATAAGGATATGTCCCGTTTTGAAGGCTTACAACAGCTTGCCCTCTTTCATTTGTAGGATAAGAAGAGCCATTGATATTTACTGCTGCTCCTTGTGCCGGACTACTGTTATCACTGTCAAGAACAGTGATAACCACATTATAATGTTTCAATACAAGGGTTCTTTGAATAAATGTATCCTGTCCTTCTACGTTGAACGATCCGGTCAAATCATCATATCCCTTTTTCTGCACGGTGTAGCTGTAATTTCCACTCTTTAATTTTATAGTAGCTTGTCCAGAACCGTTTACATTCAATACTCCCGTCTGTCCTTCTATTTTGATTGTAGCTCCTTCTGCCGGATTCCCCTGATTTACCTGCGAAATATTAAATTCCACATTGTATAAAAAGAAATCCATCTCAAAGGTAACGTCCGCATTCTGGTTGTTGACCTTAATTTCCCCCTGTAAAGTATCATACCCTGTCTTTTCAATTATTACAGGATATTCACCATTTACAAGTGGTATTTCCGCCTCTCCATGCTGGTTCGTAAGATATTCTCCATTGTTCACCTTTACAATGGCATTCGGTATAAGCTGATTTTCCTTATCCTTTACAATGACAGTAATCGTCCATACCTTAAATTCCAATTCAGGATATACTTCTTTATCTCTACCATCCACAACTACACTGCCAGAATACTCATCATATCCCAACTTTTCAATAGTGTAGGGATAGTTCCCGTTCCTTACGGACAAAGAAGCCACACCTTGCAAATTGGTAGTGGTGGTTCTGTTATCCATCATTACATTTGCATAAGAAACAACCCCTCCCTTTTCGTCCGTCACATGGAAAGTGACCGTATAGGGAGCTAAAACCATTTGTACATCAATGGAAACACTACCGTTCAACACTACAAACATTCCTTCTACGGGGATATATCCCGAAGCGGAAACAATATATTCATACTGTCCGTTTGCAAGTTGGATAATAGCTTGCCCATTGCCATTTGTTATAACAGCATTGTTCCCTATAGAAATATTTGCACCTTCCACAGTGCCACCTTCCGAATCTGTCACATTGAAATAAACCTCTTGATAAAGGTTGAGTGAGCTGTCGTTGATGCCTACAAACAAATCCTCCGGTTCAGACGGGTAAAACAACGGAGAGAGGTTGCTATCAGAATCGTACAAAATATTTCCGTCTTGATCGCGCATCACAAACCCCCTTATACGCGGAAGCTGATTTGCCGGGACTTGCTGATCGTAATACGGAAAGAAATACTCGTCCGGCACATATTTTACGCCATCGGTCTTTTTTACAATATCCAGCAAATCGTCCCATTCTACGATTTTTCCAGGTGTCCAAAAACGAAAATCAAGATATTTAGTAAGGTTCACTTGTATGTTCTGACGCACAGTAGACACATCGTAATCCGGTTGAAGCTGAACGCGGAAATCCAACCCCCTTTCTGAACCCACATAGAACCAATCAATATTCTTGATACCAATACCAACTACTTTCCCTTCAATATTCAGTTCTGAAATACCAAAATATCCTTGTGCGCTTTCAAGAAGTGTATCAAGTTCTTCTTCGGTAAAGAAAATACCGTTCTGCGAAACAACATAGAGATTATATATGCCCTTTTCGTCCAGACCGGCACTCATTACTTTTAAGACACGATCGTCTATGTTGCTAAGTGTCTGTGTCCAATATTCTATTGTATTCTTGCTAAGGATATTCAGATTGTTCTTAATACGGATTCTAAACGTTTCATCATCCTCACTATCACGTCCTCCAATAGCATAATATTCATTCGTACATTCGATATGACCTTGTGGCTGCGGAGAAACATTAGTAATGCTATTAGGCGGTACGTTTGTGGAATACCCTGCGTTGATACTTCTTACCTTTACATATCCGTAACCACTTTCCCCTACAGTCAATGCTTCATCAACTTGGAAACGAATACCATTTTTATTTACAAAAGTAACAGACGTATCATATACTGTACCTGGATCAGCAGATACCCTTATATATGTCGAAGAACCCAAAGCACCTTTACGCGGGCTGACACCATACAAAGCAGCAGCCTTATCCAGATAAACGCCTGTAGCTGTATCTGGAAATATCTGCGCTTCCTTTATGGCAATATCCTTCATTGCCTTTTGAGCAACTTTCGCTACACCGAATGCCGTAGCATTCACAACCGAACCGTCAGCTACATTACTTACCTTAGCTGTCTTATCTAAAAACATCTCTATAAAAAGATTCTTTAGATTGGTTATTGTTGCACTTGTTTTTGTAATCATCTGAATATCAATTATATAGGAACATTTACTAAATAATCTTTCTTTGTTACCGTTTTACATTGCAAAGAAAGGAACACGGCATCTTCCTCTCTTTTTACATCCATCAACTCCACAGAGTCCCATCTTGAATCCCTTTGGAACATGTTCATTACATCCTTAAAAATAGAAGGGTACTGGATTGCGTTCACCGTTGTTCCTATGAACTCATTTGCAATTCCATAATCCTTAAACTCTGGTATAGCACCTTTTTGAGAAGAAAGAATAGTATCCAAAGCCTGTCGGATCGCATCATCGCCTATCACTATCTTTAAATCGTCATTCTCAAAGACAAAATTCACATCTATGTCACGTCCCAAGATATTATCTCCCACAAGTACATCCACAACAGTATCAAGATAATTATTCCCAGCGTTCTTTAGATTGATATAGAACTTGTTTCCTCCATCAGAGAACGAATAATCAGTTTCTTCTATATACTGCGGTATTGTAATATTCATCCAATCATCTTCCGGGTTGGTACTGTTAAGCTGTCTGGATACATCTTCAAACCGTTCCCCTGTCCGAAGTGTCTTTTCCATCTGCAAAGTATTGTTCCTGTCTAAAGAAGAACTTCTAAGCCACCTTGCGGAACTTTTAATAGTGGAAAGTTTTGTCTGTGTCTCTGTAAAGTTGTCCAGAATATCCCACATGGAAATGTCATCCAAAGTATTTTCATGTAGGATGAACAAAGGCTCAATCGTTTCCGATTCTCTCACAAGTTCCACAAGGCGCAAAAAAGAATCCTTGTCCATCTCCCCACCATTACTATAATAGTCCACAATAAGAGGATAATCGTTGGCACAGAAATCAACAAACTTCTGGAAATATGACTTTATATCATATCCCGTTACGTTGTAAAATTTTTCGAAAGCATCATCCATTGCCCAACAAACCTTTAGAGATTGAACTTGCAAATTCATTTATGCCCTTTTGTATCACATTAGAGGCGCACATTTCCAAAAGCGAACCTTTACTACCACTTGTTCCCGAAACCGCTTCTAAAGGAGCTATAACAGTCATTTCAAGATTGTATTCCCATATCATATTCTTTGATATACTCTGACTGAAATTAACGCCACGCGGTGGAATCGTAACAAGATAGCTTTCTCCAAGTGCCATGTTATAGAAGAAAAGTTTCATGGGAAACCCGTTCTCGTCCACTCCGTTGCTTTTATCTATGATAGATTGTAATATCTTGATACAACCATATCCCGTTTTAATACCAGCATCAAAGGAAGGCATAGTGAGAGAACTTGTAGATTTTCCCTGTAATTGATAGAGATAACGCTTTCCTGCCGAGATACTAAAAGCTGCACCTGTCAACGAAACGCTATCAGAACCGCTTAAAAGAATCTTGAATGTCCTTCCAAAGTTTCCCTTTATCGTAATTGTCTGCGGCATAAAAACAGGAGAAGTAAGTACTGTTATACCTCCTGCCGTGTTGACTACCGTAGTTCTTTTAGGTTCACTCTTATCTATACTCTCCGGGCTGATAGGGAAAGTAAAGACATCAATTGTGTTCCCTTTGGAATCTGCCAACTCCAAAGAACACATATACACTTCAAAATCATTCGGGAACTGCGCTGCCATCATGGAGCGACCCAAATTTTTAAGTGTCGATTTCGCTGTTTTTACCACTGAATCCAAAACTGCCACGGCTTTATAATTGGTAATTATATACAAGTTTACACCTGTAATATTAGTTAATAAATTTCTTAACTGGGTTATACCCAAACCCTGTATAGGGTGGCATTACTGCATCCCCTTTTACTTTTCTCATACTGATATATAGTTACCTTATAATTTTAACTTGTTCAAAAGTACGAATTTCTTCCCCAATATCCTAACCCTGTGTTATCTTTTCATTCTCATAATCAGAAGCAACAAAACTTTGCGCCGATTGCATGGGAGATGTAACGGGAACAGGAGCGGGACTTGGCACGCCAGCCGTTGCTCCAACAAGAAATGAACCTGCTGGAACATTGTGGGTATGGGAATTGAATGTATTTACAAAACCATTCAATTTACTTGTAAGATTATCCAGTTCAACCAGACCTTTCAATCCCCCACCATTGAACTCAATAATATCGTTGTTCATTTTCAAAGTAGATGCTCCCGTTTTCAAATCTAACTGTTCTTTCGTTATCGTGCTTTGTACATCTTCCCCAATCTTTACCGATACACCGGAATTATCCACTTGCAAAGATTGTTCCATTTCCTCCGTTTTCCAATGAAAATAAACCTTTTCCAAATCCATAGAGACTTTTCTCTCCTCTTCTTCCGGTTTTTCTGGATTCACAACCTTTGCCTCTATCTGTGTGTATCCCTTTACGGAAACATTTGTTCCTCCGGTCACATTCACGCTTCCAGTGGATTCAACAATTACCTCCGATTCTTCTGATCCTGTAGCAAGTACCTTTACGGATGCTTTTTTAGGAGAATTGATAGAAACAGAAATTGTATTATCAGTAGGGTCAACCATCAAAGAGGACGTCACATTTCCTATTGTTTTTCTAAACCGGAAGGTATTCTCTTTCCACATAGGAGATTGATCGTTTCTACAATAACTTCCTACTACAATAGGAATACCGTCATACGGATTAGTAGCTATCACCACTGCCGACCCTTGCTCATTTTCTTTTAAAGGAAACTCTATATTCGCCAACACTTCGTTTGTGATATATATATCCCTAAAGAAAACACCGCCATTTCCCATAACAGAAACACGCCCGGTACGAAAGCAAGTCTCTACATACAAATCCCTGTCCACTCCGTTAGGAATGACTATAAATCCAAATGAAATAGGTTCAGAAGAACCATTTAATTTTCTTACCTTTCCCCCTGCCATAATTAACTAAACATCTTACGATTCAAAAAATAATCAAACTGATCTTTATCCACTTTAGGCATGACAAGCGTTGTTATTTTATCCGCTTCTGCTTGCTTTGCTGCATTTCTTATTTCTGTCAAATCAATCAATTTGAAATAATCCGGTTTGACATCTTTACTTTCTTCTCCGGCATTATCCTGCCGATTCTTTACATTCGAAAAAGAGTTAGAAAGAATCGGCATATACATACCTCTTTCTACTTGTAAAATCGTTTGTCTTTGCAAGTTGCCATCCAAGAACGAAACATTGTTTACAACCGAGGAAACATAAAAGAACTCATTTGTCGGCTCAAAATAAATAAACGTCCCAACCTTTATTCTTCTATCCCCATTGATCGTAATAGTCCCTGTCCTTGTAAACGGCAAATAAGCTGTTGATTCCATAATGTAAATCAAATCGTTTGTTGCAGCCGCCTGAAAATTTGCAAGAGATCGGGTTGCCTCTGTACCTTCCAAATCCTTGTAATTCAAATATTGATCCGTAAAGGACATTTTCTTGTTACCAAAAACTTCCGCATACTCATTCAAATATACAATAGGAACAAAGGCAAGACTTGTTGTATTTGTCTGCCCGGCATGATTGCTCATTACTTTTAACTGATACCATGAATAACTTCTTGTGTCATAAGACAAATCATATCCGTGCATGTTTTCAGACTTAACCGTAATGTATTGCCCATTCTTATATGCACCCAAAATAGCATCCTTGTTGAACGGTGGTTGCCTTACCACAAGGTCTATTGTATTAACATAAGTATCAAAATAAAACTCAACCAAAGGGAATTGACAAACCCTATTCATATACTCCAAAAGTGTACCGTTCGGATTGGCAATAGAAGAATCTATGAGCACCCTTTTTTCAAGGACATCTTCCACAAACACTTTGAATATTTGCCAAATTCCATTTACAAATTGTTTTTCGTCTACACCTATATCGTAACTTTCCGTTCTTTTATCTTGCCATGAATCAAACACACTATTCTTTGTTATACCTATGTTTGACATCACATTCACAATAAACCAAATACATTCCCGGATAGGCTTCATTTGATACGACCACAAAAGATTGGAGAATGCACCTGTAAGGACGTTTCTTTTAAACCAAATACTATCTTCGCTCATTTCATACCAATGAGAAAATGTATCGGTTGCATTAAGCAAAGGGATAAAATAGCAACCATCATCTGAAAACAGTTTGTTTATATCCCGTCCTTCTATTGTAATGGATTTTATGTTTCCTTGTGCTTCATAAGATGTGGTACAAGTATCTACAAACCCTATCATATCCCAAATATTGTCCTTTGCTACTTTAGAAACAGGAATTTCCAAATCGACACGTTTGCCAAAATCCACATCTCCTTTATTGTTTTCTTTTTGCAAACGTTCAAACCGTATAAAGACAATATCGTTGTTTTGTATAAATTTCTCTTGGAAGGACTTGACTTGCGCACCGGTATTAGAAACTGTATTAAATTGTTCCAAAACAGAATCCCCAAACTTAAATGAACTTCCATTAAAATAAAAAGGTGCTAACAAAATGCTAAACTCTCCTGTTTGTTTAGATTTAGTTGTAACCGTCTGCAACACATAAGGAGATAGGTCGATCACTTTGTCAATTGATTTTATGTACATCCATACCCGGATGTTCATAGATATTATTTTGGCATTTATCCCAATTCCTTCCAATGCAGAAGTTACATTTGTATCAGGCAAATATTCAGGATCACTTATCAGTTCTTCATAGTTATCTCCCCAATATGCTTTAAAACTTCCTTGTGAAACAAACTGCCCTTCTTTTGCGGCTTTCACAAGAGAAATAGGTGTATCTCCTTTAGGACACCACAAAACCGTCCCCTGCTTTATATAAGGCAACGTGCCGGAATCATAGTCACTTTTGTATTTGACTTGTTCTTCTTTATCATACGTTCCCCAAATGATATCCAGATTTGTGATACCCTTACCATTTTCAACCTTCATCAATTCAGAGGGTGTAAATTTCTTTTTCCCAGACGGAAGAATTTTTTGCCAATAATTTATAAAGTCCTCCGGTTTTGCTTGTTGATAGCTTTCCAGAGGATAAATAGGTGGATTTTTTAATTCTTTATTTTTTTCTTCTGTCATAGATTACTCCTCCTCTTTTTTTGAGCCTTTAAGAAAACCATATATCAAAAGAGATGGAAAATTATGAAATGCAGTAGATAGCTGCTGCATAGTTGATCCATCATTCTTTTTGTACGCTTCCATAAAACGTGTATAATAACTTTCCACCAAAGACGATGTATCTGAAATGGACGTATAAATACCATTTATAGCATTCAATATCTTACCCAATCTATCTATATTCGTTTCCCCAATACCAATCATCCTATTTTCATAAGCCGACATCATCTTTTCTCCTGTCGTAACAGTTCTTTCGGCAGCAGTAGGTTCATATCTATTTGTCGGATCGTTACGTTGCTGTAAGGCTTGTTCCGCTTGACGAACCGTTTCAAATATCTTCTCGTAATCAAAATTACCACCTGCCGTAAGTTCATTAACATCTGTCCATGTAAGGTTTGTGAAAGCTCCCTTCATAAGATTACGCATCATTTCAAGACTTCCGCCTGAATATTGCTGTAAAATCTGCAAAAATTCTCTCATAATATCAGGGTCTTTCGTCAAATCGTCCATTTTTGCAAACGCTTCCGAAGGTGTGCTGGCTCCTGTTGCCTGTTGTACCGCTCTAAGAAGTAGGGTTTGTGTTACTTCATCCTGTGAAATTCCTTTGCCCATAAAAGCCTCTTGAACCCGTTCAAGCTGTCTACCTTCCATTCCTGTTTGCAGACGAACGGCACGCATAATAGCAGCTATGTTTGCCGCATCTATCTCACCTGTTCGAGAAAGGATATCATCAGCAGACCGAACAAAAGTAGTCATACTTTCATCCATAGTAGAAGCAATTTCACTAAGCGGAATTTGAAGTTGCTTCATGGTTTGTTCAAAAGACCGGATAATAGCAGATGAAGAAGCTGTTTGTCCTTCTTCTGTACGAGCGAAACGCATTGCTCCTTGCATTCCCATTACCGACTGATCGCTAAGCCCGTATAAACGCTGTACAGCCATCAAACTTTGTGTTTCCGGTACAGGTGCTACAGTTACTTCTTTTCCGCCGGCGGCACGAATAAGTTCAGCACGTCTTTGAATGTATTCACCTACATTCATTCCCAAAGCAGAAGAAGCGTAGCTACCCTCTCTGAAAGCCGTAGCCATAGATTGTCCGGCAGTTGTTCCCATTGTTTGAGAATAGGCTATAGTTCTTTTTTGAGCTTCCATAGCTTTTTCTACAGAAGTCGTAAAAATACCAGCAACCACATTTGCAATAGCCGTTGTAACTCCGCCTAAAAATCCTCCTACACCGGGGATTAAAGAAAGCCCTTCCCCTAAAATTCCGCCTAAAGAAGAAATAATCCCGCCACCCATAGCAGCCGGACTTTGGAAAGTGGCTCCTACGCCGGAAATAACCCTTGTTGCGATATTGGTAGCAGTGCTTCTATCGCTGCCTCTTTCCACATTTTCTTGTCTTTCCCTTGTAATAGTAGTTGGCTCTCTGTCTACCGGTGTCGGGGTGGGAACCGGAATAGGTTGTATTCCTGAACCTCCGCCAGATGTACCCCTTCCGTTGTACAAAGTTTCATCTATAGAAAAAATACCTTCCTGTATGGCTTCTAAAGCTCTTGTGCCGGCTTGTACTTGTTGAAGTATTTGTCCGGCTATACCGGAAATATCGCCATTCCCAGAAGCGATCGCCTCCACCACAGAAGCAAAACCTTCTTTATTGATACCCAAAAGTGCATTCAAATCTATAGCCCTTGCACCACCGGTTTGATAAACGTCAAGTTGTCCTCTAAGACTATCTATTTCGTCTTGCTTCGTTCTTCTCTTTCTTCGAGTAGGAGTTGGTTGTTCTGTTTCTCCTTCTTCCGGTTGTGGGGTTGGTTGAGTGGGACGAACAGGAGAAACAGGTTGCCTTCCTCTTTCGGAATTTTGTCGTCCCAAAAGATTCAATTGTTCCCTAAGCTGATTGATAGCATCATTTTGCTGACGAAGAATATTGTCGTTGTTTTCAACGATCCTTCGCTGAATACTTTCCATTTCCCCACCTATAGCCCTAAGTTGAGAAGTGTCTACCGAAACTCTAAGCCTTTTCTCCGCGTTCGCCATTTTCCTTTATCTCTTTTGCTTTCTGTTCAAACTCGATCATCTTAAACATCTGATCTTCATAGAAAGCAGTATCTTGTTCCGAAATTCCACCTTCCGGTGCTTTTAGCCAATCTCCAATATTAGGAATATATTCTTGTTTTTCTTTTTCTTCTTTTTCCTGTTGCAGTTCATAAAAAACTTTGTCTTCCTCAAATTCCATAAGTTCTGCAAAGAAATCACATTTCTTATGTTCTTCTGAAAGAAACGGGATTTTATGCTTGTTCCTATACCATCTATCAATAGGAAACATATTGTCCCATCTTATGACAAAGTTTTTATATTCTTCTCGGTTCATCAGTCTACAGATGAAAGGATTTTTTCAGCTTCCTTCAAGAACGGGAATACGTCTTGCATATAAATATCACAAATTTCTTTGTAATCTTTCAACCCCAGTTCAGAGAAACTTTTTACTTTCAAGTCAGACATCAGTTGCGGACACAAAACAGAAATGGCAGCTTCCACATCTATCATATCCAAAGCACGCTGTGCTGAAATAGTTGGATTGCCAATCATGGAATTATAACTTCCTTTACCAAGTCTCTGTTTGTTTACCTCAATTTGGTAATACTGTCCAACGTTCGGAAAACTGATCTCATACTTTCTTCCTTTCACTGTAATCTCTTTAGATTCCATACTATATGATTTTTAATTGATTGATATACGCAAAGATATATATAAAACAGAGAAAAGCGGAATTTTCATCCCGCTTTCTGAAAAGATTATTCACCAACAAATCACACACATTAAATTGTGCCAGGTTCAACGATATGATTATCAACAAATTATCGTCAAATCAAAAGGTTAAAACGCCAATTTCAAAGCCGGAATTGTAAAAATACTGTTTCCAAAGTGGCCCGGAGTTAAATAATTAATAACAAGGTACTTATGATAAAAATACCGCTTATAAGTAATAAAAAGTGTCCCGGCTTTTGTTTACTCCTCCCTTGTCCTTAATTTCAATATTATTTTCTTCTTTATATTCAATTCTTGACAAATAAAATCCACAAGTTCCTGCGATCCTTCTAATACATTATTCCCCTTGCTAAAATTATCTTTAGAAAACAAAGGCTGCGTGTTTCTCCAATTAAAACAAACCCTTTGTTCTTCATCGTCCGTCAAATCAAAATAGAAGCATGGAACGATATGATCAATGTGCCATATTTTACCATAATTATCCCATGACATACCAACCTTAAATTGAGATTCAATAAAATCAATAAAATCTTTTCTTGAACAGCCAATCAACCTAAGCATACTGCCACTATAAGTAGGGCGATGGATCATTTTTCTAAGCAAATTATGTAATCTAAGATTCATTCTCGCTTGATTATTCTCATACAATCTTTTTAAATTGTATTCACTCATATATTTTCTGCCAAGTTCAATCGATCGAAATTTGGCAGATTTTATCCTATTCTTCTCCCTATATTCTTCTGTATGAGACAGTTCTCTTTTCCTCTTATTCACACAATCTTTACAAGAAAAATTTATCCCCAATCTTGTAGAATTATTCAAATGAAAACAATCTATCGGAAGCCTCTTCCCACATGTAGAACATACAAAAAATTCATTTCCGTTTTCGTCTATCTCTATTTCTTTTGTCTTTTTTGGATTTGCCAAATACTTATGATAATACTCATAGCGTTTTTGTCTTGCTCTTTCTTTATATTCTGTATCATTTCTCCTTCGCTCATTTTGTCTTTCCCTGTTTGCTTGTCCTTTAAGCGTTTGTTGATACTTTCTTACAGATTCCACCCTTCTCTTTCTTTCTTCTTCTGTTAAATTTTTAGCAGACAAACATTCTTTACATCTACAAGTAAGTCCATCAGTAGCAGCACAATTCTTTTGAAAATTCTCAATAGGGAGTTCTCTCTTGCACTTAGAGCAAATTTTTGTACCTTTGTCAAAATTAGCTTTCATAACCAAAACCAATTTAAGCTCAATTTATCGAAATCTGCCCATACATTGACTGCAATCTTTGTATGGGCATTTATTATTATACACAACAAAGGCAAGAACTTTAGATATAGCATCCTCAATTCTTACCTTTAAAATTAGTTAAAATATACTATAAAAATAGTAACTATCTTATTTTCAACACTTAATATTCGGCAGTTACCACGGGGTGGAGGTACCTAATATTGACATTATAGGAAGCAACGGATTGCTCCTGCAACTGCCAATTCTGATTCTCAATGAAACAAGGTGTCAAAAGAGCAATTGTCTGTCCTGTCGGGTCAACGCTTGTTACCATCTTACGAGAGTCGTCAAAATTCTGTACCAATTTCTTATAAATCATGATAGAGAATCCTTGCTCTGCAAATGTAAGGGTGTCCAAAACCTCCTGCAAAGTCCCCAGACGGTGAATCATCGCTTCCACTACCGGAGCCTTAAAAGACAAAAAGAACTGATCTACCGTTGCCGAACATCTGTAAGAAACCGGCGGGATTTCCTGAATAGGCAAACTACCCAATCCCTGTACATCCACACGGTTAATTTGTTCCTGTACAGTTATATTTCTAACAAAACCGGCTGTTTCGTTGCCGATCTTGATATATGCCATAGGTGCACTGAATGTCTGCATAATATCTATGTTTTAGAATTATTATCCACGAATTAAGAAGCCTGTAAAGAACAACTTGTTGATTTCATTGTTAACAACGATCTTGTAGGTTACAAACCAAGCATCTTCCTGTCTTGTAACAAGAACGTCTTTGAATGAAAGTAATAGATTATCCTGTGCCTCATTTGCCACTCTCGATTGCAAATAAGCAACCGTCCAGTCTTTCACTGCGCCGGCAGACAATGTATTGACGTTTACACCGTTTTCCTGTCCCAGCAAGTCAATAGAAGCGTTTACAACCAATTCCTTGTTGATTTGGGCAACGATACGCATAAACTGAATACTGTGGCTCTGACCGTTGGAATTGAAGAGCACTTTGTTATCCTGTAAAGTATTTACGCCTTGTAATACAACAAAGTTGTTCGTATAGTCATTGTAAACCGTCACAAGCATACCGGCATTCAAAGCCTTTGTCTTTTCCGTATCGTTCAAAGTATGTTTCAACTTGTCGATACCGATTGTTTTGTTTGTAACCGGGATATAAGGCGGTTTTCCTGCCGTTCTACCCAAAATACAACACAAGTTATACATTACTCCCCACCAGCGTGTTTTGATACCTGTAATACCGGAAGTCATACCTGCACCACCATGTACCAACTGAACCAACTCACTGTTGAACCCTTTCGCCAAATCAAGAGATTTAGAGAAATTGGCAGCATCGTCATAACCTCCCACAAACAAGAAATGAGTGTACTTAGCTTGACTATTCATATGAGCAATGTACTGTTTCTGCAATGCGGAATCAGCATTTGTACCGAACTGATCCATAAGAGCAAAGCTATAGTCCAAACCTGTAATTGCTTCCATAACTTTCGCCATGTTGTCGGTATTGTAAGTTTCAGTACCGCCCTTTGCCAAGAAATAGGATTTACCAGCCAGTGCAGTAGTAACGTCACTCTCAGATACCGTTCCTTCTCCTTGTACTTCCGCGTTTTCTGTCAATACAAACAGGTTAGCAAAATTGGAATCGGATTTAGCCCATTCAAGCAAAGTTCCAATATTGTCAAATTCCGGTGACTGCAATACCAATGTAGGTGCTACTTGATTTTCCGGCGTTTCTCCAATAGGGTAATCATCTTCTGCGTATCCTGTAAAAGAACCGACATAGAATTTCATGATCCATTTTGCCGGATCGTCTACGCCTTTCACAATGGATACACCATAACCGGTAATCAAATTACCAGCTTCGGAAAGTTTGCCATTTGCTCCCAAACCTTCATCCAGTGTCTTTACTTCAAACGTGCCACCTGCTGTAGTAGCAAAAGTAATAGTTGCAGAAGTAGTCTTAGCTGCCCTTACATACAAAAGTTGAGAGATACCTGTAGAAGCCGGGTTTGTATAATCCGGTGTAAAAAGGCCTTCTGCAATCTTCCAGAACATGCCTCCCTTTACAAAAGAACGGAACTCTGCAAGGGTGTCAAACGTATAGACAGAATCCAATCCTTGAAAGTTTTCTCCATCTATACCAGAACCACCACCCCAATTTGCACCATAAACGCCACTATCTATGACCAAAACCTTTGAATAATCTAATGTTCTGGCTGGGCTTGTTTCTCCAGATACGATCCGACTATACGCACCCGGTAAGGTTATTTGTTTATTACCAAAAATATACGATGTAGCCATAATTTATTGATTTTCAATTTGTTATCGAATTATTATTTGATTTTATTTAAAAACACATTCAAAAATTAAATCAATTAATTTGCCAAAAACTTCAAAACAATTATTTTAAGTAATTACGACAAAAATCTAATAATTAAATGTATTAATTAATTCTTACACATAAATCAAACTACCTCAAAGGTAATCATTTTTCAATCAACGAACTATCTGAACCCCACAATTTCTGATTCTACACCTGGAAGTCCGTCAATAGAAGTCGGGTCACCAAGAGCAATGCTATCCACTTGATTCACTTTCCCAAAGATGATCTTTCCGAGTAAAGACGTATCCACCAATCCCGGTACTATTTCTTCTGACGATAAATCAAGTCCGATAGAACGAATGAAAATAGGTGTCGGCATCAGATTGTTTTGCATCATAAGCTCCTTCATGGTAAATTCTATTTTAAGGAACTGTGAAGCCAAAGTATCCCAAGAGCCAAGTAGTAATGCGTACAAAATCTCTGACATTAAAATTGATTCATTCATGTTTACAGAAAAACACATGATTTCCAAACCATACTGCCTTGTGTCTCTATACATAGGAACACCACCCATAAAAGATTCTATTTTACCTATAGAATTAGCGATACCACCTGTCTTTCCAGGTTCCCGAATAACGTATGCCGGCAGTCCTGTTTTGTCTTTCGGATATTCCAAAACTACCTTTATATTGTTCGGGTTTGTTTCCTTTCTTAGAAAGATATTTTTTGCCTGTTCATAGTAGTTGAAAGAGCCGTCCTGTGTATCTCCCAACACTTTGTACAAGAAAGAATCCTTTTCATTCGTTTTACTTTCGAAGTCCGTTTGTACATATTCCAAACAGGCTTCCACTATCTTTTTTATTTTGACTATCTGTAGCATCGTTACATTGCATTTAAAAATTGATCAATCACTTTGTCTGCAACAACATCTATCTTCGCTTGTTCAAGAGCTTTGTCCATAAGTTTATATGGAACAATACCGCCATTCCACCAACTATTAGGATCAGAGTTTTCACTCACCCTTCTCCATGTAAAGTAACCGCTTCTCTTTTCTTTTTCAGTAGAAGCAATATTTACTTTAGTCAAACCCTGATAAATAGGAGCTTTGTGCATATAAGCCGGTTTGTTTACACCCAGCCTATTTATTGCTTGTCTCTGCCCTTTTTCAGAAAAACTTTCTGGTAAATTACCACTTCCTAATCTTCCTGTCTTCTGAACTGCGTTGTAAATTTGTTGCGGCATTATAGAAGCAAACAATCCCGAATCCGCTACAGCTTCCGGCGTTGCATGTCTAAAGGGAATATCTATATACCAACCTCCATCCTGTGCAATCTTTCTTTTTGGGGAATTTCTAAAACCTTCCTTTTCGTCAAAAGGCGGCTGTCCTTCTTCTATCATCAAAGGAATAGAAGAAGCCCTGTTTGTCAACCCGAACGTAACTGACAAAGGGGATTCTCTTTCAATGAAAACTCCCCTTTTATACTCATTTCTTGTAATACGAAGTTCCCGGTTTATTAGATTTTCCCACCTAAGCTGATATTCAGTTATAACAGCATCTATAATAGAAGCACCTAAAAACGTAGATTGATCCTGTGAAAGATCAAATTCTTCCACCAGATCACTTAAATCTATGTTGATAGGTACTACCATTACTCACTAATTTTCATTTGAATATTATCATTCAAAATAACTCCCGATCCATCAAAATTAGGTTTTTCAGACACAATCAAATGTGTCCTTCTTGCCACTGCTTGAATAGGAAGTCTTGTTCTTTCCAACTGTCCCGTTTCCTTGTTTTTCTTCCAAGAAGCCCGAACTTCATGAGGAAAGTCCAATACATGAAATTCCAATTGATGCTGGTAATAAATGCTTACAACCGGATTTAAAGACATATCAGCCGTCAAAATTACGCAATAAGGGTTTGTATCACTTATCTTATAATCTGCCGGAGAAAGCTGTCTCAAAGGCTCTGTAGACGATTCAAACACATGTATGCTATAAATGCTCAATGGTTTGTAAGTCGTAAACACAAAAAAGTTCTCCCCATCCGTTCTTACAGACAAATTTTCACTAAAGTAAGAGAACTCTTTTAAAATTGTGATCCGGTCAAAATATCCTAAATTGGGTTTATCAACGTCTGTTACCGTTACGTTAATTGTTCCTATCAGTTCTTCTGACCAACGTTTGTAACTATTATCCCCGTTTATGCCGGTTATAAGAGCATGAGTGTTTGTAGGATTGATATAAAAATAACCTGTACCAAAACAATTCTGGCAATCCACTAAAGGCGCATCCGGTGCATTACAAGGACATCTTAACGCCTTTTCCAATATCACCTCATACCCTTTCAAATAAACGGCAGAATCAAACTCTGAACGTATAAATTCAGGACTTGCATTACTCAAAGGCGGAACCGGTGTTTGTAAAATGCTCTTTGCCATGATTCATCTCCTTATAATACTAAAAACCTAAATTCATCGTACACGAGTTTTATCCGCCCTACAGTTTCCTCTATTTCTTTTTGATACTGTTTCAAGCGTGCCCCGTAACCTGCATTTTCAGCAGAAGCGGTAGAGTTGATAGATTGTCTTAATCCATCTATTTCCAAGTGCATAGAAGCTATACCGGGTAAACTGAATATCATATCTCCGGCAATATTAAGCGGGCCGAACGAAGCAAGTTTACCAACAAGATTAATCAAATCGGCAGGCATTTTATCCAAATCAAAACCGGTTATATATTGGATGTCCCAATAGTCCGGTATGTTTGTAAACCGTTGAAAACCTATCTGCGTAGTCATTCCGGTAAGAATAACATCTGCATTTGCATTAACCGAATTTGCACCGGTAGGAACGACACTCATTCTTCGTTTCCCTATCCCGTCCATATCTTTCTCACAACTAAGCCAACCTTGCGGGTAAATAATCTGCTCCATCTTATTAAGCATACCTGTAAGCGCAAGCGGAACCCTTACTGGACAGTTAGTTTGAATGATAGGAAATTGCTGGAAATAATCTGTTCTGTAATAAGAATGTGTTTCCGATTCAACTAATTGCTTTACAAATTTGAGATTAAAATAATTCTCGATCTCTCTCTGTGCAGCACTCAAATAAGTTCTAAGTGATTCATCAGAAAAAGAAGTCCCCGTACCGGCTTGTATGGTAATACCGTACAGGTAATTGTTCCACATCTCCGCAACGGAAATAACAGAACCCGTATTTTTCTTATACTTTACTGTAAAAATCAGTTGTCCCGGCATAACTTAAATGTCTTTTTTACTTTTTAGGTAACGCAATTATAGCATCAATCAGTTCGTCTTTCTGACTTTCTTCTTTGAATCTTCCGGCTTTCTGTTTACTCATTCCGTTTTCAATAGCAAGTGCCTTCAAATCCTCAAAAGTCATTTTAGACATATCTTCCTTTAAAGAAGCAATTTCTTCTTCTGTTGCGCCGGCTTCTTCTTTAACCGGTTCTTCCACAGTTTCTTTCGGCTGACCACCGTTAGACAGTCTTTCAACCTCTTTTTTCCAAACGTCAATAGACTGCTCCAATTGTTCGATTTTCTTGTTCTTATCTTTGATAATACCGTTCAAACGAGCAATTTCAAACTCGTATTCTTCTTTCAGAACTTTCAGAGCTTCATCAGTATCTTTTTCAGATTCAGATTTTTCCTTTTCAAGCGTATTAGCTTCTTCTTCCAAAGCAATACCGGAGAAACCGCCATTTTTGATGTATTCCCAAGTTTCGTCCTTTACTTCGGCTTTCCCGTTTTCAAACTCCACAAGCTCATTCAAAAACTGAATGGTAGTGTTTTTATATACTGTTGATACAATCTTTTTCATACGAAATATGATTTATTGATAAATAAAATAGGGAGAGGAAGGTGTTTCAAAAACCTTTCCCTCCCTTTATAAAATTCCGAGACTAAATACGTCTTAGTTATGCACCCAAACCTTCATCACCGATATTGATAATACGGCAAATCTTAGCCGGCTGATACAAACACGGCGTACCGTAGTTCAAAATAGCGAATCTACGAGACGGTGCAGTGATAGCAAAGTCAAGTTTGCGAGTGTCACCGAACTGCAAGTATTCGTTGATCTGACTGTCGTTGTAGTAAATCAAAGCAGACTTTGTGCCTGCAATGATACGGTTACGGTCACGAACCTTTGTAATGCCAGCACCATCATATCCAGCAGCCAGCATAGAAGCCGGGATAGTGAAGATAGGATAGTATTCTGTCGTGTCGGTCAAAGCAGTTACTTTCTTGGTACGATAGATAACGTAGCAAGTAGGAGCATAAGCACCACTAGCCGGAGCGGTAAACTGCAAATCAACAGACTGATTAGCTGCAACTGCCAAAGCAGTATTCGTCAATTTCAAAGGAGCAGATTCACCATAACGGTTCTTAGCTGTTACCAAGTAGCCATAAGAGCCGGCATGTAATACGAAGTTGGTCTTTGTATCGTCAACAACAGCAGACTTGGTAGTACCGGCAGCAGGAACACCCGGAGCCTTCGGAGAAGAAGCTGTAGCAGAAGCCTTGATCGGACGACGAACATCAAAGAACTTGTCGCTCTTAACGGAAACCTTACCGAACTGCGTCATGATGTCGTTTACAGACTGTCCCATTGTTGCACCTACAACGCTGTTAGACATACCAACAACAACACGTTTTGATTCATGGAATTTCTTCACATAGTTGTTGAATACAACCGGTGCGGAAACGATACGGTCGATATAACCGTTATAAACGTTTACAACACGGTCGGCAGCATCTTCAACCAAAGCATCTGTCAAGATACCATTCTGTGCGTCGATTACAGCCGGAGAGCCATAATAAGCATCCAAAATCTGTTCTGTGCTCATACCTTCCGTAGAACCACGGTCAGTAGCAGCTACACCCATCATGTGCTGACGGAAGATGCCATCAAACTGTTCTGTGATACAAGTAGAATCAGCATCCGTCAAGCGAGTGTCAATCAAAGTCAAAAGCAAAGTGGTCTTGTTCTGTACCTCACGAGTGTACATATTCATACCACCAGCAAGTTTAGCAAGCATAGCCGGATCAGTTACCTGACCTGTAACGCCCATAAACTTAGAGATAATTGATTTACGGATGTATTGAGTATCTGTTTCTTCCGGTGTTTCACCTTCAAGATTGAAGATACCGATTTCTTCACCGTATTTGTACAACTGGTTGTACTGGTGAACCGTATTCTCAATTCTCTGTTTCGGCATTTCGTTGTAAACAACCAACTGGTTCAAACGGTTAGCCAAAACCTTGATGTAAGCATCCAAAGATTCAACTTTCAGACCACCACCATTGTTAATCTGATCGTTATATTGCATACCGGTTTGTAAACCGGCTTCCATTGCTTTCAACACATCGGCAACATTACCAGCACCGCCAAAAGCAGCTAAATCATTATAGTTATACAAGTCCATCTTTCTATAATCTTTATATTTATTCGATCGAATTACTTCTTACTTCTGGAACTTGATGTTGTACTTTTCGTACATGAATTTTGCCAAATCCTGTCCAATGGTTTCGGCCTGACTGTCTGCCAAGAAAATCAGAGCATCATCACCAATCGACTTTTCAAGTTCTTCACCGGCGTTTTCAACAGCCTTGTTGATAGCTGCCATCACCAAAGGACGTTGTTTTGTGACAGAAAGAAGTGTCTTACCATCTTCGTCCACTTCCGGCTTCATGGATTTTTCCAAAACAGCAGAAGTCTGCACTCCCTTAAAAGAAGGTGTCTGCGCACCGAAAGATTCCAAAGACTTTTCAATATTGCCAAAACGTTCGTTCATGACTTCTGTCATGCCCTTAACGATGTTAGCAGCCAAAGAAGCACCGAAAGCCTTCATATCATCCATAGAGAAAGATTTCTCAACTTTGTCTTCTTTCTCTTTGATGTCCTCTTTCAAGTCCTTCTTGTCTTTTTTATCCTCTTTTTCGTCCTTCTTCAAATCGTCAATGTGCTTTTTGTCATTGTCGATATTCTTGTCCTCCTTCTTTTCGGATTCTTTCATATCGGCGACACTTTTCGATTTTTCAAAAGTTACATCTCCGTTCTCCACCATAGTAGCGATATCTTCTGCACTGAAACCAGAATTTTCAAGTGCCTTGTATAACGGATCGTCTTTAAATTCTTTTACGTCTACCATAACATTATGTATAAAAATTATTGTCGAACTTTTTCTACGAATGTATCTAAAACACTTTTTTCAACCCTACCTTCTTGAACTGCACGATAAATTTCCCAAAAAGCATCAACATCAAAAGAATGTGATTTTTGAAAATTCACCTTGAAATTATTGTCAATCTGGACAAGTCCGTTTTCTGTACAATATTCAAAAAGAATAGTTGATTTTTGTATTTCCAATAAATCATTCACACTACCACCCTTACTTTTTTCAATATCCAAATAGGTCTTAGTGTTGACCGGTGTCATTGTAAGAGCAATGTTTGTAATAAGAGCTTTTGTCACTCTTTTGGGATTTTTCTTATCCCGTTCCAACGCCTTACCTTCTACGCTCATACCCGGTTTTCTTGTCGAACCCGATTCTTGCATTTCAATTGCCTTATCCCAAAAAGCACGGGCTTCCGGCGACTTTTCCCACAATTTACCTTTTACAAAAAACTTATTGTCTTTCACATAGGCTTCAATAGGTTCACCAATCCAAAAACGACTTTTGTTAATAGGTGAACGTGTGGGCAAATGATCGAGGTTAAACAAACCGGATTTCAAAAATCTATCATATATAAACCCGGACGGCTCTAAGACTTCTTCTTCATCATCTTTTGAAGAATCGGAAGCGACACCGGAAAATACCATGTTTGCGTATGGAGATTGTTGCTCTGATACCGCGCTTTTGGCTTTCTCCAAATCCAAATCTACATATAATTTAAAACTATCAAACATTTTGATTGGTTGAAATTGAAATAAACGTATTTATAACACTCAAAAATACTGCAAAATTAGAATTAAATCACAATAACTCAATATTTTAACTTTTATTAATTATTATCGTAATTTATCTCCAAACTCCTTAATGCAATTGCAATCTATATTTAGACTGTTTGAGTGTTGCAAGAAAATCATCAATCCAGCTTACCTCGCCAATGTATTCATCCTTTTCAGCAAGTTCTTTTCTGAACTCAATCGTTTTGTCGAATATCATTTGGCAAATAGCAATCGGATCATCCTCTTTCACTTCATCCCCTTGGATTTCCCCGTCTTTGAATCGTCCGAATCCCGATTGCCCGGCTTCCGCAATCTTATCCTCAAATTCTGAAACTTCTTCTGAAAGTTCATCGAGATAGACATGCTTGGAATTATCTTCCTCACCCCAATGAATATTTTTAAGACGTGTTTTAGTTCCTTCCAGAAAATTGAGATAAGTGTTGAAAATACTCTTATCAGTCTTTTTGGACTTTTCGATTTCTTCAATTTCTCTGTTTTCCGGTAATAATTCGTCTTCTGTCGATTTTCGAATGTTTTCCGTTTTGGTAACATTTTCAAGACGAAACTTACCGTTCCATTTCCATTCCTGTTCCCCGTTTTCTTCTGTCTTAATGGTAATGGAAAAAGGCTTGCAAAGATTAGTCACCTTTTGAAGCGTGCCTAAAAAATCAGCAAACTTATCTCCTTTTCCTCCATCATTATCAGAAAAATTCAGATGAAACTCACCGTAAGTATATTTGTTCGGTTCTTCTTCCACTTCAACTTCTTTTTCTTCATAAACGGTTCTCTTAAAAGTAATAGCTTTTTCGATACCTTCTCCCACACCATCCTCTGTACGGACAATGTTTTTAGTTTCACCGTTCAAAGATTCACGCTGCAATACCTGTGCGTCTGCCGTATCCATAGTTTTTTCTACTTTCCAATCTTCCGGCAATTCATCTTCCAGATTAAGTTCCTTTGCCCGTTTCTTAATCCATTTCTTTACTTCTTCTTTTGGCATAGAAGAACTACCGGACAAACGAATAGCATCTTTCAAATCCTGCCGATTACGAATAGGATATTTACCATTAGGCATTGCTTCACCTTTCTTTGCCAAATCCTTTCTTTCTTCATGAGTGAAAGAAGTTTTGTTTGCCGACTTTTCAAGTTTTTCAGGATTCTTTTCACAATAGGAGGTGAACACATCCTTTGAAATTTTACCCTCTTTGAAAGATTTCATTACCAACTGAAATTCATCCGGCACTTCAATACCAAGAATACGCTTGATATTGTCTTTCATGTCAAAAATGAAATTGTACAGATCAAGTTCAGTATGAGGATTGATCCACTCGCTACCCGTTTCTTCCTCTCCATCCACAAGAATGTTTGCAGGAGTATCAGGATCAATATAGCACATGAAATAGTGAATCTCAATGTCCTTCTTCTTTGGAATATATTTGCCAACCGGTATCAGAAGCTCTTCCGACATATCAATACCGGTTTCCTCAAACAGTTCTCTTTTGGCAGCTTGCAAGAAAGTTTCTCCCGGGTCAACGTGTCCGCCCGGAATACACCAATCATTTGAAACTGCACCCTTTTCTCCTACACGATTCAAAATAAGAAGTTTGTCACCTCTAAAAACAAGCACGTCCGCAAACTGAACTTTACCTTGTTTCGCCTTAAATAAATCGAAGTAAACAGATTTCTTGATCAAACCCTGTCTCCATAACTCACGACAGTTTTCAAGCTGGCGAATGTCTTTTGCCATTTCAGCAAATTCTTCGTCATTTTCCAACTTTGCAATGGATTTCTGGATAGAGCTTCTTCTTTTATATACGTCCATTAAATCCTTAGACTGTTGCTTCAAAAACTCATTAAAACAACTTTCTGCCTTTGCAACTGCATCAGCATCTTCACTCCCTTTCAGTTCATCATACTGCGACTTCTGAATAGAATAAATTTCACCAAGTGAACTTATCTCTTGGCTTATCTCTTTTCCTTTTTTAAGAAGTCTTTTATATTCAGCTATTTTTTCATTTTGCGTCTGCAATCCGAGCAACGCTTTCAAATTTAAACCCACGTCATTAAAATTTAAAATTTTATTTATCAAATTGTCGCATCCGGTACACAGACATTATCTGCAAAATAGAAGTCCGGCTTGTCAAGTTCAAAGGTATAGAAATATTGCGAAACATTTGCAATAGGTATCTGTATAATGTTGGTTACTTTACCCTTACATCCATTTTTAAGCATAAGAACATCTCCCGGTTTTATCTTGTCTACTCTTTTTGTTTTATTATGGCACAAAACGTAAGAGCCATCTACCACCCTATGCAAGGCATCTTCACGGTATCCCTTTTCAAGAGTTTCATCTTCCGTAACGTAGCATATATCAAAAATACGAGGAACAGAAGACAGTTCAGACTGGATAACCTTTGTCACCCTTCTGTAACCGGAAACGGTTTTTATCACATTTCCTACTTGGATGTCCTTTATCCATTTTGAACCATCTATAGTAAGAATACTGATAAAACCGGAATTAAAAATCGTTCTTTGTTTCATTACACTTCGAAATATTTTGTACCTACAGTTATTTTTACCTTTGATTTTCTCTGAACCCGCTTACTTTCATCTACTTTTTTAGGTTCAAATGACTGTGTTTTGTCATCCCATTCATATCCATCTGGAACATGTCTTAACATACACCTGCAAAAAGGGTGAATATTTGTTAAAACAGGCTTCCAATCTTTTGATTTTCTACCTATATTAGTACCATTAGCAATCAATTCAGACAAATCAAAAATAATAGGTTTAGAACCTGCACCAGCCGTTGTATAAGCATTAAGGCATATTCGGCAGGCGCCTGGATATGTTTCTTTATACACCTTTGCATGAATACCATGCTCTTTCATGATCGTTTGTGCTATACCTATCTGAAAGATGTTCTCCATTTCAGTAGCAACAATGCGTCCCCAATCCCGGTTCCATTCATCCAACCTATGCCCCAATGAACTAACAATGGATTGTACGGATTTCCTTTTCAAAACGCCTTCCGTCAATTCTTCTCTAATAGCTGTTTCCACTTCCCTTTCTCGTTCTGCCACTGCTATTTTCATTTCTTCTTCTGAAATAATAGAAGAAAGAAAATCTTTTATACGTGTCCCCATTCCTTTTATATAAGAATAAGAACGCATAGCCGCAGCATTATATTCTGCCTTTTCTCTTGAAGTGAGTTCCGAGTATTGTTCTTTTTCAACATATTGTTGAAGATCGTTGAAGTTAAGAGAGGATAATTGCGCAGGAGTAAGAATTGCCGCCAAACGTCCAAATATGAATGCTTGCCAATAAGGTGGTATTTTTAAAACTTCTGTCTTTAAATCGAAGTCAAATCTTTTCAGCATATCTATATCTTCTTGGGAAAGATATTCCTTACCCAATACATCAGCAATTACACGAGCAATACGGTAATCGACAATGAAAAACAACTGCTGTATTTCTTCCGGTGTAAATAGCATCCTACTTCGATTTTTGTTCCACCATTTTCTTTGTCAAATCCATCAACATATTATTTATCTGTGTCGAAAAGATAACTTGTGCCATTCCTTCATATCCTTCCTGTACTTTTGGATAACGCATAGGATCAACATGATGGTGTATATTTGACACCAAAGGCATCTTTTCGACCTTGATATTTTTGACATATCTCACATTCATAAATTACTTTTCTCCCCAGTTCTTTTCAATGTAAGACATCGCGGCACTCATGATGGGGTTAGAATCGAATGATTTCTGTGTATCTTCTTTGTCTTCTGACGCAATTTGTCGATCCACTTCTTCATTCATTGTATCACCTCCATACATAGCTTGCTGCATCTGATATTGTCTTTGAAGTTGGTAGGATTGATTCAAGATGGTATCGGTTTCCGGGTTGAATTTACGTCCAGAGTATTTTTCAAAAATATCCTCCAAACAAACCATACCGTTTTGAATTTTCTTAGCATCAGTCTCAACCTGCCTTCCTTCATCTTCCGCATCTACACCTGTAAAGACAAATTCAAAATCTTCATCCAGTTCTGATACAAGATAATAATTGATCACCTCTTGTAAGAACACAAGAATAGGTTTTAATCCTTTGTCCTTTGAATGTTGCAAACGTTCCTTTTGTCCAGCTTGTCCAAAGATATTTGTCTGATCTTTGAATTGAAAACCAAGTTCTGACGGGTCAATACGATAGACAGCACAAGTCATAACAAGTAGGAATTTCACCCACTCACTAAATTCCATGTCCCGGTTGGTGTTTTTGGATAAATCAACCCATTGAAGGTCTAACCCATTGATAATCGGAGTTCTATGGCTGTTAGACGTACCCACCATTGTCTGCTGCCATGCCTGTCTAAACTCATTCAAAGAAGCTGGAGAGATGTTTGGATTCTTAACGTTAATAATTCCTTTAGGTTGTGAACCTTTGCTAAAATAATTTCCGTTGTATTCAAACCCCCACAAAATCCACGTCATAACACTGGACAATGTTTCCAGTTCTGACGTGCCATACCCATTTTTATAGATGTTGGTGGATTTATTGCGGATACCGATGCCCAATTCCCAGGGATAAAAAATAACACTTTCGTGTGTAACAGGATTCTCCATGATCTGTCCCTGCCAACACATACAATATTTTGGCAAATAGCCTTTAAACCGATACTGTTCAAATTCTTCCCGGAACTTTGGATCAATGCTATCAAGAAAACGTATCAAAGAAGCATCCACAGCCCGGTAACGAGCCAAATTCCAAGACCTGTCTCTTACTATTTCAAAAGCAAGCTGATCAAGAGTAAGGCTATCAAACACAACCTTTCTTCCAAAGTCTTGGAATGTATCGAACGATTCCCATTTATCATGAAAACCACCTTCTTCCAAAAACTTTCTAATATAGTTGATTTTTATCTGATCTTCTCTTGATCGCTCCGCACTTGTCTTTTCAAAAGGATTTCTTTTTCTTCTGATAGTGTACCCCTCTTTCTGTTCGTCGACACTAAAATGAAGAAAATTCTGAACTTGTTCCACACGAGTATTGACAACAGCCCGAATAACAAAAATATCTCCCATCCGGCGAAGCACCTCAAACGGCATAGAGCCGTAAAAATTAGGGTCTTTATACCCCCTACCTGTATCGCTCGCTTCGTCTGGATTAAAAAATACAGCTTTTACACTGTCTTGTCTCTGATTAGCATTATCCATATAGAGATTAGCTTTCACCAAATCCCCTAAATCGTCTGATCGAGACATCTGTTGTAATTTAGATTGGAGTATAGTAGGAAGTGTTTTTTGCAATCCTACAATATCTTCCAAAGAAAGGCTTGCCAGACTTTTGGTAAAGTCCGGCTTCCCTCCTTTATTATTTTTCTGCTTTTTCCTACTCATACTAAAATCAAAAATTATACTACTGACGGTGCTACCTGTGTCAAAGTAACGCTAACCGTCTTGTTTCCTTCTGACTGCGTAATCACCAATGTTCCATTTCTGGCTACTTCTGTAGGATTTTCTGACACAACCACTTCCAAATCAGAATTACCTTTTGAAAAACCATCTCCATTAACGGCTGTTGTGTAAGGAACGTTCGTAGGCTTACCAACAGGAACATTATCTACATGAATTTGTTTTACAGAAGTGATAGAAGTCAATTTTTGTGTCCCGCCTTCTGCCGGGAAACTCAAAGATGTAGGGTCTACTGATAAAGAATAAACCACTTCCATGTCCGCATCATCCACCAACACCATAGCTTCCTCTTGCAAACCTTCTGGATAAGCTACCACTTTCAAAAGATTTGTCCATGCCCATTCTTTAAAAGTGCCCAGATTGTACGTCACACCTGCCTCTATAGAGATACCCAGACTTTTAAAATAGTCAATATCTCCAATAGGTGTTTCTGTAGCAAAAATGTTCATCTGACTGTCAATACCATCAGTTATAACAGTCAAACTTTTGCTACTATCTGAATTTGTAAATAAAATCCGCATCATAAGGCTTAATCGGCAGAAGCCACAAGATTAAAGGATTGAGCACCGCCATTTGCAAACAAAACAATCTCCAATTCTTCTTTAGCACCCAAACCAAGATCAGCCAAAGTAAACGTCCAAGAATTTAAGATTTTACCCTTGATAGAGTGTCCGCCATTTGTGATCTCACCAAAACGAGTAGCCGATTCAGCCAAATCTACAGTATTGGAGAATACAGCTTCCACCTCTTTGGACTGATTAAGTTCCGATACAGCAGTAACAACCAAATTGTTTTCCGCATCCCATTCAGCAGAGGCAGTAACAATATCGTTAATTTCCTGCGGTTCAATGGTAAGTGTCAAACCATTTTCTTTCGCAAAGTCAACCAAATCTTCGTGCTGAACCGTTTCGCCTACATTCCACTTCCAACCCAAAGCAAGAAAAGAATCACTTCCTTCTTTTTGATCGTCTGTAGCACCAGTCTGACCGGGAGCCACCACACCTCGCGGCGATTCAGTAATAAACACTCTTTTCTGTCCGCAAGAACCATCAGTAGCAACCACTACATCAATTTTATCATCTGTCTTTACAAATCTATACAGTCTCATATCTCAAAAAATTTTAGTTTCTATACTTCTAAATAGAAGGAGTGTTATTATTCATCCTTTCCTTCATTTTCAAGAACCCATTCTCGTCAAAGTCCCTTAAATATTTTCTTATCCATGAAGGCACAAGATTGGGGTTTATCTTACCGGAATTTTCCACAATAGAAACAGCCTCTCTTACTATAAGAGCCGTGCACATCAAAGACCGAAACCAAGTAAATGTTTCTGTAGATTCTCCGTTAATCGTATAGACTCCCAATACATGCGCTACAACCAACAAGCAAGCATATACAAAAAGTTTAGTAAAGATCTTTCCAATACCTTTAGAAGAAAAATCTTTCTGCCGTAAATGGAACACCCAACTAACAAGTGTATCTACTACAATTAACACTACAAGGAATTTCAAAAACTCCCAATCTTTGAATATGTATTTTTCTATTAAATCCACAATAGGAGAAAGGGGAATAGCGACAAGCAATGGATAACAGAAGCTACCCAAATAAGCCTTTAAATAATGTACTCTCTGCTTTCTTTCCATCACTCAATAAGGCTTACTCTTTCTTGTCAGTTTTATCGGATTCTGATTTCTTCTTTTGATACTCGGTATCTTTCTTGTAAGGCATACCCACAATTCCCTTTCGGCGATTTTCGGGGGTGTCTTTATAGAAACCCAATTTGTTTTTTACAGGAAGTCCGGTTGCTCCGGCTTTTTCGATTGTTTCTTGATCGGCATCCTTCCACTCAATCTGAGATTCTCTATAATATACAACAGATTTGTTGAAGTTTTCGTCAACCACAACAACACGATTCAGGGACACAAAGTCAATAGCTCCATGTTCCTGCTCAATTGGATCAATGCTTTTTACAACGTCAGAAGCAAAGTTTTTCACCTGTTCCAACGAATAAACCTCCCAGTTGTTCTTTTCTGCAAGGATTAAAAATTCATTTATAGGAAATTCTTGTACACTCATGGACGTAATTGGGTGCTTATACACTTCTTTGCACCAAAAGTATATTTTCACGCTTCATAGGGACATTGTTGAAACCATCAACCCGTAATAATTTCTAAAGAGGTCTCTCCACATGCTTAAATTCCCGGTGCACCACCGGTATCGTTAATAAAATTGATGATTAACATAAACTGGCGCAAAGTTATACTAATCACCTATTTATAATTCAACACATACAAAAGTATAACTTTTTTCCTATAAAAGAACAATCTAAAAAGAAAAACTTGTAAGCGATACTTTCTATGTTGGTGCGGCAACCGTACTCATATCGCTTACAAGTGCCGATCTCCCTCCGCACAGGGATCAAAGGTAACGGCAGAGCCTTTAAAAGTAGGAAGTGAATTTGTCTCGCCACTCTGCCCGCAGGACAATGTTACTTCAAAAGAAGCCTTTCTCACGAGAAACCATTATCTCACGACATCCTATAAGCCGCCATTTGCCCTACTTCGGGACTTATTCGTTAGGAACGATTCTTATAGGGGAGCCGGCATTTCCTGACTCGGTTCGTTTGTCATTAGAGACATTCGATCTAACACTTCCTTAATTTTGGGAAACACCCTAAAGTCATTTCCCATCAACCTCACATAGCCTTCAAAAAGAAGAAGGGAAGCTATCGCGAATCACTTCCCAAACTTCAACTTTTTAAGCTATCTCATCTCGACTGCAAACATACAACTTTTGTATTCAATAATTGCAATTTTTGATGTTAAATATTGTTACAAATTAATGTTTTTCAAATCAAAATAATCTATAAACTTGTCCCATAGCTCTTTATTCTCTTCATCTGGTTTAAAAGTTCCTTTCTGTATTCTTAAAATCAATCCTTTAAAATCTTCAACAGTTCTTTTGGATAAATACCAAGCCAATATCAATTTTGGCGTAAACTCCTTATACTTATTAAAGAACGACCCTTCTTTATATAATATCTCAATAACTTCAAGCAAACGCTTTGTTTGATGTGGATATTTAAATGGATAAGTAAGCATTTCTCTTACATTAGACATAGGGCATAGAATACAGCCTATTCTTTTTTCTCCCTTATCATACAAATCACAATGTTTTATTCCCATTTTATTTAAGAACTCCCAAACATTATCTTCCGTCCAAGAAAGAATAGGAGAAACAATAATCTTGTCTTTTCCACCTACACAAAATACCATTTGTTCCTTGTGTTCATCCCACTGATCAAAAGAAAGATTGTATTTACGCTTACTTGTTCCTATTTCTTCTCTTTTTGCACGTCTAACAGATTCTTCTGCTCTTATACCAACTAAAGTAACTGTACCGCCACCTCCCCTTTCTTTTAAAACATCACAGCAAAATCTATACGTTCTTGAAGGTAATTTCTTTTTCTTTAAGATAAGATCAAAGAAATTCATTTCCGGTACATGTCTTATAACATCCGGGTATTCTCTTTTTACAAAAGAAACTACAGAAGCCGGATCAACGGTAGTCATATTCATGTGAGCTTCAAATTTTACCCCAGCCAACTTTGCTACATGATACAATGCTTGTGAATCTTTACCACCGCTAAAAGCAAGGTAAAAGCCTTTATCATAAAATCTCAAAGCAAATTCTTCACTCTTTCTTAATACAGAAACGGAATATCTAACTTTATTAGACAAATCTTCCGAAAAGCCATATTGTTTTATCTTTTCTTCTATACCATACATATCAAATATCCTTAATATCTATCCCACATGCAGAAGCTATCAGTAGGGATACCTCACGTTCCTTTTCCGACATCTTCCTGATAGAAGCCTTGTATCCTTCCGGGTTGCCGTTATAACTCTCTACGATCGCTTTCTTTTGTTCTTCTGAAACGTTATAGAAAGCCAATACGTTTTTCTTTTCTTCTTCCGTCATGGAAAATTTGTTTTTGATATTAGGTAATTTGTTTGCCATGATTTTACGCAGCTTTATAAAGTTTTCGATAATAATTTCTGACAATAGGTTGTGGTACTCGCTTTCTGTAAGTAAGTGGACGTTTGTCAAATATAAGAGATTTTAAAAAGTCGGCAGTAACTTCCTTCTTTTCCTGTAAATAAGACCTTATTCTACTCGCAAGACTGCATAATCGCTCATATTCTTTGTTACTATCATTCATAAAATTTTCTGCATAGCAATCATACTGTTTTGTTCTACGCTGTGCTGAGACGAGATAACGATAAGTTTCAAGAGGAAAACGCTTTTTTAAAACAGAATCCCCTGCACTTTTCGTGTACATAACAATTTTCTTCATAATAATAGCATTCCATTTACGCATAGGAGGAAGGTTAATTTGAAAATTCCAACAACCTTTTATTTTACGAGACTGTTCTTCTTTTTCTGTACGCTCTCTGTAAAAATCTTTACCAAAATAGAGCTTCAATTTTTTCATACTGTACTTGACTTGCTCAACCGACCACCCCAAATCTTCTGCCATTGATTTTTGTCTTAAATACAAAGATGGTTTCCACTTAATAGAAGGATTTTCTTTTTTTGCTACTTCCCAATTATGATAAAAAATCCGTCTATTGTTTTCCAAATATATCAAAAGAGTTCTTTCTTTCAAACCAAGTCTTAACTCACTATTCTTAAAATTTTGAGTGTATTTAAATGCTTTGATAGGGCGTAAAAGACATGCTGGTATATTAAACATATCTTCATAAATAACCCTATTTTCTATTTCAAAATGGTAGGTTTTTATTGTTTTGCTGGGTTTCCAAGGGAAATAAGAGTCTTTTTTAATAATTTTCCTTGAAACTATTTTGATTTGAGGTGTATTATCTTCCAATATCTTTAAAGCAACTTTACGAGAAACATTTCCAAAAGTTTCTCTCAAAAAGTCTATAATATCTTCTTTAGAGGAGAAAGAAAGTTTTTCAAGACTGCCATGTTTTCTTTGTTTCCACATTTTTTCTTTTGCTTCGGATATTTCTTCTTCCATAAAACCTTGTTGTACAAGTTCTACTTCTTTCTTCAAAATATCCAATTTAATAGAGGATTTTCTTTTACGGAAGGCTGCTTGTTCTAAGTCAGACCTTAATAAGTAATTTGTTGTATAACGACTATTCATACGAAAAAAAAGGACTTTTGATAAATATTGAATTATTATTATATGTTGTCTCACACCGCAAAGATAATAACAAAAAAAGCGACAAACAAACTTTTACATAAAAAAAAAGGAATGTTTCCCAACATTCCTTCATTCATTTAAAAGTTTTTTTTTGTATGAACCTTGTCTTACGCTCTTTATTAGAGCGTAAACTACATCAAAACGTAGATTACGCCACAAAAGTACAAATAAAAACTGACAAAAGCAAGAAACAGCGCGGAAAATGTACCACAAGGCGCACCGCCACAGCATCCGTCTCTCGCGCGCCCGTAGGGTCTCCTCCCCACCCTCCATCCCTAAGTCTTGTTTTTCTAATTTTCCTTTCACGTACACATGCGTGTATTTTTCCTCTTTTTCTTTAATAGGAGTATTCCTATTTTACCTTTCCCTTATTCATCTTTTCTTTCTTAATAGGAAATACTTCTACCAAAAATATTTGGGAAGTGAATCGGAAAAATCCGAAAGAATGAGGGAATACTCCTATTCCCGAATTTTCGATTTTTCCTTCAATCATTGATATACTTTATGTATATCGTAATGATATGTATATACGATAGTATATATATATTCCTGTAGGGAAAAAGGGAAAATTTATTTTCCAATGACCGAACAAAGTGAGGGAATGCCATTTTCCCTACAAAGCCGCCCCGAAGGGGTAGGCAGCATGATGGAAAGGGTTGTTAAAGAAAATGGGTAGCAAATCAAATGACCGCTACCCACCCATCGAATAGTAAAGAATAAATTTGAAGAAACTGTTGAGGCTTTGGTGAAGATTATGATTTTAACACACTATGTCAGCTTTTGAAGATTTGGGTAGGAAGGTATTTCACAATAGTTCCTACCCGTCAGTTTGAAATCTTTTACTTGTTTTTGTCCTGAACATTTTCGTTTTCTACTCTTTTGTCCAAAGGTAGTAAAGATTTCACAAAAGATTCATCGAATTTTATAATTCCTTTTTCTTTTTGTTCTTCTATGTATCGTATCTTTTCTTCATCTGTTACTTCCACAAGACCGGGAAAAGGATTTTGATCCCTGCCATATTCTCTTCTCATTCGTCTGGCAGCACTCCAACTTGGGTTACGTAAAATGCCATCACCTATTCTTAATAGGAATCTCTTTCCTGGAGTGAACCCTACCATCAATAAATCTTCATTTGATCTGTTTTGCTCTTTGGGAATGACTTCTACATCCATACTTCGCAGAAAGAAGTTTGACAAGAACGCTTTCATTACATCTCCATCCCATTCGTAATATAAGTACAAAAGCCTTCTTCTTTTGCTTATAAAATATTTTACTGTCCTTTCCATATTCCTATTTCTTTTTCTGTTTGTTCATGTCGTAATAGTTGGTAAAAATGAGATCAAGCCCAATCGTTCCGTTTTGTTTCAATTCAACTACACTAAATCCACCGTCCCAAAAGAAAGCAACAGTCTTGTAATCTGGTTTGTCTATACCTTCGACCATCCCTTCTTTCTTTAATCCTTTCTTCTCTTTCAGATAATCCAGAATTCCGTCCATAAAGGTTTTCATATCTTTCATATCGTAAATATCGAACTTTGTTTTGAGGCTTATAGAAGGAACTACGCCTAATTTTTCGTCAAAAACCTCATTCACATTTATCTGACAACCGGTATTGAGTTTATATTCTACGGATTTTTCATCAGAATCCAAAGCAATTCTTTCGCCGTAACATTCTTTTGGAATGAGTTTATCGGCTTCTTCAACTAAAAAATCTTTAGAAGAAGCATCCAATATTTTAAATTGGATATCCATGAGTTGATAGGTGTTCAATTCTTTGGGAGTTTCTTGCTCTTTAGAAATTTCTGATTCTTTAGAGGCTTCCTGTTTGCATCCACACATCGAAATAAGTGCAAATAATACACTGATAAATATTACTCTTTTCATGCTATTTTGTTGCTTTTAATGATTTCACGTTTGATGTTGTTGTTTGTGTCCTCGGCCAGAGGAACTGCTATCAGAATTGAGAAAATCCAAAATCCGGTAAACCAAAGTAGGTGTTCGACACAGTTTACCAAATCGATCTTAAATAAGGTCACTACAGCTCCTAAAAGATTGTACAAGGTACAGATGGTCAGGATGGATGCGATAATGGGTTTACCGGTGTAATAAAGCCCAAATCCGCCCCACATACAGGTCATAATAAAAGCCCTAAACGGCTTTTTCTTTCTCGCTTCATAAAGCAATGCTTGTCTTTCCGTCATTTTTGTTTCCATATCTTCTATTAGTTTTTGATTGTATAATTGATCCTCGTGTTTTCTTTTGTGCAAGATTGTGTCCAGAGTGAAGGAATTTCTGTTTCATCTTCTGTCATCATTAAATCTGCTTCAGATTCTTTATCAGCAACGAAAAAAGTTCCACTTTCTGTAAAGGTAAATTCTTCATAATCATCTTTACCGAAAAATACTTTTGCCAAAATAGGATAGTTGTTGTTGCTCGGATTTTCACAAGAAATGATTTCCACTCTCCTACCATTTCTTGTGCAGACGGGTTTGCCTACTTTTGCTTCTTCTAAATTGAAAGGTTTCATGATTGTTATTTTTATTGTTGTTACTTGATTGTGCTGCAAAAGTAATATCGTTTTTGTACAAAATGCAGTCTATGGAGTTAAATTACTTTAAAATGTAACATTTTAGTGTTACACTCTCGTTAATGGAAACAAAAAACTCCCGTCCCTCAATAAAGAAGAACGGGAGAAAACATGAAAGAATTGATTGTCTAAGCAAGCGATTGGATCAACTTCAAGTAACATGACAAAGTTAGGAATTTGACGGGTGATTCCAACGAATTTTCGTCAAATTCATAGTCATTCAGCCATTTTTCCAATGCTTTTATGTCAATATATTGCCATTTTTCCTGTTTTAGACACTCTGCAAGTGCAGGAAAAGCATATTCTTTATCCTCATTAAACTTTTTGCACACTCTTTTGAGATAATTTTTCCTACCGGCATACCAAACATCACCCGCAGATGACATACAGTAATAGGAATTGTCCTTTCTTTTTACTCCAAACCGTGTCACGATAGGGAAATACACCCTATCAGCAAGGAAAATGAAAGGAATGTACCAGACACCATACAAAAAGGTCATAAATCCGTTCAATTTCGCTTCCGGTACAAACTTTTTGAGGGTTTTTCTGAATCCGTAAGCAAAATACCAATTGTTCGCACCTCTTTTTACCTTTACAGTGTATTTCAAATGATTGTTCCTATCCTCTACTCTGTCCCAAGGTTTCAGCTTTTCTGTATTCATGGATGGAAGGTAAGTCCAAAAATGCTTTAGCGCACTGAAATAGGGATTGTAAATGGTGTGTCCATGATCGGAAACATAGGAAAGAATATCATGCAGTATTTCTTTTGCCAGATTTCCTATTTCTTGTCCTTTAAAAACGTCTATTAAAAGAGAAAGAGAGGGCAACAAGTTCCAAATCTGATCTTGTGATACGAAAGGGGAAAAGCATGGATCTTCGTTTTCAAGTTCAATCCCATTGGAATAACCGCTTTCTATTTTTATGGCATCAAAAAGACCACAGGAAGAGGATGAAATATCGTCTCGAAGGAAAAACCCTTTTTCTCGTACAAAATACACTTTTGGATTCTTCATCTTTTCATCCTCGTAGGCACTCGTTGACAACCTCTGGAGGGATTTCAAGCACCAGAGTATTTTGTTGTTGCAAGTCTTGTCTCCCAGTAACGATTCCATCAAAAGGTAGTGAAGGTATTCCGCCATGTTGATAGTTCCATCACCCCAATATAGGATTTTTAGTCCTGTGTTCGGATTTTTCACTCTTTTGCTGGCAGGGATATTCGTTCCTCTGCAAGTAGTTTCTTCTGTAGCGACAATAAAGTCTTTAAAGAAGATGTCTTTTAGCTTTGAATATTTTTCTTCGATTGTCATAAGCTGTATATATTCAATGTAGGTGATTTATAAAAATGGCGCGGAAGTTCTTGCCCACCGCGCCCAAAACACAAAGTATGAAGAAGATTATGCTGCTTTCTTTTTAGTGAATAATCCAAACAACCATTCAATAAGTCCAGTGTCCCAAAATCCGTTACTGGCTAATCCGGCTCCAAATCCCCATAATAATGCTTGCCACCAATCCAATCCTTCAAACATACCCAAATGGAAACCCCAAGCGAACATACCAAGTCCGATGCCGATTACCCAAGAGATAATTCTTTGAACCCATTCTGACGGTTCTGTTTTGAATAGTTTCTTGATGAACTCCGTTACAACTGTTGTAACACCTACCACACCTGCGAATGTTGCAAAATTAGCCGCATAGTCAACTGTTTCTTCCGGCAACTCTCCTTGTGCAAAAACGCAAGCAATGCAGGAGAACAAAAAAGTCAATGTCAATAAAATTCTGTTCATGATGATATTTATTTTGAGTTAATTAACCGTGTCAAAGATAGAAGAAAAGGTGCACTTTCACAAGCACACCTTTCAATCATTTACTGTTTATCGCCAATGATAAAGTATCAAATCATTCAATTGTTAATTTCTTTTCACTCCCAACTTAGCTCTATAAGCCTGTCGAAGATTTTCTACTACGATTTCCAAAGCATTTACATTCATGCTTTCGATGATTTTCACTCCCGGCACGTTTGTTCTCCAGATAGCGTTTCCGTTATCATCAATAGTCTGTTCTATTGCTGCGTCTGGGTAAATTTTTTGTAGTTTTGTTTTAGCTGCTTCCAGCCTTTCTTGATATGTTGCCATAGCTATACTTTTTGTTTTCAAAAGTAAGTCCTCTCCTATTTAAAAACAAATACTTTAACAAATGTTAATAGTGTTGTAACATTATACTGTTACATATATCTTTGCACCAACATGAAAAAAGATAGGGAAATAGAAAGCAGATTGATTAAGTCGGTAATGATATACCTTACAATAGATGGTTTAGCAAAGGTATGTGTACCCGACAATGAGATAATCATTGTTCCTATCGCAGTCATTCTTGTTAGTGTTATTTTGACACTAAAGGTTTTTGACTGAATTTCGACAAAAATGTAACATTATATTTTGTCATGTAACATTAAAGTGTTACATTTGTGGCAGAATAAAGAAAAACGATTTTAAACTTAATGCAAAAAAATGGATTAAAAATTAAAGAGATCATGCAAGAAAAAGGTATTTCCGTAGCCCAGGTGTCAGAAAAATTGGGAGTAACAAGGCAATCTCTTTATAGGTGTCTGAACGGAAATCCTACCATGAACCGGTTAAAGGAAATAGCTGATATTCTTGATGTTTCTCCAAAAGACTTGTTCAACGATGAGAAGAAGGATTGATTTATTGATAGTAACAAACAATATTAAAAAGAAAAATATGGAAACAAAATTTAAAAAAGGTGACATTGTACGGATCAAAAGTCTTGATTGGTACAACAAACACAAAGGAGAAAATGGATATATAATTGTCGAACGTAATCATCCGTTCACAGAAGAAATGAAAGAATTTTGTGGCAAGTATTTCTGTATTAATGATATATCAGAAAACGGAATTTATTTTAAAGGTATTAGTGATTTTGTTTTTTATGATTGGATGTTGGAGGATCAGGTGTACAAACTTGAAGAAGTAAATCTTTCAAAAGAAGAAGTGGACGTGAATGATCCCAAACTCTTCACAAGGAATCTCTGTCCTTTATGGATAGAAGGTAAAATTATTCTACCTATTTATAAAGTTGCGTCGACAACTGCAAAATTTCAACAGTTTCAGAAAGTTATTGTAAAAGACAAAGAATCAATCAACGATTATTTTACTGTGTGGTTAATTGATTTTTATTCTTATTTTGACATGGAATCCCATAAGCACCGCTGTTTAGGGGGACTGTGGGATCATTGTGTTCCGTATGAAGGAAACGAACACCTTCTTGGCACAAGAGAAGAGATTCATTAATTTTCATATTTTAAGTTTCCCGGCGGAATGTTCCGCACAAGGCTTCTGCCGGGTTTTTATTTTACCACTGTAAATTTTACCGCAATGAGCTATTTTATCTTAATGGGAAGAAGAATCCCAAAACAAGTTGTGACAGGCTTCAAGTTTCAAAATGAAACAGATAATATTCGTCCTTTTCTGTCAATCAGAATAAGAGGAAAGGAGGAAATTATACCCTTTTAAAGATAAAAGGGAAATACTGTCCGTGAAAGTGCATCTGTGTTCTGTCTTCTCCGGATTTGTGAAAATAGGTGACTGGTATGTCAAAATGTCGGAAGTTAAGGAATATAAGCCGGTGACTGTTGAGGATATGAATCCCTACATCTTATTCAAGACATCTAAGTTCGGAAACATAAAAGTTCGTTTTCAGAAAGATGAAGATATGAACGCAGAATTACTGGTATTGGATCAACTTTTCGATGTAGAATAATATAATCATCTCAAAAACAACAAAATATGGAAACGAAAGACAGAACAAAAACAGAAGTCTCTATTGAGTTAAGGGAAGTTCAAAGAGAAATCAGTAAAGCAAGAAGTACAAGAAATTGGGCAAAAATTTCTTTTCTAAATCAAAAAAGAATACGCCTGCAAGAAGAACTGGATTACTTAAAATCCAAAGACAAGTTCTATTACCAAGAACAAAATTTGGAAAAATCACTTGTTTCTTGGGCAGCAAAGACACTCAATCTTTCTCTCAATATGGCAGATTTGTCTGTATATTATCTGGACTTGTATTTGCTTCTTTTCAAGGAAAGAGGATTTGTTCCTACCGATGAATGGAAAGCTAAAGAAAAAGCATTTCATGAAGCTGCAAAAGAGCTTGCAGAATATATGCGGTATTTCTTTAAAGGTAAATCATCTGACGATAATTCGGAAAGTATGTCGGAACTTATGGATTTGATCGAAAGAGATTACTATACGGACAGGGAAAAAGTTTATCACAAACAATATGAAGAAAAGTTATGATAGACTGGAGTAAATTTTTGGGAAGATGCGGGATTGCGTTGTTATTCATATCGCTACCTGCAATTGGTTTTAAACTTTATTTTGGGTTGGAATGATCATTCTTGCTATTGAAATGATTGTCGTAGCTGTTATAGTAGATGAAAATTGTTAAAGTAACTGAACATCATGGACAAATTATATTTTAAAACACGAAAAGAAGAAATTCAATCTAAGATTGATAGTTGTAAGAAAGAAATGAAAGAATTAGAGAATGAATACATAGTCTCTAATCAAAAATTCCCTATTGGGAGTAAAGTTTGTTTGACTATTCCCGCTTATGAACTCCGAGGTCTCGGTATTAATAGAATAAGAATAGTTCCAGAAGAAAAGAAATTTGCTTATGTAACTGGATATGAAATTGTGGCAAATGAAGTTGTTCCTATTCTTATGAAAGCAAAGAAGGATGGAACAATATCTAAATTAAGAGAATATATGTCATTCAGACAAGCAATAATTGAATTAGCAGAATAGATATGAAAAGAAAAGATATAACAAAAGCATCTTCTGTCTTTAAAAAGACAGAGCAAGAACGAATAGGGTACTTCCATAATGATATAAGTCTAAGCAGTGTTGCGGTTGCCTTTAGAGAAGGTGTTAATTGGTTTATAGATTCTGTATGGCATAATAAAACAGTAAAACCTAAAGTTGGTGAGTTTATTGTTTGTGTCCATGAGAAAGGAAAACTGATGGGTATCCTTCAAGAAGATCAAGTTTTTATATCGTCCCGTCCAGGGTGTATTCTGTATTGTTTCAGTGAAACAATACAATGGGCATATTTAAATGATTTGTTAGGTATTATGGAGGATTGAAATTATGACATTTACTAAAACGTGTTTTATACGCAAAAATACCCCAGAGCTTCGCAACAAATTAAAAGAGTTGGGATATGAACCGTCAGAATGGGTATCTGATGATAATGAATTGTGTTTGGCTACAGGAATGGACAAATTCACTACCATTAAAAATGAAACTTTTGATTCTTGTAATCCACATACGACATGGAATTGTGCTGGACGAATAGATTGCAACGACAATGAAGAACTTTTCTTGGCTATTGTCGCAATAAGAAACGATACAGATGTAAATCAATGGTTTATATCTCGACAAGGACTTTTTGCTTTTAACAAACAGAATGAAAATATGTCAGAAGTATCTCCTAATTGGCGTAAAGCTACTGTTGAAGAATTAATTGAATATCTTAAGGAGGATTGAATCATGAAAAAATCAAGTTTTATCAGTCGATCAAATGCAACACCTTAAAAAATTAGGTGTTGATACAAGCGATGCGAGTGCAAATGAATATGAAGTTTCAGAAGACGAAATATATTGTGGGCGTTCAAGAGAGGTAATAACGGTTGATAGTTACCTTACTTGTTATATAAGCAAAAAGAAGGTATTCACTTTGCAAGATACCATTGACATGCTTCCTAACTCTATAGACAATAATGTGCTAACTATTAGGAAACATGTCAATGGTGTAAGTATTTCTTATGAAGATACCTATACCCGGTCTATTCTTAGTATCTTCGAAAAAGAAGATATTATTGAGGCTGCCTATGAAATGTTAGTGTGGTGTGTTAAGAATGGATATGTAAAAACAAATAATAAAAACAAGTCATGAAAAGAGGAATACTGACAGCTATGTTAATGATGTCCGCATTGGGTGCAAATGGAAGTACATATCCATTTAAAACGGGTAGCGGAATGAACCCCAATTACCGGAGTCCAGAGAAAAAGAAACAGGAAAAAGAGTTTTGTATAAAAGGAATAAAAGTAATGGCATATTCCAGAAAAGATGCCATTAAAAGATTAAAACATTTAAAATAAACAGAATAAAAATGGAAAAGAAAATTTTTGTATTCAAGTATGCTTTAACAAAAGGCATTATAGAGGTAGATGCTGAAATAAAGCAAGGTATTTATGGTGAATTTACTAAAGTAAAAAATCAAGGTAATCTTATATATTTAGATAAAGATTATGTCCACACAAAAGAAGAAGCCTTGAAGAAGGCGGAAGACATGAGACTTAAGAAAATCGAATCTTTGAAAAAGCAGATTGTCAAGCTCGAAAAAATGAAATTTTGAAATGAAAGAATTTGATTTAGAAAAAGCGAAAGCCGGACATCCGGTGTGCACAAAAGATGGTAAGGAAGCGAGAATCTTGTGTTTTGATAGAATAGGACTTCATCCTATTGTGGCCTTAGTAAAAGAGGCTGGTGATGAAACTATCTTTTCTTATAACAAGAAAGGAAGATTCAGTAACGATGGAAGTGGATGTATGTGTGATCTTTTCATGAAATCTGCAAAACAAAAGAGATGGATAAACTTGTACAAAGATAAAGATGGACTATTGTTCCCGGGACTTAATCTTTTTGAATCTGAAAAAGAAGCAAAGGATAGGATGGAATCAGGTGAAAAGTCAAGTCGTTTGTATTACAAAACAGTAAAAATAGAATGGGAAGAATAAGGTAAAAAACAAAAGAATGAATATGGAAACGAAGACATGTCCTAAGTGTGGACAAGAAGATGGGTCGGGACAAAACAATCTACATGATATGAATCCCGAAAATTTTTGCAAATGTCCTATACGGTCTATTATGGAACGAGATGGGGTTTGCTATTCTTGTGCGTTTTGGATCAGACTATATGAAGAGAATAAGAATAATCCCAATTGGTTGATTATAGATGGAGAATCATGGATAGCTCACCTGTTTGTTCCCAATACAAACAACAAAACACGAAGATTCATGGGTATGGGAATATGAGTGTGTCAGTAAAAGTAATATAGTTACCTGTGTCTATAGATACTACTCGGAAGTAGGAAGAATCCTGTGATTTGTGATAATATATTCTTACATTTTGGACCGATTTTGGCAATTTATGAGTATCATTTTGTAAACCAAAAATAGGGTTTTGCTATCAAAATTTAATGGTTTCCAGCCCCAATAGGAGTGTTTTTCAAACTGTCACTGTTTTTACAATTAGCTTTACAAATTGTTAGAATAGGTCATTTTGATGTATTGAGCGCAGCGATTCCCTCTCGGAAGGGGTTAAAAGGCGGCTTTAGCCGACCCCCTTCCGAAAAAGAATAGGTATGAACAACCCCCTAAAATTCCCCTATAGAAAAGAAAAATCAAATTTCCGTATATACCCACATCCAAAAATCAACAAAGAAAAAACCTATATGTAGGAAAACAAATGCCCACCCCCCACATTTCCGGTCAATCTTCTCAATAGGATAGCTATTTTAGGGTTTTATCTCACAACAAAGGCTTTAAATGTCCCTAATAGAAGTATGTTTTTAAATTTTATGTATATAAGGTATTGAAAATCAATAGGATAAATATGTACTTTAATTTGAGGAAGCCCTATATGGACAGTATTTTAAGTTCATTTCTTGGAAATTTCCTATAAGAGCAGCATTTGGAAGTTTTGTCCTGTCTGGAATTTTCCTATAAGGAGTGTGTCTGAAGATTTTATATATATAACTTATTGATTATCAAAGAGATAAATATGAGCACATTCTTTCAAAATCCCTATAAGGGAACTGTTTGGACAAAATCCCTATAAGGGAACTGTTTGGACAAAATCCCTATAAGGGAACTGTTTGGAAGTTTTGTCTTGTGAGGTATTAGACACACAAGCTCAATATGGAGAGTCCTCAAACAGTCCCTAAAGATACCCTACTAAAACAAAATACCCCGGATTACCTGCTTTTCCGCTTATTTCTGGCACTTTCTTTTCAAAATGATACACCAATACCACCCAAAAGGAAATAAAGCCTTAAAAACGATTATTTGAGATTATGGAATTGGATCACAGGAACGGGAAAAGGAGAAGCAAAAAGGATATAGAGGGAGTGCCACCTACTTACATACTCCATGTATAAGGATAAAAGGTATAGGAGTGCTTGTGCCAAAATGAAATTTCTATGTATATAGATATATCTATATACATAGAAAAATGAAATATAAGGATAAAAGGTATAGGAGTGCTTGTGCCAAAATGAAATTTCTATGTATATAGATATATCTATATACATAGAAAAATGAAATATAAGGATATATCCAGAGCAAAAGAAGATATAAATGCATACGAAGCTATATATGATACTCGTATATACAGGTAATGCCCTATTATATCAAAATAGGGTTATTTGTGTCAAATTTGAAAGGTTTCAGCTTAAAATATCCTTATTTTTATTGTAAAAAGTACAATAAGTTAAACTCTTTTTGCCTATAGGGCGTAATCGAAAAATTAATTCATTTAAAATATTGATTTTTAGCAAGTTATCTATTTTTACTTCAAAAACTCGATTTTTTTAGAGTGATTAAAAATTATACAATAAGTGATTTACTCTATTTTAGTGTCAAAAATGAAAAGTATTGAAGTTTTACAGGTGAAAATAGGTACATTTTGGTATTAGTATAGCTCTCAAAAATGGGTCGTATATGGTGCGTTGCAGCACCATAGAGCCATTTTTAAAAACAATAGATATATAACTCCCGTAAAAAGAAAGGTAATGTATAGAGTATAAAAAATAGATATAGAAGGTGATCAACAACTATAGGAATAGAAGCGAAAAGTAGACAGCAAACACAATCGCAAACACTCCGAACACCGCTTGAATAGTGGAAAAGGTAGGATAATAGAAGGAATGAAGGGAAGGTGTTTTGTGTAGGGTGATGGCAGGCAGGGCGGGATAATCTCACATACATACATAAAAAGGCACAAACCTAAATACATACATAAAAAG